ACATGGGTATTGAAAGAGTTGGTACATTAGCTGGTCGTTACCAAGTTTACCGTGACCCTTACTTCCCACCAAACACAGTATTGTTGGGTCATAAAGGAACGTCATTGTTAGACACAGGTTACATCTACGCACCGTATGTACCTCTACAATTAACTCCAACAATGTATAACCCATTCAACTTTACACCTATCAAAGGTATAATGACGAGATACGCTAAGAAAATGGTTAACAACCGTTTCTACGCGAGAATCACAGTTGATGGTGTTCGTACATTTGACTTGAGAGAATTGAGATAATCAATAATTTCATAATATAAAAAGGGACTTTAATAGTCCCTTTTTTATTTTAACGATATTTATAAATAAAAAAAATATGAGAAATTTTAACATCACCGATGAAGAAAGACAATCTATATTAAGATTACACGAAACTTCAACAAAAAAACAATATTTAAATGTTATTTCAGAACAAACAGGTACTGCACTTGATAGTTTAGGTAAATTACCGACAAGTACAATTCAAGCACCTCAATCTAAAGTTCCGGCAACACAACAACCAACAACTAATGCAACTTTAAAAGATGTTCAGTCTTTGCTAATCACTTTAGGGTACAAAATTAGTAAAGATGGTACTGTTGATGGTAAATTAGGTCCATTAACATTAAACGCACTAATGACAGCATTAAAATCTGCAACACCAAATGCTGCACCAAATACAACACCAAAAGACGGTCAAACACCGGGTGGCGTTAATGTTGTTGACGAATTAATGAAAATCCCTGAAGTTAAAGCAATAGCTGATAAATTAAAAGCTGCAAATATTGATTTATCAAAAATGACGCCAGAACAAATACTTCCAAAAGTTCAAGAATTGGCTGGTGATATTTTAAAAGCTAACCCAAATTTAATAAATACGGTTAAAACTCAGATTGAGACTTTAATGAATATTAAATTACCTGACTTAACAAATGTATCTGCAAGTACACCGGGTAACGCACCTGTTGTTGATGCTAACCAAGAACAAAAAGGTCGTGACGTTCTTTCAAAATTTTAATTAGAATCTGATGAGGTTGTTTCGGTATTATTCAATACACGAATTGATTTAGAAAGGACTTCAGATTCACCCAATGAATACATCCCATTATGATAGGCTAAATTAACTGCGTGTGTTAAATAATATATCGCAGTTTCTTTAGTCATAGTGTTTAATAACACATCAATGTGGGTCTCATCCATCAAAGGTATCACATTAAATAATTTACCATATATTTCTTGTTCTTCCATAATTTAATATTTATATATAATGAATAGTAAAAAAAAACATATAAGTGAAGCAACTTCTGATAGTTCAGGTGGTAGGGGTTCGTATATCGCACCTTTACAATTGGGGTTGAGACCATTTAAAAAAAATACACTAGCCCCATTTACTGATGAAATATCTGATTATGATAGTCCATTATTACAATACGATAGTTATGATGGTAAAATGGATTTGAGAAGGTCTCAAATAAAAAAGATTGAGTCACAAGCAAAGAAAGTTACCGACTACATTAAGAAACATCCTGAATCAACATTTAGTGATGAAGATGGTAATGTTATTAATCAATACCCTAAAGGTAAAAATAAAAAAGGTATCGTACCTATTAAAGAAAATTACAATAAAAAAATAATCAGATTAAGTGAAAATCAATTATTAAAGATTATTAAGGAAATTATTAAAGAGATAATATAAAAAAACCCCATCTAAACAGTGGGGTTTTTAATTATATCTTCTCAGAAATTTTATGTAGTATTGTTGATAATGACACCATAATTTGAGACATCATTTCGTTTTCAAACTCATTTCTAATTTCTTCCGTTTTATTATCGTACATATGTACCATTCTATCAAAATCTCTTTGATTTAAAATAACGTCATAATGATATATGTGATTTGTTATAGTAATTTTTTTATCATCTAATATTATAAAGACTTTTAACACTTCATTTTTAATATAACGTTTTCCTGACAGTGGAGCTATTAAAAACTTAGAGTGTGGGTTGTTTATCATCTTATAACAGATAGACTTACAAATCCTCTCATTTTGTGTATTTTCGAGGGTTTGATTAGATGAGTACCTAATATGTCTTAGGTATTTCGCATACAATCGTTTAATAAATCGTTTAATGTAGTTCATAATAGTATCTTTTATATACTACAAACATAACGTTTTTTCAGATACAATTCAATAAAGTTAATCGAGAAAAAGTTGTTAAATTGTTAACAAAAAAAGGGAGTTGTTAATAACTCCCTTATAATTAAATAATACAATTTTTATTATGCGTTTAATCCGTTTTGACCACCTAACTCAATCATATTTAATTGAGTGACAGTATTTCCTGATATACCATTATACACAGGATGTGGTGGTGTTATAGTTGCGGTATTACCACTACAATTAACTATACACACAATATTTTCAGTATTTGCACTTAAATTCGCCATTTTAATGTTTTTTATTATAAATATTAGTTTATTCTAAATATTTTATGTTAACTATCTGAAATTTGATTTGTTTTTTGTAAGTGTTTATTTCACCACTACTAATAACTTTCATATCAACATAATATTCGTTAGGTATTTTATCTCTAGTGTCGAATATAAAAAAATACTCATTAGGTGTTCGGTTAATTTTAGTCCAATCTTGAACCTCAACTTCGGTTTGACCTTCTCTCACATATATTCTATAATAAGCATCGACTTTTTGTAATAATTTTTGTTTTGTGAACGCTTGTTTAATTATTACCCCCACTTTACGAATATCCGTGTTATAAATTTTTTCGTCTTGTTTTAAACCATAAAAATCAAATCCATATAATTTTGGGTCTGCGGATGAGGTTGAACCTATTTGAATTGAATTTTTAGTTGGATAAATTGTAAACTCATTTTGGATATCTAATATCGGGAATCCATTTAGATATAAACCACTCCATTTATCAAAAAACGTACAAGGTGTTTTATAACCAATTAAAGGCGGTATTGTAACTTCATATATCCCTTTAGTTTTTTTACACGTAGAAAGTGATGTTAAACCAGGTATAGGAGTGCCTGTTGAGTCACTAATAGTAACTGAGGGGTTAGAATCCAAGTTAGCTGGATTTCCATCGTCATATACATATAAATATAATTTGTTAGTTTTACCCAACGTGAATAAATTTCTATCATCTTCAATTAAATCATCATATGATGTCTCTAAGTAAGGTTCATAAAATGTTTGGGTATGTCTAGTGAAGAATTGAACTTCATAGTTTTCAGTCAAACCTGTTAGATTTTCTAATTGAGGTTTAAAAGCAATTCCCCAACCTGAAACGTTAGTTAAAGTCCCATCAAGAATTGAGTTTATTTCATTTGACATATCAAATGCAATGTTTTCATTTCCAAATTCGAAATGTTGAACATCAAGGATTGTTAAATCCGAATAATTAACAACACCTGTACCTTTATTATTATAAATCCCTTGTTGACTCCAATTATCTAATGTTGTTCTTTGAAACCAATTTGTTGGTCTTATCGAATAATTTTTATCGTTAGCAATTTCATAGATTAAATCTGCGAAATCATAACCAACACCTTCATCCCAAAGTTGTGGTGATGGTATTCTAAATAACACTAAATCAAACGATGTTGCTCTTTGTCTACCTTGAGATGTACTTGTATTTAAGTAATCATTAAATGTTGAAGTATTAATCATTCTTAACGTGTGGGTTATATTACCACATTGGTCTGAAATTGTACCATCTTGGTATTTTTCGATTAGTAAATCTAAGTCAAGGTCGAAAATAAAACGACTAAAACCATACGGATATTGTGTGTTTATTACTGACCCATAAAATAGTTCGGTAACAGGGTTTCTACCTGTATTCGTATAACTATTTGATATGATGGTGTTGTTCTTACTAAAATATGAATTATTTATTGACATCTTATCTTTTACATATAAATATCAATTTAATCTAATATTTTGATTAAGAACTTGATTTTCTGCGTCAGCAAGTATTTGAAATATCTCATCAATAGATTGTCCACTACCTGATGATATTGGAACAGGGGGTAATGTTGAGATTGAATGAACGTGTCCTGCTAAGAATTCCACAATTTTTGTTAACAATTCCATCAACTTATCACCCCTTACCATAGGGTAAGTTTTGGAGTTAATACTATCTTTAGTTCCCGATTTACCTAATCCACCCACAAACATATCTTGTGGGATACCGTATAAAGTATTGGATAATGATATCTTACCATTAGGTCCATCTGAGTCGTGAGAAAGTAAATATAATTTTTGAGCACCTAAAGTTGCGTATGTAACATCTTCAGTTTGACTAAATTTAAAAAGATTAACAACTTCAAATAATGGTTTTATTGGTGGGGTTACAATTGGTGTTCCATCTTTAACACCATAGACAGTAAAAAACCCTCGTTTTGTACTTAAAAATCCTGGTGTTATACCGGCCATAAATTTGGTATAGTTAGTAACAACTGTCGAATCAGTTTTAAGTCCATTAATGTCAAGAGTGTTATTCGGGTTTTGAAAAGATTTAAATTTTTGAGATTCCCGAAAAGTTGTCTTTGATGGGGTTACAATTAAAGGGAATGTAGTTTCGGGAGCAGCATTTTTTTTGTTATTTACCGGTAATTTATAATTGGTAAATTCATTAATAACACCTTTAATAAAATCATTAATTAAACTAATCGTTTCTTGATATGTTTTACCAACAAACCTTACAGTTTCTATTGGTCCTGAATAATCAACACCATTTGATAACGTCAAAATACTATCAATGGTAAAATTAAATGTGTTAACATTTTTTGATGGTTTAACGTTATATAATCCCACATCACCTGTGAATGAATCTTGTTCATTATCTAAATTTAGAATATTCCAAATAATCGCTTTTTTAACAACTTGAACTTCAGTTTTCACCCTACCCTGTGTTTCACTAGGTAGTTGAATTTTCTTCTGCTCAAATCTACTTAATTGTAAAAAAGCCCGATTAGGATTACCGACAGGTAAAACATTTGGGTTTAAATTTTTAACTTTTCCAGCACGTAATAAAACTTCATTATCTTTTAATATTAAATCAGAAGTTCCTCTACCCAACATCGCATTATCTTCAGGTTGTGGGAATATACCTTCACTTTCCTTTTTACGATATTCATTCTTATTATCCTTTAAAGATAATGTTTGTTTAATACGGTCACCCCAAGACAAAAACTTTTTACTCCCAACATAATTTTCAAATGTTGAAGCCATTGGTGATGACAATACACCCGGAATATAAAATTGGTTTTGAGTTGGGAAATCTTTATTCTGATAAATAATATGAACGTACTCATTAGGTTTAGGGTTTACACTTATAAAAAACGGTAATAAAGGTAAATGTAAAATTGGGTCTTTTGAAGTCCAAGGGTCAATTTCTTCATTCCAATCGGTAATAGCACGAATCATATCTTCATATTTTTTACCTTCAGGTAAAACTCTAAGTCTACCCAAAACCATTGGGTCATCGTTTTTGTAAACAAACCCAGGGAACATTATTTGATTTTGTGATGAATTATTTTCTGACCCCATTTCTTGTGTTATATTCTTTTAATATTTTATTATAAGTCTCTTCTAAACTATCCAAATGATAAGTTAATTTTATAATATCATTTTTAACTGTTTCAAAATCTTTTTGAATTACATCCATAGCCATTTGTAAATCACTATTAGACGAATTTGAGGGGTTATTTATAACATCAATTGTTTTTTTTGCAACATCTTCTTTAGTCATAATTTTGTTTACATTGAAAGTCCATACCCTGCCGAAGGTATTGTAAATCCAGCCGGTGTCATCGTTAATGGTGGTATCGCCACTTGTATTTTTGAGTTTGACATTTCAGAACCTTGTCCTTTTATTGACGAATACATACTCAACACTGTTAAATTAGGACTACCATCCGGCATAGGGCCAGTTGGTATACCCACTTTTTGTAACTCCTGAATTGTATTAATAAATGCTCTAGTTTCTGAGAACCCATCTAATAATTGGGCGGCAAACAATAGTGGTAATGGAATATCATTTTGTGCGGATAACCCTCCCCAAGACGAAGTGGCTATCTTGAGTAACCATAATATTTCATCAACCACACTTTTACATTCTCTCCAATCACTAATAAACTGACCAATAGTTATTAATAACTGAATCAATTTTAAAATTAGAGTAATTTTTTTAGATGCTTTTTCTTTTGCTAAATCAACTAAAATTGATTGTATTAAATTACGAATATCTTTTTTAATTTCTTTAAATAATTCTTTAATAAAAATTCCGGCAATTTTAGATACAACATTTTTAAAAAATGTGGAAAATCTTTTAACAAAATCTGAAAAAGATTTAATTGATTCTAAAATTGTGTTACCTAACGCTTTTAACATTACGGCTAACGGTAATAAAATTTTGGGTGAGAATAAAGATATTGCCAATCCCATTATCATATTTTTTATGAAGTTCAAATCTAATTCGGCTTTTAAACTACCGTCAAGAGCAAACCCATTCCAATCAGGGTTATTTACAATATCGTCAGTCAGTTTATCCGCAGCATCAATTTGTTTATCCTCATCCTCAATAAATGTGATATTATCTAACGCTTCAAAGATTGTATTAGTATCTAATGGTAATGCAACATTATTACAGGTTACAAATTTAACTACACCATTCTTAATATTACTAACTCTTTCTTCTATCTTACGTAAATCCATACTATTTAATTCGTAAAATGAATTATCAGTATCGTCAATTTCAGATAATTTAGCAACACCACTAACATCAATAGTTTTTCTATTGTCAAAACAGATACCTAAGATTCTTTGAATTATAGCCATTACTTTACTAACATCTTCAACTTGTTTAAGACCAACATCCCCTTGAATTGAGATTGCACCTAACAAACATTCTAAAATCCACGCTAATGTTGAATTAAAATCAACAACTTTAATTGTTTTATAATAATCTTGAATAAATTCTCCGACATTATTTAAACGGTTCAACGTAACCCTTTGTTGTAAAGTTACTTTATAAAAACTACCTGTTTCACCCAAATCATTTACTTCAGTATACTCAATGTCAAATAATGGTTGACCTGACCTACCCATATATAATGAACCCCCATTATCTGTTGAATATGGGTCGTTACTTTGGATACGTTGGTATAATTGTTTATTCATTGGATATGGATACGATTGTGTTGCACTTAATGGTTGTTTTTCATACAACGCTTTACCCGGACTTGTTTGATAATCTTTTCTTAATAATTTACCTAAGTCAATTGAACTAACTTTAATATATAACACTTGTGGTGAGAACGCTTGTTGTTGGTCACAACCAACAACCGATAAACATTCCGCCATTAATATGTTAGCAATTTTTGGCTCCACTTTACGTAGAGTCCTCATTAAAAGTCTTTTTAAATATTTTGTGGTACTACCACCTTTACCCGAAAGAACTTTTTTAATATCAAGCAATTGTTCGAATTGATTTTTTAATTCTTTTTGATACTTTTTAGCATTCGCCTTTAAATCATTGATTTTTTGTTCCGCTAAATCTTTACGTTCATCAAATGAATTACCCGCACTTTTCTTTAAGGAATCATATTGACTTTTTAAATCAGTATACGCTTTAGCCGAATTAATTTTATCTTTAACTTCTTTATAACTACTATCTAAATCTAACCCCATATTATTTTAATTTATAAGAACCCTTTGATGTGTCAGTATCTTTATCAATCAAACTTTTAATAACATCATCATCTAAATCAATATCTGATAGTGTAAAATTGTCATTGTTTGTTGTTGTATTAGTTTTTTCCCAAATACTTGATTGTAATTTAGATAGAGAAAGTTTTTTCTCGACACATTCATTTATGATTTTTTGTTGTTTTTCAATAATAGGACCAATCAAAGTCATATCCTCAACCTCCTTCATTAAGGACAACATTTTATTTTGTATTCTGATTGCAGTATTTCTTTGTTCCACAAGTTCATTGTAGATTTCTTGCATTAACGATAAGATAGATTCTTTAGTTAAATTAATTTCTTTTTTTGCCGGTCTTCCCATAATAACATAAATACTTATTTAACCATTTTCTGTATTAAGCAATAATATATGTTCTTGAACTTTTTCATAGAACTTCTTATTTCTTTTGTTGATAAATTTGTCATCTCTCTTAACGATAGTAACACAATATTTTTATTAAATTTATTGTTATCATTACCGATAAAAACTTCATTATAATTATCAAATAAATCATATAGTGCGTGTCCTAATTTAATTTCATTTTCAGATAAATTAGGTGACTTTAAAAATTCGTCTAACTCAATTAAAAATTGATTTATTATTGTTGTGGCATCAATCACATCACTTTCAATATGATACGCAAAATCATTACTATTTTCTAAATCATACGATATATCTTCATATGAAATTTTTCGATTAGTCTCTTTTTGGTCTTTAATTATTTGACCCATCAAATAATTTTTACAGATAGTTCCAAAATAAGAATATGCCTTCTTTTCTTTTGAAGGTTTGAACTTATCTATTTTGGTCATTAAAAAGGAGTGTGTGTCTATATGTATTTCATAGAAATCCATATCTTTTCTATATAATTTATATCTTCGAATAATTGAAGATATCATCTTATCTAAAGGTTTACGTAAAAAGTCATTGTAAATTTTATTCTTTTCTTCAAATGAAGAAGCGGTTAAATAATTTATAACCGCTAACTCCTCTCTAACATCAAAATAATTTTCTTGTGTTGGTTTTCTACCTTTCTTTTTTAACTCCGTACTTGTTTCATTTACTACTTCATTAGTACTCATTAAATTTCTTGGGGTTCATATTTTATGGCTCTGTCATTAATGAAGAAATATTCTTTCTTAGCCGAATCAACCCAAAAACTAACCTCATCATCAGTTAACACATTCTCACCATTTTTGTAATTCCAAAAGATAGACCCCTCACGTAAATTTGTGTGTTTGTATCCTATTCTTGGAATTGACATAATTTTAACTGAGTTATATGTCATACGTAAGAAAAATTCATAACCAAACGTTAATTTGATTGAAGGTTTAATTAAACCAAAATCAAGAAATTTATCTTTTTTAATAACAATACCTGATGGTTGAAAGTTCTGATATGACTGTAACGTTTCGTTAGTTAATACTCCCATTTCACTACTGAAGTTAGCTGCAAATGTTGCCTCATTTGTAAACCCCGCAAATATTTCTTTATCTGTAGTATCAACAACTATTGGTAAAAACGCATCATACTCAGGATATGATTCAACATATTTTGCAACATTTTTAAACCAAATTGATGAATACTCATCATCAAATTCGAATAAAGAAACCCATTTAGAATTTGCTGAACGAGCACCGTAGTTAATTTGTGATGCGTAATTGGGTTCTTTAGTCCATTCTACTTTCTCAACTTTAATATCACCAAAATCAAATGAGTTTAAATATTCAACTAATGACGTTTCATTTGTATGAACTATAATCAATTCATTGATTCCTAATTTTTGATTTTTAATTGATTGAATTGCCTTATTAAAGTATTCATCAAAATTAAGATTTTTTGACGATTTAATAGGTAAGATTACTGATACATCAAATTTTTCCATATTATTCTTCTATTGTTTGTAGTTTAGAGATTTGGTCTTCAAATGATTTTAATCTAATAGAAAAATATTCATCAAATAAAGAAACCGATTGTTTATTAAAATCTTCTTTAGATTGTAAAGAATTAACTGTTTCATTCATATTAGTGAATAATTCATCACTAATGTTGTCTTCTAACCAATTTTGTAAATGGTCAGCAATTACATCAACTAAATGTGTTTTATTGTTAACCCAAATACCGTTATTTTCATTAATCCACGATGGTAATATATTAGGTACTAAACCAATTACAGGAACATTTGACTTCAATGATTCTAGTGGATATGTGCCATATGAACTTGTTTCATCAATCCAAACAGAAACAAACCCTTCACTTAATTTCTCAGCAAATTCATCTTTAGATAAACCTCTTAAATCTCGTAATGTTATCCATCTATATTGTGGATATTTAACATAAAATGTTTTAATTAAATTAACAGTATCTCTTTGGTCTCTAGAATGAACCGATACAATTGGTTTTGCCGGTAATGAATTAGGTTTAAATTCATCAGAAATAAATGGTTTTAAAATATCAAAAGAAACATTTTTCATAATTTGTTGAATGTATTCTTTTTGTTCTTCTGACGTAGTAATACATTTTAAAAACCCAAATTGAGCCCAAGTCTCACCTGGTTTTAAAGTTTCTAAGATATTATCATACGCTTGTGATAATACAATTTTACCGCATGGTAATTGTTTAATTTGTTCCATAACAAAACCAAATAATTCAGGAACCACAATGAAATCATCAGGTGCGACTTGTAAAGTACCACCTTCAATTGGTTGATGAGGTAATGATTCATACTTATTACCTAACCAAGATGATACACCTAAATAATCCGATTTTTCGTGTAAAATAACGGGGTTGTAATCATTTTCTTGTAATGCTAAAGCAAAATTATATATGTACTCAACAGATGCTTTAGCATTTCCTTTAGTGTCTTGTACAATAAAATAAATTTTAGATGTTTTGTTTTTTAAGTTTTCAATAGATTGTTCGACCTTTGAAATTTGTTCTTGATTCATACTAGTACTTATTTATTATTTTTTTATTTATTAGCGTATTAAACGCGAGTTTAAAAGGGATAGATAATTCAGAACTTTTAGCTCCTAATGTTTCGTCAACCTCATCACTTTCTGTCACAAGAATTTCAACCATAGTTTTATACATTTCATATTTAACTAAGTTAACTTGTGTTTCACCTGTTGACGATGATTTTTCAATGTTAACACATTCTTCCAATCTGTCAACATCTAAATAATAATGTTCATTTAATACTTTTAACATTTTAATAGTTGTTTTAATTTATCATCAAACTCGTTTAATGTTTTAACGGTATGTTCACAATCAACATTTTTGTTATATTCTGTCTCATACTTAACCACAATCTTATCTGAAGGTTTATCTAATAATAATATAGGATTAGACGTAAGTAAAACATCTATCTCATCCCACATTGAATTTATTGTTATATTACTATAGAATTTTATTTTTTCAATCTGACAAATAAACTTAGATAGGAAAAATAGTGTTGCCGGTTTTGATTTACCAATTTCATCAGAAACAATAACTAAATCATTATTGTCCCGATATGTTAAATATAAATTGTGTAAATCATTAAATGTTGAATATTCAGTAGATTGTGCATGTCCAAAAATTTCCATAGCAAATTCTTCATACAAAAAAGAATAAAGTTCTTCATCGTTTTTAAATTTAAAATGTTCTTTTAACTCTAACGAAGTTACCGGTAAATTCATTTCATATTCGAAACTTTCATCATCGTCAATACCGTCGGTTTTTGATAAATAATATTTCTCATAGGTTTGTTCTATTTTACCAATGGTATTTCTTAAAACACCATTAATATCAAATCCGATTCTAAATTTTGGCTTTTCCATAATACCAATATATTTAGAATATTAAATTTGTAAACAATATTATAATTTACCTTTATTTTCTTCGTAATCGTCGAATTTTTGTTCGATGATTTTTATAATCTTGTTTCTTACAATTTCATCAGGATTATTTAATGAAACACAACCAAACTCAGACTCGTCTTCAAACATTTTATAGACAATTTCTAATGAAGATTCTTTTTTATTTCTGATGTCTTTTTGTTTTGTATCACCAAGAATTACCATTTTAGAATTATCACCAATTCTAGTTAGTAATGTCTTCATATTTTCTAATGTTATATTTTGACACTCATCCGCAATGATAATTGAATTATCAATTGAACGTCCCCTAATAAAAGCTAATGGTTGTATTTTTATAATACCGGATTCCCTTAACTTATTAGTAATTTCTTCACCAACAATTTTCTCAAAGTTATCAATAAATGAAATCATAAATGGTTCTAACTTTTCTTTAATATCACCGGGTAAGAAACCTGTTTCTTCACCTTTTAATTGTGTTACTGACTTAACTAAAATGATTTGTTTAAATTCGTGATTTTTAACCATTTTAAGAGCTTCAGCACACGCTAAGAAAGTCTTACCCGTTCCAGGTAAACCTGAGACGATTGTAATTTCTTTTTCCTTAATAGTTTTGATTAATTTTTTTTGAGTCTCGTTTTTACATTGGACTCTCACACTGATGTGGTCTAAAAGTTTAGCAGTATCAAATTCTTTTTTATCAACTACTAAAACTTTTGTTGGTAATTTCTCAACCTCAGATGTTGGGGTTGTAATTGGTTTTCTACCTCTACCCATATAATTTTTTTTTATAACAATAAATAGTTAATATATTAAAAATACAATAACTATTTAAATTCATCAATTTTTGATTCTTATTTATTATTGTACAACGTCAATAAATTGTTTAAAATATTTATTGTTTTTATAAATAAAAGGTAATAACGTATTATTTAAGTCTTTACCCATAGTTTCATTATGATTACTTAATTCTTTTCTTGTCTGACTTTCGTAATGATATGCAACTAAAGAACCGTCAAAAACATTTTCAAAACCTAAAATTATTAATTTTAAATTTAATTCAACGTCTTCAAAACAATTATTATAATCTTCATTAAACATTCCGGCATTTATAAATGATTTTCTTCTAACACCCAATAATGCACCTGTTGACCCGATACCGTTTTTATTACTAATTGTGTAATTAAAATAATTACCTAACCCATAATGTGTTAAACCTAAGCTATTATTTTTTTGATTGAAAAATATTCTTACACCGTCGTGTTGTACTGTATTATCCTCAAAATGTAATCGACAACCAATTGTACCGGTTTTAAGTTTTTCTTTAAACGTTTTTAACATACCATAAACAACATTATTTAATAATTTGATATCGTTGTTACAAAACAATAAAAACTCATATTCATCACCAATATGATTTTTAACCACTTCATTATTAATTTTGGCAAAATTATAATAATCAAACTCAAGTAATTTGATGTTACCCATATTTAAAATATTATTTCTAATCCAATCTTTTTCTTCGTTAGTTGACCCTGTGTCAGCAATGTAGATATCAAATAAGTCAGAATTACAATACTGATAAAAAGAATTAACACAATTAAGTAACATATCAACTTTACCTTTTGTTGGTATAATAACCGCCATTTTACCAATATTTTTTAATGGTTTTTCATTAATTGTTGGTACGAAAATAGTTTCAGGTTTTAATTCTAAGGGTAGGTTTTTACCATATTTTTTAAGGAATAATTCTTTTGATTGAAAAAATTCTTGATTTGGTTGACCGACTGATTGATGTGTTATTTCAAAGGACGATGTGACACCAATTTTAACACCTGACAAATAATTTGGTAAACAAAATAAATGGTCGTAGAAATGAAATCTACCAATTGATTCATCGAATTGATGTTTAATTTTTGTTTTATCAAACGATATAAATAAACCATCAATAGTTACTACTGGAATTAAAAATGGTAATTTTGGAGAGTATTTACTTAACCATTTTTTAGACCCATCAGGGTGATGATAAACTTGACCGACCATTGTTTGATTCATCCTTTCCCAATAAACACCTGACTCAGGAAAATAACAACTACCCGCCTTACCAATAATCCCATAATCGGGATTACTATTGAAATCCTCTAATAATCTTTTTCCCCAATTTTTCTCAAGTTTAATGTCATTATGACAACAAACGATAATATTATTTTCCGAGATTTCTAACCCTAAATTATAAACTGTCGACAATGAATATTCATTTCGATTTTCGACTTCTAAAATCTGAGGATTTTTAACACCGATAGATTCTAAAATATGTTTTTTAAATTTTTTATTATACTCAGAGTCTTTGTGAGTTGAATATATAACAGTTATCATATTTTTTTAATTATAAATAAATTACTACTTTTTAAATAAGGACAATTTGTTTTTTGTATTAAATCATATTGAATACTACCTATTATTTTATATTCATTTGGATTTAAATTTCTAACAATATCATTAACCGCCCCGAAGACTTGAGGACAATACACATTATCCATATAATCATCAAAAACAATATAACCATTTTTTTTAACAATTTTTTCATAATTATTAAAATCATTAATAACGTAACTCTCACTATGGTCTCCGTCAATATATAAGATATCAACATTATTTACCTTCTCATTAACTAATTTAACAATTTCATCATTTGCCGAATCCCCTTCAATATGTTCATAAACACAATCATTATGTTTAAATCTATTAACATTATTTATTGGGACTTCTTTATTGATTGAGTCTCCGTTATCTAAACTATACGACTTTTTAACTTTAGGGTTACTTGACATTAATGACGCCGAAGCACCTGCATATGAACCAATTTCAAAGTATGTTACATCATCATGTTCAATTGAATTACAGATGTCATATAATATATGGTTATGATTATGTAGTTGGTGAGCTCCAATATTATTAACAATATTATTTAATATATTTATTGATTCTTCAGTAATTTGAAACTCAAGTTCGTTTAATGTTTTATTCATCATTTTTATTTAAGGGTTATTATATTTTTTGAATTATAAATTCATTACTACTTTTTAAATAAGGACAATTTGTTTTTTGTATTAAATCATATTGAATACTACCTATTATCTTATATTCATCGGGATTTAATCCTCTAACAATGTCATTAACCGCACCAAAAACTTCTGGACTATACACTTCATCCATATAATCATCAAAAACAATGTAACCATTTTTTTTAACAATTTTTTCATAATTATTAAAATCATTAATTACCGCATTTCTACTATGGTCACCATCAATAAATAAAATATCGACATTATTTACCTTTTCACTCACTAATTTAACAATTTCATTATTGGTCGAGTCACCTTCAATATATTCATACACACAATCATTATGTTTAAATCTATTAACATTATTTATTGGTATTTGTTTATTAATTGGAACACCAATATCTAAACTATATGACTTTTTAACTTTAGGGTTACTTGACATTAATGATGCCGAACCACCACCATACGCACCAATTTCAAAGTATGTTACATCATCATGTTCAATTGAATTACAGATGTCATATAAAATATGATAATGGTTATGGAATGTTTTACCGTCCATTGTTGAGATAATCTCGTTTAAATTATTTATTGATTCTTCAGTAATTTGAAACTCAAGTTCGTTTAATGTTTTATTCATCATTTTTATTTTTATTTTTATTTAAGGTTTATGATACCCCTCTTCATCATGTCGACATGTTAATTTATTAATAAAGATACTCTTTAAATTTGACGATTGTATCACCATTCGACATCTTTCCCATAAATCCGCATCAGCTGGTAACCCAACAAAGTTATTTAATTCAAATAAATCACGATATCTAAGAGGTATTGTTTTAAAATTCATACAAACTGAAGAATGTATTAATCCCGCATTTTTGGGGAGAAATTCGTGATATAGTTCAGAACTTTCAATGTTTGGTAAATACGAATGTTCATACGTTGATTTAGTACAAATCCAATCAGCATTTGTTTCTTCAATACATTTATTAATCTCAAATAAATGATTTGATAACCACCAATCATCGTGGTCTAAATGACAAATGTATTCATAACCATCGTTTAATGCTGCCTCAACCCCAATATTAGTTGCGTTTATACCCCCATATGACCATAATGCCCATTTATTATCAATGTATTTATCTCTTTCTTTTGCATATGGTAAGTTTTTAAAAAATAATCTATCTGAATCGTAAGTTGAAACCAAATCAATAAGTTCAGGTTCATTTTCATATTTATCACCAATTAAATATATTTTAAAATCTTGGTGTGTTTGATTAAACACCGAATCTAACGCTGTTTTTAAAAATGATATTGATTTTCCATCACTTCTATAATAGGTTGGTATGTTGATAGCTAATTTCATATTTTTATTTTTTAATATAATTTAAAAAATCATTTTCTAATTTTATCAGGTTTTTATTTCTATTTTTAATTTCTTTTGCGGGAACACCAGCAACAATTTTTAATTCATCAACATCTTTATTAATTAAAGATAAAGCACCCACAGAACTATAATCATTTATTTTAACATTAGGTAATACTATTGTACCTGACCCAATAATTACATGTTTACCAATATACACATCACCTGATATCACATTAGTAAATTTTTTATCTATAGTTGGGTTTGTCAAATAATTACCACTATAATCGTCGGTCGAACTATAAATCGAAACTCTGGATGATAGACCTGAAAAATCATTCATAATGACACCCCCATTACCAATTATCGAACAAAACACCGCAATATGGATGTTGTTTCCTAATTTAATACCACCTTCACCTGCACTAATAACACAAAAATCATCAATCCTAACGTTATCGCCAATTTCAATATTTTTAGCATTATAAATAGTTGATTTGTCTGAGATTAGAACATTTTTACCAACGTTCTTAAACCCAATTGATTCCACATCTTTAATAAACATAATTAATTAGTTTTATTTCTTAGTATATTACCCTTAATTATTGGAACATGATTTTCATCAACATCAATTCTAGTTACGGTTAATTTTAAGTCACCATTTATTTTGTCATTACATAAATCAATCAAACTCCTTTTTCTAGAAATTAAAAAACGTAACGATATTCTTTCTTTACTATTTTTAGTTGGTTGTGTCCCATGTAATAAACACGAATGCCAAAAATAACACGTACCTACATCACCTGTTAAAACCAATTCTTCAGTTATTTGAGTCCCATTATATATGTAACTTTTATTATCTTCCGATGTTAAATCGTGTGGAAATGTGTGACATCCTTGGATATGGGTTTTAGGTAAAATGTATAATGGTGCGTCATTTTCACTAACATCATCTAAATAAACATAAAGTGTGATAAAATCAGTAACTCTATCTTTATAATCTATAATGTCTTGATGGTAATCAATACCGTGAAAATAGGTTATATCTCTATATTCAGGTTTTATAAAAGCACCTAAATTAGGGATTGCATTCATATGTATTTCTTCTTTAACATATTCAGGTAACCACGATTCAGGTACACCACAAATAACTTTAGGAAACATCATTTCAAAACCGTCACCTAAAACTTCAGTTATTTCATCTTTTATTTCATCAATAATTAAGTCAATATTTAATTTCTCAGTTAAATTCCTACCAGGTTTTGGATTTGTCCCCCATCTAACTGTTTGGTTATTAAACTCAGACTCATCTAAAAATAAATTAGGTCCGAAAATCCTATTATTTTTAATAATACTTAAAGACTCTTCGCATAATTCTTTTGAAATATTTTTTAATTTAAAAAATCCGTTTTCGATAAAAAATTCAGTATTCATTTTATTTATTTATTTATTTATTTATTTATTCCTTTATATTAAAACAACATTACCGGTGTAACATTTTATTGTTTATGAAATTAAAAATTTTTTCTTGATTATTATCGTAATCAAAATAGTCTTTAAAATAATCTTGACATTGATTTGATTTCTTGTTTAAGATTTCAACATCTTCAAATAATAATTTTATAATAGGTATTGAATCTTTATAATCATTTACTATGTAAAATTCATCATCAGTTAATGGTTTATATTCGTTTTTTATATTATCAGGGTCAGTAGTTATTAACACACACCCTCTAATTACCGAATCTAAACCTAATGGCCACCCATTAAATGCTTCTTTTGTTGATAAATTAATATAAATATCAACATTTTTCTCATAAAAATCAAGCAGAGAAATATAATCCATTGGACCATAAGTTGAGTTGTTATTACCTATAGTGATAAATCTAACATTATCATTAGGATATAATGATGAATATTCTGAAGATAATAAATGGTACTCAGTTAAACCCTTTTCATTCGCCGGACCCATACTTGAAAAACAAACAGTGAAGTCTCGGTTATCCCTATTTTTAGATTTGACAAATTTTTCATTTTTACCCATTAATGGGGCAGTCCAAGCATTAATAAAATTAGTATGGTTATTTAATTCTATTTTTTTAGTTGTTACTGGATGTGTTGAAATTAAATTAACGTCATTAGGTAATCGAGTAACGTCACCAAAAAATCCCCCACCTGGATATAAATGAATAAATTGTTTATTTATATCATAATTAAACACTTGATTAAAACGGTCATAACACATCAAAAATATATGATAAATAAAATCATAAGAACTCAAATCAAAAACATTTTTTTTCGTTATCAAATATGAAAAACCATTATTTGTATTATACTGAGTACCATCCAGATTTGAGTTCCACATATTTATAAAGTTATATTTATTATCAAAAATAAGAATATTATAATCTTGCAATAAGCCATCTGAGTTAATAAATTCCCAATCAAAATCGAAGGTAATACCCGCGTAACTGTTTACTTTACTAACTAAAATGTCAACATCATATTCTTGAATAAAATTTTTTATTTCTACGTTCCTCCATATAGAATATCTGTTTGGGAATAAAATATCAACAATTAATCCTCTATAATTTTTACTCATTTTCATATATTTTAAATTTAAACAAATCCGTTTTCGATAAAAAATTCAGTATTCATTATATTTTATTTATTTTTATATGTTAAAACAATATATTCTGACACTTCATTATGTGTCCACAAATTATGAGCCCGATTTAATTTAAAGTTATGATACTCATTATCAACCTGATATAAATCCCAAGTTAAGTGTTTAACGTTATTTTTTTTTGTTGCAACCCATTTTAAATCTTTACTTCTCATTTCTGAACACATTAATGAATCTAAAAATTTTATGTTTTTTATTATTTTATAATTTTTTTGCTTAATTGTTATAAAATGAACACCGGTGTTTGTGTTTATATAATCTTCGTGTATTGATATTGGTGCTGGAATCCAACCATTAGAACCTGGAACATTCGGTAAGTTATCCAAACATAATGAGGACGCACAAACACCAACATCTTCATAATCCAAAATTAAATAAATTTCATCTAATAATAGTTTAGAATTTGTAACAAGTAAATCACAATCAGAAAATGTTATATATTCGTAGGTTTCAAACAAATTCTCATAATCTTTTTTAATAATATCAACTGAGTTGTTGGTGATATTTTTTTCAAAACGAATGTGCCCTATAAGGTTTTGTTTTTTAAAATACGATTCAATCTTATCTGAGTTTTCTGAGAAATTCTCAACGATAAAAAAGTCCAAAGGTAAATTTTTTACCGATTCAAAACACTCAACTATATGTTCAAAATTATTGTAACATATAAATACACAAATATGTTTATTCACCAATGTATATTTTAAATTTAGACAAATCCGGATATGGTAATTCCAAATCCTCATTATGTTTAGGTGTACCATCAAAGTTGTAAAATTGTTTCATAAGTAAAACTCCTCTGGCCGCTAACTCAGGCATCATATAAAAATTCCAACCAATCATGTCAAAATGGTCATCGTGATAAGAACATTCTCTTCTCCCACTATATCTAGCCCGTTTAAACCACAAATAAGCGTCATAATCATCAGTTAGTATTGCACCACCCTTTGATAATTTAAAGTGTTTATATGGACCCGTGAATGAAATACACATATGGGTATTTGGTTTATACATATTATGGGTAAAGGATAATGCCGAATCCCAAACTTTTGTAGGACTTAATTGATACGAACCCTTTAATGTTTTACCTTCAACTTGTTTAAATTTAACCTTACCACCAGCGTGAATTATCTCACAAGGAACTGAAGGATAAGTACGACAAGGTATTTCAATTTCAAGACCTTTTACTTTTTCATACATTAACGATAAAAACAAGGCGTTACTTTGATTATCAACTGTAACAACATAAGGTGCTCCCGTGTAGTCGGAAAGGTCTTTTTCAAAATCTTCGGTTATTTTATAAATCCCGTTTGACATATGTTTAATTTATATTAAATAGTTTATTATTTTCATCATTTATCTCACTTAAAATTGTATTAAAATTTTTTGACATTTCAAAATAAAAAGGGGTTGCCAAATCTTTAAGTTGATGAATATCTATAATTTCAGTTTCGGTTGGTTTAGATACCCGTTGAACCGAATCCATTTTCTCCTCGTTCTTTTTCGTTTATTTTTGTTTTCTTAACTAAATTAACCCATTTCCCATTAACAACAGGACATAAAACTGCTTGACCTACTTTCATCCCTTTAGGTATTGTTACTGTGTAATTATTTGTGTTAAATACAATTACTTGAACTTCTCCAACATATCCATTATCAACCGTTCCTGGTGAATTTAAAACCATTAACCCTTGTTTAAGGGCCAATCCACTTTTTGACCTAACTTGTATTTCATAACCGTCTTTAATGTCAAAAGACAAACCCGTTGGTACTAATACTCTACCAAATGCCGGAATTTCCAAATCAGTTGTTGAGTGTAAATCAAAACCAGAATCACTGTCGTAATTGTATTTAGGTTCTACCGCATCAGTATGTGAAACCGTATATCCAAGTTCGAGTTTAGGTTGATAATTATTAAAACTTGTTTCAAGTTCTTTTAAATCAACACCCATTTTAGATAACTCAGAATTAATATCTAATTCTTCAGAATCACTAAATTCATTCCCTAATAATTTTTTAATTTCATCATCAGATAAAAAACTATTTAAATTTCCGTTAAAATCCACTATTCTAATTCTTTTAATTTTATAATTATATCAATTAATACTCTAACATCACGTTCACAGTATTCGGTGATTTCTTTTAATTTACCATCATTCCAATATGCCGTGTGTACTTTATCACCCGTAATCTCACCTTCTTTTGGTGAAGGAACACCTAATGAAGTACAAAGTAAATCTAACGAACCTATCGCACTATAAGCACCATATTGCCAAACATCCTTAGTATCAATGGCCTTAACCTCCCAAGGTTTAGTATCATATGACGGTAACATTGATGAAGGTGCTATCCCATTGATTATCATTCGTTTAGCCAACATTGGAATATCAAAATTCTTTAGATTGTGACCACAAATGTGAAAATCCAATTTATAACATTTATCTAACACTTTTTTACAATTACGTAATAATTCTTTTTCATCATCCCCCGAAAATGATTGTGATTTAACATCACCATTGTCAGTAACAAACTGAACATTTACACAAACAATTTTTGCAAACTCAGGAACTAATGCGGTTCTTCTACTAAAAACCTCATTAATCCTTTTAGTTCGTTCATCAATATTGTTTGGAGGATTAATATGGTCTTCAGGAAATCTTTTCTGAAACCAATCGTAATACTTCATAAATTGATTTGCCAATTCAGGTCTTTTTTCAAGACAAGTATCATAATCTTTTTCAATCCCAACAGTCTCAATGTCAAGAAATAAAATTTTTGTTAAAGGTATTTTTATCATTTTTATTTAATTAACGATTTGTAAAATTCCGCCCTATCCTTAGTCACTTTATTTAAATCATATGTATCTTTCACCGTTTCATACAAACGATTACCCATATCCTCAATTAAGTTAGGGTTTTGAACTAATTTTTTTGTAAACTTAGCCCAATCACTATGGTTATTATGTTCATTCACTAATAAAGCATTTCCATCAACAAAGTTACCATTATTTAATGAATGTTTCAAGTCAATTGTGTATGGACCAACATTAGAAGCTATTAAAGCTTTTTTATAAAATCCCGCTTCAATAACTTTAAGTTGTGACTTCATTCTATTAAAGATGTGATTTTTAATAGGTGCTAAAGATATGTCAAATTTAGAATAATTAATAGCATATGTATTAACAGGTAAAGTCCAAACACGTCGATACGGTAAATCTTGAAAATTTTCATAATCACCCTCCTTGAAGGTATTTAAAAATTTTAAGTATTCCTCGTCAATTATTTTATAGTTGTTTGTAAAAATTTTCTCATATTGAACCCAAACGGTTTCTTCAGGTTTAATCGGTCTTTGTTTTTGCTCTCCTGTTTCTCTATTAAGTTCAGTCACAGTTCCTCGTGTATCAAATCCACAAATAACGTATTGAACGTCGTCTTTAAGAGATGCGTTTTTATTAACCATACCATCTAATAATTTTAAATCGTGTAGATGTGAAGAACCACCTAACCAACCAATTCTAATTCTATCTGATTTAGGTGTTGGTTCATTGAACTGTGGTTCTTTAGGGTTAATAGCGTTAGGGAAAACAACTACGTTTTTGTTAAATTTTTTAATTTCTTCAGCAAACACTATTGTTGTGGTTGTCACATAATCAGCAACTTTTAAGTTAGCTACTATTTTTTCGTGTAATTTATTAGCTAATATAATACTATGTATTGGGTGTTCTTTTGTTGGTAACCAATAGTCGTCGATATCAACGATAACAACAATCCCCATTGATTGTAAATTTTTAATTATCAAAGGCGATGAATCATAATCATGCCCGATATTTCTGTGAACGTGAACTATTTGATAATTTTTCCAATAGTTTAAATCATTAATTTTTGGGTTATAATCAATATCAACGTGAAAATCTTCACCATACATATCTTGCAAAAACGTGTGAGGGTCAACTGAACGGAATTTACCAACACCTGTTGTATCGGATGGGAGAACTAATACCTTAATTTTTTCTTTCATAAATTTAATTTAATTATCCAAAATAATAATCATTAAATTTGTTAGAATAAAGATATCACATAAAAAAACCCTCACTTTTCAGTGAGGGTTGTTAAGTTATTTTACTTTTTTAATTTTGGTTACCTTACCTTCAAATACGTGAGAACCAACTCTAAATGTGAAGACATCGTTAGCCTTGGAAACTGATTCGGTAATTAAACCATTTTCAGATAATACTTCTCTAACCGCCTCTCTAATCATTGTTTTTAAATCACCTGTAGGTTGGGTATATTGTTCCTGAACGGGTCTTCGTTGTGGTTGTTGTTCTCCTTTAGCATTTGTACCCATTAAACGAGACGCTTTCTCAACCAATTCATTTGAAATTTGAGCCCCACCTGATAATGGATTGTCAGGTTGATGTATTGGATGTTCAATCATTAATTGTTTAATTGCATCAGGTAATTTTGATGACATAATTCTTTCACTAGGTGCTGGTGAATATGTTTTAGTTAAGTTTTTTTCGTTCATCGCACTCTCAGATAACAATGGGTAATCAATATCATCATTTTGTATATGTCCCATAGTCATTGACTCATTCATATATTCCTGTGGGATATTATAAGTCGCATTAGGTTGATTGTAAGTATCAACTCTTGGTGTTTCATTAATTGTTGTTGGTAAACCACCACGACCAATCTCATTATGTTTATTCATAATTTTTTTGGCGTTAACCAACTTCATCATTAAATCATTTTCATTTGTCATATTTTAAAAATTAAACATTTTCATTATTAGGGTTATTATCAAAAATTGCGTTAATTATAACTCTCGTCATACTTTTATCACCTCTAGGGTTATAACCAGGTCTCATTTCATTAAAATCCTCACCCGTTGGTTTAAATGAAAGTATCTTATCAATTCTAAAAATTCTCCATCCCGGTAATGGTTGTTCTCCTTTGTATCCTGTATGTGAAGCACCTTCATAATCCCAAGCCCTTAATATTGGGTTATCAGCCTTACTATATCCAAAACAAACAGGTTCAATCTCACGTAATCCTCGACCACCAGGTTCATCACCATCATAGTAAATCACTATCTTCTTTCTTTTCTTAATAGCATCAACTATCGAGTCAACTGACGCCACTTCTAAAATAAGAGATTTAAATGTATTGTAAAGTTTCATTACGCACTTGGTGTTGTATATGGTGATACAGATTTATAAAAGTTTAATTTTATTTCATTTTTACGTTCAACAATGTCAAGTAAAGTACCTGCCGATTCATTATGAACATCTAAATCACCACCTGTACCTCTACCTCTAGCATCACCATCAGCTAACGCATCAGGATTAACTGCCGAATATAAGTTACCTGTTTGGTTATAATCATTTTTAGGGATTAATCTTTTTCTTTCTGTTTCTGCAATTTCTGACAATCTATTTTTAGGTTGTTCAAAATTTAATGGTTCGTTTGATGGCATATTAAATTATTTTTTTTATTAAATCGTTTATTCTACGTAAACTTTCTGTTACGGCTAAATCATATTTTTCAAGATTTGAGTGATGGTCTTTACTTGGTCTATTTTGATTAACAACGTTGTTTTTTTCGTGAGGAGCAATAAATTGGTTATCCAACCCTATTGATTTAATTTCTTTAGAACGATGAACGTCACCTCTCATAGATGTTAAAGTATTGTTAACCCAATTTTTCACATAATCACCACCATTTAAAATAAAAGGTAAATCATTTTGATGTCCATTAAAGTTATCAAACCAATTCTTCATTCTTTTTAATTGTTGGTAAGAAATATTACCTTTATCCCTCAATTCTTTATTTCGTCTAAAACCTTCAGTTGAATCGTCAGCCCCAATAGCCGAGTTAAAACATTCATCTAAATATTTAAGAACGTCTTCAGGTAAATTAACAGTATTTCCGTATAAATCTTTATTCATTAGATTTTAAAATTTTAATTAATTCACTAACACTAATACCTTCTTTGTCGGCAATTTTTTTAATGGTTTGTAAATTTTTTGCTAATATTTTACTAACCGGATTTGATTTTGAGATAACATCAGAATCCGATTTATTTTTTTTAGTTAAGATATCTTCAACCATTTTAACCATTTTCTGTCTTTGTTCTTCATCAAGTTGGTCTTTCTCAACTAAACGTTGTTTTAGGAAATTACCTTTTCTTTTAATTTTAGGTAATTTACCAAATTGTTTAGCCCTTTCCTCAGCATTTTCAACACCCATCTTTTTCAAAGTTTTTACGGTGTTTTTATAATCCATATCTTCAGTTTCCTCATATCCAAACGCGTCTGAGTAATCAACTTCTGACATAACATTATCACTATCTTCAACACTTTCACCATAATAAACACGATAACCTCGTAACACAGGATTACCCGCTTGTCTAGTCATAGCAATCGTTTGGTCCATAGTTTTATGAGGAGTTAATGTTTGATTTAAATTAGGTATTCTAGATGATAACATAGTACCATCAGAATCAACTAATTCATCAATTTCACCTGATGGTTTTTTAGTTAATTCTTTTTTAATATCACTTTTGCTATATTTCTTTTTACTTTTTAAAATTTTTCTTAAAGAGTCAACAACTTTTTTAGCATCGTTCTTTTTAAAAGATTGTTTTTCAAAATCTTTTTTAGATTCATTTAAAGTCTCACCTGTTGAATAATATAGTGTAATATTCTCACTTCCCTCCTTTAAATAGAAGTAACAATTATTACCAAAATATCCAGTATTATACTTAATCATCTTCTTTTTTATTAATAAATACCACGATATAGAGTATTTATCATAAAAAAGATTGTGAGTCAAAATATTTATCAATATCAAAATTCAAGTGTGGGTTTAAAACTTAGTTTGGACTCATACGATATGTCTTTATCATCAGATGAGAGAGACTTCAATCAAGAAGTTGTGTATTCACCTTATTTAATCGCTCAAACATACGGTAATAGATTACCAATATATTTTGATATCAATAATACATTAACCGCCCAAAATTTAGTATTATCATATAAAAACTATAATTTTAATAACGTTTTTGTATCTCAAAATTTTAAAATAAATGATTCAGAGGATTTAAGTTGTTTCACAGCAAAAACATCTTGTGATATTGGTTTAACAGGAACTGATAACGGTTTAGTTACCGGTATGACCGCACAAACAATAACATTTACAAATGGTTTAGTTAATGATTCAGATAAGTTCAATCGTTTAATTTTTGATAGACGATTCAAAATGTTTCAAGTTACAGGGTATACCAATACACCTAATTTTAGATTTTCAGGTTTTGAAGACAATATTTTATATGAAGTTGTAAGTAAAAACAGTCCGTATATTGGTAGATATCACGAATTATATGGTGGTTTTTATCAAGGTTTCTATAAATTATTTGGGTACGATTATGATATTTTTCCTGAAAGAATGAATAAGGGATGGTCAGTTGAAATGCTATTGAAGCCAAGATTGGTTGATGAATACTCACCTGGTCCGGGTGAAACCACATTAAACGAAATTTACCCAAACAACAAAGACACATTTTTCTATTTTGGAGCAAGAGCCGAAAACAAATATTACCATCACGCTGATGGTTCACCAAGTTCATTAACAGGTTATACTAGAATCACAAAACCTTTAGTTAGTCTTGAGACTTGTGCTTGTTGTAATACAGGTGTAACTAATAGTGACTGTATTTATGTTTACCCTCCAAGGTCAAATGATGGTAAACACGACTCACATAAAAATTACGGATGTAATGTATGTGGTTGTGATACAAAAACTAATGGTGGTAATTGTTCAGGATGTGGTTGTCCACCTGAAGAATATGAAAGTTGTGGATGGGAATGTAAAACACATAGTTGTGGAACAGGTACAACCTCATCAATACAGAGTACTTGTGAAAGTAACCCATTAGATGACTCAATGTCAAATGCGTTATCATTTAAACTTTCGGGTGACCCAAAAAATCCAAGTATTTGTGTTAGAATATTAAGAATTACCGGTGATTGTGAAACTAGCGGGTCTTGTACCACAACAGGGATTACGTACACCACAGGATACACAGTTGACGAACATTGTACTTTACCAATTTACCCTAGATGTCAAATTGAAAACCCCGCGTGGTTAGAAGAAGAACATTGGTTTCAATTTAATGCTGTATGGGAACGTTATACTTGGTTGGATGATTGTGATTTAAAATATAGAGGTGGATTAGACGATATTACCGAAAAATTATATTTAGAATCGTTAGCGAATAATTCACAGATATTAATAACCCCATTTTATAACCACGAAGGTGCTACACCAGCTAAAACAATTGATTTAGTTAAGTTAAATGAAAAATGGTTAATTAATAAAAAATATCGAAATGGTCGTTTAAAAATTTACATAAATGGTAAATTGTTTCAAACGTTTGAGAATATTGAAGAATTAATACCAAGAGCTTTACCAACTGAAAAAGAAAAACAAGTTGGTGTACCATTTAATATTTCTTGGGGTGGGGGAACTCAAGGTTTAAGAGAACATCTAATCCCAAAACAAGTACCTGTTTGTGACATTGTTGGTGGTGTGTTAATTAATGTTGTTTTGACTTCTGAAATTTTACCGGGTTCAATAAAAATTACTTACACGTTAACATCATCATCAATACTTAACGAAGATTTAACTGTTGATTTTAAACACATATTAGATGTTAAAACAGGTAACCCAATTGAAATAATCACGGGTGTAACAATTAACTCAGGTCAAACTACGGGAACAACACTTGTTAGTTTACCCGATGATTATAATAACTTGAATGGTATAACAACATTTACCTCTGTTGATGCAACAAACCCAACACTATCTAAATGTTGTAACATTAACGCTAACCCACCAATATTTGCAACACCAACACCAACACCAACTAATACTCAAACCCCAACAAATACTCAAACACCAACTAATACTCAAACCCCAACAAATACAGTTACTCAAACTAAAACACCGACTCAGACAATAACACCAACTAATACTAATACTCAAACCATCACCCCAACAAATACTGAAACACCAACACCAACACCTACAAATACAATAACACCTACAAATACAATAACCCCAACAAATACTGAAACACCAACACCAACACCAACTAACACAATTACACCAACTAACACAATTACACCAACTAACACAATTACACCAACTAACACAATTACACCAACAAATACCGAAACACCAACACCAACTCCGACTAATACAATAACCTCAACAAATACCCCAACACCAACTAATACAATAACACCAAGTTCAACATTAGGAATAACACAAAGTGGATTAATTTTAGATTGGGATATTCAAAATACGTTATCTTATAATGGGTCGGGGTCTGTTATAACTGATTTGGAAGGTAACTCTAATGGTGTTATAACAGGAACTATTACTTATAGTAGTGGAAGTCCTAATTATTTAACTATTGAAGGTTCAACAACCGAATATATAAGAACCGGAGGTCTTAATGCGTATCTATCACCTGTTAACACAGGTGAAGTAATGTCATTATTTATGTGGGTTTACCCAATAACTAATGGTATTTTATTATGTGAACAAGGAACTACAACACCTGATTCATCTTGGTTTGATGCTCAAATACAACGAAATTCAAGTGGTAATTTCTTATTTGCAATTTGGCCATATGTTATAAACGGAACCGCACTGATTACTTCACCTAGTATATACCCATTAAATAATTGGTACTATGTCGGTTGGACATATAATGGAACAACATTAACAGCGTACGTTAACGGTTCATCAGTTGGTACTTACACAGTGAATAGAGAAACACCATATAACAGTAATGGTTTAAATATGTATTATTACTTAGGATATCCAACGTCAACTAACTTGGTTACAACACCTGGCGGTATAGGTCAAGGACCCGCATCAACGTTTAGATTTGGAGGATTTAATGTTTATAACAGGGGAATCAATTCATCTGAAGTAACCCAAAACTATAATAGTAGTAAATCTAATTATGGTTTATAAACATATTTATAATTAAAAAGTAATGGCATCAACAGTAGTTATAGGAACTAGAAATTATAGTGGTGAAACTGCCGAAATTACATTTTACCCAGAAACAGGCGGTACAATAAATGTTGGAATACAAGTTGTTCCTTACAATTATACAACTGATTATTTTTTTGGTAAGTATGAATTATTTTTTTCAGCTTATAATTTCACTTGTGACTTTACCATTTCATCATCTAACCCTATACCCTCACCTCAAACAATAACGGCAACAACCGTTGAATATGATTTATTTCAAAGGTATACTCAAGACCCTGAGAATTTTTCAGATATGGATTTAAGTCCAACCACATTTAGTGGTTTAAATACTAATATATTAATTAACAAATATTTTGCAGGTTCTTTTGAAGGTGCAATATCTCAATTTAGATTTTACACATCACCCCTATCCGCACCTGAAGTTAAACACAATTTTAGTTTATTGAAGAACCCATTTATAATGTTCAATCCTGATTGTCCTGATTGTTCTACAGACAGTTGTGCTATTAATGATTTTACATATGTAATTAATAACACACAAGAATTAGAACCACCGTTAGAAATTAAGCCGGATGTTTCACTATTAGGTAGAATGTATATCCCTGATATTAGAGATAAAAATTACCTAATTAAGGATAACTATGATTATCTACTTAGTATTGTTCGTGCTAGACCTATTGTTAATAAATATAAAATAACACCAACACCAAGTAAAAGTAGACCAATATTACCAACACCAACACCAACAAGAACACCAACAAGAACACCAACAAAATCTAAACCGGTATTAGTTACGCCAACACCATCAAAAACACCTGTTTATCAATTTAAGTATTGGGACTCAGATGGTTGGTGGGGTAATCAACGTAATTTACCTCATTGTGTTGGTTATTCTTGGGCTCATTGGGTTGAAGATGGTCCTGTAGGTCACGAAGGTACTCCACCAATAATTTCACCTGTTACAATCTATAACGAAGCTCAAAAAATTGATGAATGGCCGGGAGAAAATTATGCAGGTACATCAGTTAGAGCAGGTGCAAAATATTTACAATCTAAAAACGTAATTAAATCATACTATTGGGGTTACGACTTAAACACGTTAATTAATTCAGTGTTTGAATTAGGCCCTGTAGTTGTTGGTACTTATTGGTATTCAGGAATGTTTTACCCTAACTCAAACGGGTTAATTAGAGTGACAGGTGGTATTGTCGGAGGACACGCATATTTAATAAATGGTGTTGATAAAGAAAAAAAACTTTTTAGAATAAAAAATAGCTGGGGACAAACTTGGGGTAAACAAGGACACGCATTTATCTCATTCAATGATATGTCAAGATTAATATCAATGAATGGTGAAGTTTGTTTAGCAATCGAAAATAATTTTTAATTAGATGAGTAATACAATAGTAATATCAAGTGTTAATTATGACGGTGAGTCAGCTAATATATTATTTAAACCCGACAATGATAATGTCACTATAAATTTAAATAAAGAATTCGGTCAAATTATATTACCATATACGTTTGACCCCTCAACTTTAATACCCCCTCGTGATGTATTTGGAACGTACACAATATTAGTTGATAATTCAAAATGTCCTAATTTTATGAACGTTGTTAGACCAACACCAACACAAACGCCAACTAAAACAATTACACCTACAGTAACTAAAACCCCTACTAAAACTCCAACTCCAACTATAACACCCAACCCTTGTTTAATTTCTCCAACACCAACATCAACAGTAACTCCAACAGTAACCCCAACATTAACTAAAACCCCAACTCCAACATTAACTAAAACCCCAACTCCAACATTAACACCGTTATCTTGTTTTCAAAAATATAATAATTGGTGGAATACACATTCATTTTTATCATATTCATCAATTACTAATTATTATACTTATTCATACTTACCTAGCTCAACGTTTATTAGTACAGGAGGATTATCAATGTTTAATGTCGGTAATACCATTTTATTTAGTAACCCATTTCCAAAAGTCTATGGAACTGTTGGTACTGATTTTTTAATTAGTAAACCAAATATTTGGCCTCAAATAACATTAATTAATTTAGGTACAACCATTAGTCCACATTCAATATCGGAAATTGGTTTACCGTCGATTATTTCAGGTAATGACCCAACTTATGGACCATACACTATTACTCGTGAGGTTACATTAACCGAAGGAACTTATAGTTGTAATAACATCACTGGTAGTTGGTATCGTTATAGTAATATCGGTGTTAACCCTATATTTTTATCAGGACAAACACCTTGCCCATCAATCGAATATGTTTGGTTTACTGTTGAATCAACCGATTGGAATACAGTCATTTCTAGTGTTTCCGATAATAGAGGTAGCGTATCAAATCCAAATCAATTAGATTCGACCGTAACAGTCATAGGTGAAAATGGATTTATTGGTATGATATTATTATCAAAATATAACCCATCGTTACCGTCGACAATAATACCTAATAATCAAATTACAACATTTTTACAAAACACAATATGTGAAATGTTTAACAGTGTTAATTGTGTTGATTTTTAATATTTAAGAATTTTAAAAAAAACTTATTATTTTAATAATAAAAATGTTAAAATATCAACTTTTTAGGTATTTATTTTTTAAATGAGTGTAATATATATAACAAGTTTAACAGGTCATTCACCTTACGACATAACAATCTGTGATTTAACTAGAACATACTGTGAAGTTGTCTTAACAGGTGTCGTTTCGGTCCCCCCTGTATTGGAGATACCCGCGTTTGAACCTATTGAAGGTGAACCGTTATCTGAAGTCTTAGTTATTGTTACCGATTCAACAGGTTGTGAAGAATTCTTATACTTATCTTGTGAACCAACACCAACCCCAACACCTACTAATACGGTCACACCAACAGTAACCCCAACACCTAATAAGTGTAAGTGTTACACAATTATTAACCCAACGAATGACCCATTACCATTTCAAATAACTTTATGTGATGGTAATACATTAATTACTGATATTGACGGGGATACCACATTATATTATTGTGGTTATGATGTTGTCGTTGAGTCACCTGTGTATATTTTAACACCTAAATTTGGTTGTGATGTCAACGGATGCCCTGAACCATACCCAACGTCAACTCCAACACCAACAGTCACACCTACTTTACCACCAGTTATTGGTAACTTTAGAAGTTGTTGTGATTCATCTTATGAATTTAGAATATCAAACATTCCTGGGTCGTACTCACCATTAAATGGTACTTATTTTATTTCAAATACAAACTTTGAAGGATGTGCTCAATATATTGGGAGTACAACCTCACCGATAATATTCCAACACCAATTTATGGGTCAATCAACTAATTGTTATGATTGTCAAATTGAAAACCCATCTTATTTGTGTTTAACCCCAACCCCAACCCCGACAGTTACCACCACTAATACTGTCACCCCGACGGTGACTCCAACAAATACCGAAACACCAACTCAAACACCTACAAACACTAATACTCAAACACCAACTGTTACCGAAACACCAACTCAAACACCAACTGTTACCGAAACACCAACTCAAACGCCAACTGTTACCGAAACACCAACTCAAACTGTAACCCCAACTGTTACCGAAACACCAACGCAAACTATAACACAAACTGTTACACCAACAAATACAATAACAAGAACACAAACACCGACTAACACAAGAACTCAAACACCGACTAACACAAGAACTCAAACACCAACAAATACTAACACACAAACCAAAACACAAACTCCAACTAACACTAACACACAAACTCCAACTAATACTGAAACCCCTACTAACACACCAACCAACACAAATACACCAACAAATACTATTACACCTACTAACACAAGAACACAAACACAAACGCCAACTAATACTATAACTCAAACACAAACCCCGACAAATACTAGAACACAAACACCAACAAATACAAGAACACAAACACCAACAAACACAATAACATCAACACAAACACCAACAAACACAATAACATCAACCAACACACCAACTAATACAAGAACACAAACTCCAACAAAAACACAAACACAAACACCAACAAATACTCGTACACAAACACCAACAAACACAATAACACAAACACCAACAAATACTCGTACACAAACACCAACTAATACTCGTACACAAACACCTACAAAAACACAAACACCAACTAATACTATAACTCAAACAAAGACACAAACACCAACTAATACTATAACTCAAACACAAACACCTACTAATACTATCACACAAACCCCAACAAATACTAACACACAGACACCGACTAACACACAGACCCCAACTAATACTAACACACAGACCCCAACTAACACTATTACTCAAACTCCAACTAATACTATCACACAAACAAACACTCAAACACAGACAAGAACTCAAACCCCAACAAATACTAATACGAGTACACCAACAAACACAATAACACAAACACAGACAAGAACTCAAACCCCAACAAATACAAGAACTCAAACCCCAACAAATACAATAACAAGAACACAAACAAGAACACAAACCCCAACAAATACGCCAACAAAAACACAAACACCCACAGTAACCATAACACCAACTAACACAAGAACTCAAACACAAACACCAACAAATACTATAACCCAAACACCAACAAATACCACAACAAACACCCCAACCACAACTCAAACACCAACACCAACAACACCATATGATTTATTTATCGTTGAAAGTTGTTGTAATAATACAACAGGGTTTATGGAATTACCAATTAGTTTCACACCAACTTTTTTCCCAAGTTTTTCATCATTTGTTGTTTCAGATACTAATGGATTTTGTTATAAAATCATATCATCAGGTCCTGGTGGTGAAACACCTGACTTATTTTGGAATGGTAATTATAACGACGTATACGTTGACACGGGTAACGGATGTGTGAATTGTATTTTAGTTCACCCTTGTCCTACCGCAACACCTACACCAACAAGAACACAAACACCGACTAACACTAAAACACCGACTAACACTAAAACACCAACCCAAACCCCAACTAACACTAAAACCCAAACACAAACACCAACTAACACAAGAACACAAACACCAACAAATACTAGAACACAGACTCCAACCCCAACATTGCCACCATTAATTTGTTTTAGATACACAAATAACATAACATCAGGTCAAATTCTGTACAATACAACTGCCGGAGGTTTTATCTATGGTAAACCTTACTATGGTATTATAGATTCATTTACCGTTATTGGTTATGTTTGGTTTGACCCTACATTACAAATTTGGAAATATTCAGAATCAATTGGTAGTGGGATAATATTCAGTATTTTAAATTTAGATAGTGAATATCCGGTAAGTAATTCTTTACATAATTGGACAGGTTCATTTGACGGTAATTCTATGTTATCCTCCAACATTGGTATTTGTTCCACACCAACACCAACACCAACAAATACTAAAACACCAACTAATACTCAAACACAAACCCCAACTAATACTCAAACACAAACCCCAACTAACACACCAACTAACACACAAACTAACACACAAACTAACACTCCCACAAATACTATCACTCAAACACCAACCAAAACTGTAACACCGACTAACACTCGTACACAAACACCGACTAACACTCGTACACAAACATCAACTAACACATCAACACCAACCAAAACAGTCACACCAACAAATACTATCACATCAACACCAACTAACACCCAAACACCAACAAACACAATAACACAAACACCAACTAACACTGTAACACAAACTAACACATCAACACCAACTAACACTATTACCCAAACCCCAACAAATACCATTACCCAAACCCCAACAAATACTATCACTCAGACACCTACACAAACTAAAACCCAAACACAGACAAGAACACAAACTCCAACTAACACTGTTACACCAACAAATACTAGAACACAGACTCCAACCAACACAATTACACAGACACCAACCAAAACTCAGACACAGACTCCAACAAATACTAGAACACAGACTCCAACAAATACTAGAACACAGACACCAACCAACACAATTACACAGACACCAACCAACACAATTACACAAACTCAAACAATTACTCAAACACCAACTAACACTCAAACTCAGACTCCAACAAACACACCAACCAACACAAATACGTCAACGGTAACAAGAACTTCAAATGTTACCCAAACACCAACCAAAAGTCCAGGTGCAACACCCGCCTCAACTCAAACCCAAACACCAACAAATACGATAACCCCAACAAATACGATAACCCCAACAAATACACCGACAAGAACTGTTACACCAACAAATACTAGAACTCAAACACCAACAAATACTAGAACTCAAACACCAACAAATACTATTACTCAAACACCAACAAATACTAGAACACAAACACCAACAAATACTAGAACACAAACACCAACAAACACAATCACACAAACCCCAACAAACACAATCACACAAACACCGACTAACACAGTTACACCAACAAACACAGTTACACCAACAAACACAATTACACAAACCCCAACAAATACTAACACTCAAACACCAACCAAAACTTCCACACCAACAAACACAATTACTTCAACACAAACACAAACAAGAACTCAAACCCCAACTAACACTAATACGCCAACAAATACTCGTACACAAACACCAACTAACACAATTACACAAACACCAACAAGAACACAAACACCAACAAATACAATTACACAAACCCCAACAAAAACCATTACTCAAACACCTACTAATACAATAACACAAACACAAACTCCTACTAACACTATTACACAAACACCTACTAATACAAGAACACAAACACCAACAAAAACAGTTACCCCAACAAAAACAGTTACCCCAACTAATACAATAACCCAAACACCGACTAACACAAGAACTCAAACAAACACACCAACACAAACCCCAACTAACACAAGAACTCAAACAAACACACCAACACCTACAACGACACAAACCCCAACCCCAACAAATGCTTGTTATCCAGGAGCTGATTATATTGTTTTGGTTTATAATTTCCCTCCGGGGTCAGGTTTTGGTTTAAATACTGAGACAACATTAATAAACCCATTAACCCAAGGTCCTTTAGGTTATTGTGTTACAGGTTCTCAACCTTCAGGTATTTATGGTGGTCCATATTTATTTTGGGGTGGTGATAATACTAACTCACAAGGTTCTGAGTCAATTTATGTTAGCGTTACTTCTTTAAAAACAGCATACCCCACACTATCATCAATACAATTAACCTCTAAAGCAAATTGGTTAACATCATTCACTACAGGAGCGTTAAACATTACTATGTACGCTTATTCTGGAGGTACTATGATTAGTAACACCAATTTTGGTTTCATAAATGTTGGTGGTGTTTTATTAGCTCAAAGAAATTTCCCACAATCAACAATCACAGGTTTAAACTGTCCTAATAATCAGTGCGTTGGAACATTCACATATGACATTTCCAGCGGATGTTTTAGTAAAATACCTTGTATTGAACCAACGTCAACCCCTACCCAAACATCAACTCCAACTAACACTCAAACACAAACTAACACACAAACTAATACCCCAACTAATACCACAACTCAAACCCAAACCCCAACAAACACAAGAACACAAACCCAAACCCCAACAAACACAAGAACACAAACACAAACACCGACTAACACAAGAACACAAACACCGACTAACACAAGAACACAAACACCAACTAAAACTGTAACGCCAACAAATACTATAACTAATACTAGTACACCAACAAATACTATCACACAAACACCTACTAATACAAAAACCCCAACTAATACTATAACTAAAACTAACACTAGTACACCAACAAATACTATTACTCAAACCCCAACAAACACTAACACACAAACCCCAACAAACACAAGAACACAAACACAAACCCCAACAAATACAAGAACACAAACACAAACCCCAACAAATACAAGAACACAAACCCCAACAAATACAAGAACACAAACCCCAACAAATACAAGAACACAAACTTCAACTAATACACCTACACAAACTAAAACCCAAACACAAACTCCAACAACACCTTATTCAATCTTTAAAGTTTCAAGTTGTTGTTTTTCATCTCCGGTTACTTACTATATGTCGTTACCAACTATATTTCAACCTATCATAGGACCTCCTGGTGGTAATAGTTACTCATATTCAGTTGTTGACACAACCGGTCAGTGTTTTGTTGTTAATGAATTAATAACTTCACCATTACCCCCTAACAAATTTTGGAATGGTAACTACGGTCAAGTGTATGAGGGTATTAACACCAACCCTTGTATTCAATGTAACACTTTCAATCCGTGTCCAACACCAACTCCAACACCAACAGTAACATCAACACCTACTAACACTGTTACCTCAACAGTAACATCAACACCTACTAACACTGTTACAAATACACCAACTAGAACTGTCACACCAACTAGAACTATAACACCAACTAGAACACAAACACCAACAAGAACACAAACACCAACTAACACTATAACACAAACACAAACACCAACAAATACAATAACAAGGACAAAAACACCTACTAACACAAATACCCCGACAAGAACTCAAACACCAACCAATACCCCAACAAGAACAGTCACACCAACAAATACAATAACAAGGACAAAAACACCTACTAACACAAATACCCCGACAAGAACTCAAACACCAACCAATACCCCAACAAGAACAGTCACACCAACAAGAACAGTCACACCAACAAACACAATAACAAGAACAGTTACACCAACCAATACAATAACAAGGACCCAAACACCAACTAACACAAGAACACAAACGCCAACAAACACAATTACAAGAACACAAACGCCAACAAATACAATTACAAGAACTAAAACTCCAACAAATACATCAACACCATCACCAACACCACCAATAGAATGTCATTGTTTTAACGCCACAAATACACCTTCAGGTATAATAATACCGTCTTTAGGTAACGCCTCACCTTACCCAATAACGTTTAACGTATCTGGTTTAGATTCACCTGTAACTAGAATTGAAGTTAGAATTAGTGGTTACTCACACGCAGACTCTAGTGATGTCGCAATGATTTTAAAATCACCAAACGGTAACACCGCTTTGTTAACAGGTAGACAAGGAACATCAATCCAACCTGTTAATAATGTTAATACAATTTTAACTGACTATTCACCAACATTATGGGATGGTTATAGTTCAGGTACTTACACTAACGACACTTACGTGTATAAATCAATTGCGTGGAACACCTCAGGTTTACCTGATTATACCGCAACTCAAAATGGTAATAGTTTAACAACATTTATCGGAACCTCAGCTGCTAACGCAAATGGTACTTGGGAATTATATATTCAAGATTTTGGTATAAATGGGGGTGGTAATATTTTAGGTATCATTATATGTATTTGTGATTATACTATCCTACCATCTCAAACCCCAACTCAAACCCCAACACCAACTAATACCATTACAAGAACTCAAACACCAACAAATACAATTACAAGAACTCAAACTCCAACAAATACAATTACAAGGACTCAAACGCCAACAAATACAATTACAAGAACTCAAACGCCAACAAATACTTCAACACCAACTAACACACCAACAAGAACGGTTACACCAACTAATACAATTACAAGAACTCAAACCCCAACAAATACAAGAACTCAAACCCCAACAAATACACCAACAAGAACTCAAACCCCAACAAATACTCGTACCCAAACTCCAACAAGAACACAAACCCCAACAAACACAATAACAAGAACACAAACACAAACTCCAACAAGAACACAAACCCCAACAAACACAATAACAAGAACACAAACTCCAACAATTACACAACCACCATTAATTTGTTTCACAGTTTCAACAGGTTTTGTAACTTGGACTTCTAACGTAAGTTCTTTAGGATTTTTTAATGGTTACCCTTATTATCCAATTTATGACTCAAATTCAATTTTAATAGGGTATGTTTACCTCTCACCAGGTGCGGAGGAATGGTTTTTCTCCTCATTATTAAACGGTGGTGAAACCTATTCAGTTCTTACAGGTGGTATCGGAACACCACAATACCCAATAAATAACACTCCTTTTTTATGGACTGTTGAGGGGGGTATTTATTATATTACTCAGTCAACATTAGGTGTTTGTCCGACACCAACACCAACACCTACAAATACCACAACACCTACAAATACCACAACTAAAACCCAAACACCAACAAGAACTCAAACCCGAACCCAAACACCAACAAGAACCCAAACCCAAACACCAACAAGAACCCAAACCCAAACACCAACAACCCCATATTCATTATTTCAAATTCAAAGTTGTTGTAATTCATCATTACATTTAATGTCATTACCAACAATTTACACACCATATTATGACAACCAACAATTTTTAACAATAACTTGGTCAGTTATTGCAACCGATGGTCTTTGTTATAAAATACTTGGAGTGTCAACTGGCACACCAAATAAGATATGGAATAACGCCACACCAACACAAAATCTACCTTGGGCTCCTGACCCTTGTACATTATGTGTACCATCAAATGTTTGTCCAACATTAACACCAACACAAACACCAACACAAACACCAACTAAAACCCCAACACCAACAAATACAATAACAAGAACTCAAACCCCAACAAATACAATAACAAGAACTCAAACCCCAACAAGAACGGTTACACCAACAAATACAATAACAAGAACTCAAACCCCAAGTGTAACAAAAACCCCAACAAACACAATAACAAGAACTCAAACACCAACAAGAACGGTTACACCAACTAACACAATAACAAGAACTCAAACACCAACCCCAACAAAAACACCTACAAGAACACAAACCCCAAGTGTAACAAAAACCCCAACAAACACAATAACAAGAACACAAACAAAAACCCCAACTAGAACCCAAACACCAACAAACACAAGAACACAAACGCCAACTAGAACTCAAACACAAACCCCAACAACACCATACACATTATTCAACGTTATTAGTTGTTGTGATTTGGTAACTCTTCACAAAATGTTACTACCAACAATTTACACACCAAGTCAATTCCCGTATTTTACTTATGTAGTTAAAGATACATTAGGACAATGTTATCAAATTTTTGAATCAACGACAGGTGTTGCAAATAAAATATGGAATGGTGCACAACCCGCTTATGACCCAATTGGTGAACAATGCGGTATCTGTTTACAAACAAATCCTTGTCCGACACAAACACCAACACAGACAAGAACACAAACCCCAACAAAAACACCTACAAGAACACAAACCCCAAGTGTGACAAAAACACCTACACAAACGCCAAGTGTGACAAAAACCGCAACAAATACACCAAGTGTAACAAAAACACCTACAAGAACACAAACACCAACAAAAACGCTAACTCAAACACCAACAAAAACACCAGTACCTCGTCTATGTTCTATGAGTGGTTATGTTTATGAAATATCTTGTTCTTCATTATATTGTGTTGTACCTTGTTGTAGTTTAAATCGTGTTTATCCTGAGTCAAATTGTGTTTTACCTTCAACCTGTAATGACCCATCATATATGGTCAGTATACCAAATATTGATATAAACTTTTTAGATGACAGTTTCTTTCAGATTACTACCTCAGACCTTGAATGTTTTGATTGTGATAGTAATTGGACTGACGTTGATGAGAACATCGCCATTAACAGAAATGAATTTTTACAAAAGTATCTTCAAAATTTAGATTATAGATATAATGGTTGGACTACAGATGTTAACTCATTAACTTCTTATTACCAATTTTTTGGTAGTAATAGTTCCAAATTTTCCAGAACTAAACTTAGATTAGTTAATTATAAGTGGTATAGACCGTTAAATTATTATGAATCTTGGACCACACCAACTTTTTGTACAACATCACTATCAACAATATTTGGACCAATAACAGGTTTTACTTATTTACCACCAATTAACAACATATCATTAGCACCAACACCTAGTGTTAATGGTCGTTTAATTGTAACAACAGGAGCAACACAATCAACTTATTTTTGGAATCCAACAACTAATACTTGGACTGACATTAACAATACTAGTTGTGTTGCACAAAGTATAAACCAATTATTACTTGTTATGAACCAAATTAGGAATATATCAAGTAGTAAAAAAAGCACATTATTATTAGGAAATTCCGTTTTTACCAAAATAGGATTATATTTACCAGCATTTCAATTTTTTAAATATAGAAATTATACATTACCATCAGGTCCATTAAGTTTAAGTGAGACCGAAAACATTGTTACAGAACCAATAATTGAACAAATAACCGAACCATTACAAATAAGTTGTTTAGCCAATAGTTATGTTATGGTATTACCTGAATCATTACCAAGCAATACGGTTGTTAAAGATAATAATGGTTTATGTTATAGAACAATACAAGAAAACCCGATAAATAGCCCTTACATAGGACCAATGTTATATCAAAGTGGTTCTACAACATTTGTTGATTGTCAAAACTGTAGTAACTCAATTACAGTTCAAATATTAGCACAAACTGATTTACCTTTATACGCCAATTGTGACATAGTTACCTCAACAAGTATGGTATATCGTGTTAATAACGGACCTTGGGTTACTTTATCTTCAGTAGTTGACGCTACCGGTACGACATACACAGTCTTAAATTCTATAACAGTTGGTGTAGGTGTTACTATTGATGTCTATTTTCCAGGAATCAAATGGGGTGTCGGATATTTATCAGGTGATTATACATCAAGATGTGATAACCAATATTACACATATTCAGTTTCTAGCTTAGCTAATGGTGTGATATATTTTAATTTAAAAAGTCAGGTAACAGTACTACCTGTACCGCCATTTATTCAATATCAATGTGGATTTGAACCTTGCCCCTCATTTACAATTCCCAATCCTTGGAGATGGACATGGTATGATTCATTTACCGAAGATAATATCTTCACAATGTCAGAATCACCTGGTGTTTGGAATGGTAGAAGATATTATGAAGTACCTAATAATAATTATACTTCAACAGTTTCTTATGTTTGGTATGATACCCCAACAACAAATTGGTATAATTCATCTGTGTTAGGTTCAGGTACTTTATATTCTTATTTAGAGAGTTCATCGCCTACACAACCAATCAGTGGACCATTTAATCAATGGGTTGATTTATCAAGTGGACCATATATTATGATTAGTTCAGAACCTCAATACCCAATTGAAGTGTCGGGTCTTGTAGTATGGTTAGATGCTGGTTCTGATTTATCTTGGCCTAGTTTGGGAACTGCGTGGAACGATATTACGGATAATAATAATAACTCAACATTTTACCAATCATTAGTACCAACAAATGCCGCAACGGTTTTTTCATCAGATAAAATGGGTAATTTTAGTTTTAATGGTAGTAATCAAAAATTCGCAATTCCTAACACATCAACATTATCAGCAATTACTAACACAGTATCAGTTGAGGTTTGGTTGAAACCAACATTATTTGCCAATCGAGAAATTTTCAGTAAAGGTAGTAATGATGGGATAAGAATGAGAATTGACCCAACAGGTCACTTATGGATGTTGGGAGCAAATGCACCTGGAATTGGTTTTGGCACATACACAAGTACAGGAACAACAACATTAAACCAATGGAATCAAGTTGTTGGTGTATGGACATCAACAGGTTTCTACACATATATTAACGGTGTTGATTCAGGATATGATTTAAACTTGTCATTATTAATACAAGACTATAACTTACCACTTGATATTGGTTGTTTTACAGGTGACAATTCTAACTTCCACTATCAAGGTTATATGTCAATATTTAGAATATATAATAGAGCGTTAACTTCCGATGAGGTATTGTCTAATTTTAACAGTCAAAAAGATAGATTTGGTTTATAATTAAATCTTTATTTATATAATAATAAACTTATTTTTTAAAAAAAAATGAAGTATGAAAATTTTTGTGCAAATTGCATCGTATAGAGACCCTGAATTGGAGAACACAATTAAAAGCATGATTGAGAATGCTAAAAAACCTAACAATCTTAGAATTGGTGTTTGTAGACAATACCACCCTGAAGATGGTTTTGATACCTTAAATGAATTTAGAAAAGATAAAAAATTTAGAATATTAGATGTTTTATATAACGAATCTAAAGGTGTTTGTTGGGCTAGAAATCAAGTACAACAATTATATGGTGGTGAGGAATACACACTTCAGATAGATTCACATATGAGATTTGAAAAAAATTGGGATGATGAATTTATTAAAATGGTTAAACAATTACAGAAAAAAGGATTTAAAAAACCTTTATTAACGGGGTATGTATCATCATTTAACCCTGAAAATGACCCGGCTGAAAGAATTAAAGAACCTTGGAGAATGGTGTTTGACCGTTTTATCCCCGAAGGTGCGGTATTCTTTTTACCTGAAACAATACCAGGTTGGGAACAATTAAAAGAACCTGTAACATCAAGATTTTACTCAGCTCACTTTGCCTTTACTGTAGGTCAATTTAGTACTGAGGTACAACACGACCCTGAATTTTATTTTCACGGAGAAGAGATTTCAATCGCCGCTAGAGCTTATACTCACGGATATGATTTGTTCCACCCACATAAAACATTGATTTGGCACGAATACACAAGAAAAGGTAGAACAAAACAATGGGATGATGATAAAGAATGGGTAATGAGAAATAATGTGTCACATAGTAAAAACAGAAAATTGTTTGGTATGGATGGCGAATTATCTGATGTTGATTTTGGTATTTACGGTTTTGGTACTGAGAGAACACTTAAAGAATATGAAATTTACTCAGGTTTAAGATTTTCAAGACGTGCGGTTCAACAATACACGTTAGATAAAAACTACCCACCAAATCCATTTATATTTGAAACCGAAGAGGAATGGGAAGATAGTTTTGCTACAATATTTAAACATTGTATTGATGTTGGTTATGACTCAGTACCTGAAACAGATTATGAATTTTGGGTAGTTGCTTTCCACGATGAAAATGATGAAACAATTCATAGACAAGATGCTGATATTAACGAAATTAATCGTATGAAAAATGACCCTGACGGATATTGTAAAGTATGGAGAGAATTTCAAACAACACATAAACCAAAGTATTGGGTTGTTTGGCCGTACTCGACATCTAAAGGATGGGGTGATAGATTAACAGGTAGTTTATAAAAATATTAAATAAAGTGAATGTTATAGCATCAAAAATATTTGGAGGTCTAGGTAACACAATGTTTCAAATAGCAACAGGATATTCAAAATCATTAGATGAAAATTCTGATTTTATTGTTGATATTACGGAACTTTATAATAATCATCACCCGATATCCAAATATGTTAACAATATCTTCCAAAGAATAAAATTATCATATAACAAAATACATTATGATGTATATAATGTTCCACATTTTCATTATTGTGAATTACCTAATTTTGATAGAAACATTAAATTATCAGGATATTTCCAAAGTGATAAATATTTTAAGAAAAACCGAGAAAAAATATTAGAGATTTTCGAGTGTAATAACGAAATTAAAGAAAAATTGTTAATTAAATATAATGATATTTTAAAAACTAAAACTTGTTCAGTTCATATTCGAAGAGGTGATTATCTTCATTTAAATAATTACCACCCTGTTTTATCTTTTGATTTTTATGAAGAATCTTATAATATTATTGGTGAGGATTCGACATATCTTATATTTTCAGATGATATTGAATTTTGTAAAACCAACTTTGACTTCATTAAAAATAAAATTTATATTGAAGGTTTAGAAGATTATGAAGAATTATACTTAATGTCATTTTGTGATAACAATGTAATTGCTAATAGTAGTTTTAGTTGGTGGGGTGCTTGGTTAAATAAAAAAGAAAATATCGTTATCTCCCCCCGTAAATGGTTTGGTCCGTCTTATAGTTCATACATAACAGACGACCTTTATCCTGATAATTGGTTAATAATATAAAAACACACATAATATGAACTTAAATGAAATACCAAAATTTGTCCTAAACTTAGAAAAAAGAACCGATAGATTAGAACATATTAAACAGGAAATGTCGTACATTGGGTGGGACTATGAATTATTTAAAGCGATTGACACAGGGTGTCATGTAGGATGTACATTATCTCATGTTGCCATTATTGATTTAGCGATTGAAAGAGATTATGAATACGTTATGGTAATTGAAGATGATTGCTCATTTTTACCTAACGCTAAATCATTTATAAAACAATTAAATGTTGTTTTAGAAAATACCGAATTTGGGATTCTAAATTTATCCCCAACACATAATCGACCTGTTGAAATTAGTGTGAAAGATAAAATGTTAATAGATATTACTAATTATCCACCAAAAGAAGAAATACATAGGGGTGTTTATGCGACAAATATGATTGTATATCATAAATCAATATATGAGAATGTTAAGGGAATTATAACTGAAAATTTACATGGTTATTACCCAATTGATGAGTATATTTATCTTAAAGTATTACCAATCAAACAAAGTTATTGCCCAATATTACCAATAGCCCCTCAAAAAAGTGATTTCTCAGATGTTACCCAAGGTAATTATAGTAATTTTTATCTACAAACATACAATTGGAACTTATATTCCCCATATAAAATAGATTCAGAATTTTTAAATTACGAATCTAATCAACAAATAAAAAAGAATAATATACATAAAGAATTTAATTATGTCAGTTAAAATTATAACATCAATTTATAGTGATTTATTTAGAACTAAATTTGGTGGTAGACCAAGTAGAGGTGGCCATTATAGATGGAGTTTATTATCATTATTAAAAATGTCTGATGCCGATTTCATTTGTTACACGTCGGAACGAGAAATTGAAGGATTAGAAACTTTTTTCTATGTTGAAAACAACGTAGATAGGGATAAATTAAAATTAGTAACATACGATTTAGAAAATCATTATTTTTTAGAATTATTTAAAAAATACAAAAACTATGATGCGTGTGATAAAAATGGTAGTGATAGATGTATCGAAATCCAATATATGAAATTTATATGGTTTAAAAACGAGGACATGTCATATGACCATTATTTTTGGTTTGATGCCGGTTTATCTCATTGTGGATTAATACCTAATAAACATTTATCAAAAACAGGAATTCATAATAGTCAATATTATTCAAGTGATTTGTTTAATAATAACTTTTTAAGTAATTTAATATCTAAAAGTGAAGATAAATTCACTATTGTTAGTAAAGAAAACGACAGGAATTATTGGTCGGGTACTGTTAACCCAAAACATTTTATTAATGGTTATGATAGAAGTAGACACGTAATTGGTGGTTTTTTTGGTGGTAAAAAAGAGTTATGGGTTAATGTGTTAGAATTATTTGAAAAGTATGTTAATGAGGTAACCGAATCGGATAATTACCTATATCACGAAGAAGATATTATGACATTAATGTTTAGAAATCATCCTGACTTATTTTTAAGTTATGAGTTTGACACTTGGTGGCATGAAGATGAAAGAATTGCCGGTCTTGTGATGGATGAACACTTAAAAATTAATAAAAGTTTTTATAAAATTTTAGAAGAATTAAATTAATATGGAAAAACTAACAATCGTTACAGGTTTATGGGATATTGGTAGAGAACATTTAAATAATGATTGGTCTCGTAACTATAAACATTATTTAGATAAACTATCTGATTTATTAAAGATTGATGTTAACTTAATCATTTTTGGTGATGAGAACCTTCAACAGTTTGTCAATAAAAACAGAGAAAATAGTAACACTCAATTTATTTTACGTAACACAGATTGGTTTAAAAACAATGATTATTACGATAAAATACAAAAAATAAGAAATAACCCTGAGTGGTCTAATCAAGTAAGTTGGTTAAAAGATTCTACACAATCCAAATTAGAGTTATATAATCCATTGGTGATGAGTAAAATGTTTTTACTTAATGACGCCAGAATTATGGATAAATTTAATTCTGATTATTTATTTTGGTTAGATGCCGGTATCACTAATACAGTTCATCCTGGATATTTTACTCACGATAAAGTATTAGAAAAATTACCTAAGTATTTAAAAAAATTCACATTTGTTGCGTTTCCGTATGACGCTGAAACAGAAATTCACGGATTTAATTATTCTGAAATTAACAAATACGCAGGGAACAAAGTTGAGATAGTTGGTAGAGGTGGTTTTTTCGGTGGTCATAAAGACACAATATCAAATATCAATGGTGTTTATTATTCATTATTAAATGAAACATTAAATAATGATTTGATGGGTACTGAAGAAAGTTTATTTTCAATTCTATTGTATAAACACCCTGAATTAACAAGCTTTTTTGAAATTGAAAAAAATGGTTTAATAGGTACGTTTTTTGAAAATCTAAAGAATGATAATTTAGAATTAAAACAAACAGTTCAAGTAATTTCTAACTTATCAAATAGTGTAACACCTTCAATATCACCAATTACATATCAAACTGTAGTTAATGATAAGGTTGGTTTATACGTTATCGGATTTAATAGTCCAAATCAATTACAAACATTAATTGATTCTATGTTAGAGTATGATAAAGATTTTATTGACAAACCAAGAAAAATATTATTAGATAACTCAACTGATTTAACAACAACACCTATTTATAGTGAGTTGTGTTCTAAATATGGTTTTGAACACATTAAAAAAGATAATTTAGGAATCTGTGGTGGTAGACAATGGATTGCCGAACATTTTGAAAAATCTGATTTAGAATATATGTTCTTTTTTGAAGATGATATGTTCTTCTACCCTAAAAAAGGTGAAGTGTGTAGAAACGGGTTTAATCGTATGGTTGATAACCTATATGAGAAATCAATTAAAATATCTAAGAACGAAAATTTTGATTTTTTAAAATTAAATTTCAGTGAGTTTTTTGGAGATAATTCAGTTCAATGGTCTTGGTATAATGTACCTCAAGTTGTTAGAGATGAGTATTGGCCTGAATACCCTAAGTTACCAGAACAAGGTACTGACCCTAACGCTCCTAAAGTGAGGTATGAAAATGTTAAATCATTAGATGGTGTACCATATGTTACAGGTGACATTTATTATTGTAATTGGCCTCAATTAGTCTCAAAATCAGGAAGTAAAAAAATGTTTTTAAATACAACTTGGGCTCACCCATATGAACAAACTTGGATGAGTTTTATGTATCAGGAGCTAAAGAAAGGTAATTTAAATTTTGGTTTGTTGTTATTAACACCAACCGAACATAACAGATTCGACCATTACAGTAGAGATTTAAGAAAAGAAAGTTAAAAGAGGTAGTAATACCTCTTTTGTTTTTTTAATATCAAACTATTTATAATTAAAAATAGTAGATGGATTTTTTTATAAAAAAAAATGCAACATTACCTTTATTAAAGTTACAAGTCGTTAATAACGGAAGAAGTGATTTTGATAATTTTATGAAAACAATAGAATTATCGGCAATCTTTTTTTCTATGGTGGATGTTGATACGGGAATACCTAAAATAAGTTCTAAACCAGGAGGATTTGTTGAGAAAACATTTATAGACCCTAATGCGGAACCTGAATATTATATATACTATCAGTTAACTTCAACTGACACTAACCGTGTTGGTAAATATGAAGGTCAATTTCTATTAAGAAGTGATGAGGGTGTTTTAATATTACCAATACGTGAAAAACTAAATGTTTACGTTCAGGAATCATTTATTGCTAACGATTTAACATACGAAAGTTGTTATGTGTCTGAATTCCCTTGTTGTGTTAATGGTCCTTATGTTACAACAACAACAACAACACCTTGTCCTAGTTGTGGTCCTCAAACAACACCAACACCAACAATTAGTGTAACACCAACAACAACACCAACAAGAACACCTACACCAACACCAACACCTTCATCAACACCAACTCAACAAGTATTTGATAATCCGGTTTTAATAGACCCTGACACTTATTTTGAGGTTGGTGAAAATCAATATTTAACATTTTAAAAATTAAAATAATATTTATATAAAAAAATAGAACAAATGAGTTTAACAGGGAAAACAATTAACGAATTACCTTTATTAGAAAGTTATAGTGCCGGTACTTATATACCTGTATACTATTTAGGTGAGACTTATAAATCAACACAAAATAATTTACAACCAATAACAAAATGGAGAGCGTTATTAACACAAACAGGTCCTCAAACATTTACAGGAAGTACTGACCCCAATTTATATGGTGGTTTAGTATTAAACGAGATTTATACTATAAATTCTTACACATCAGGTGATAATTTTTCAAATATCGCACAAGTGTTGTCAGGAGTTATCAACACAACAGGTTGTGTATTTAAAGTTACAGGTTCAACCTATACTGATTATTTTTTCCCAACGACTTGGGTTAGTTCTCAAATCACATCACAAGGTGATATGATTGTTAATGTTTTAGAAAACACATTAGGTTTTGATGTTATTGTGGAATATCCGGGATTTGGTGTGTTAAACGGTGTGGTTGTTTTTTATCCGGACTTACCAACAGGTGGTTTTTTACCTGATAGGAGTTTCATAAATGCTCAACCAACAATACCTTATGATTTTTCACCAACAATACCTAACATATTAACAACTATTGATAGACAAATATTAGCTGGTGTTATGTATATTTTAGACCCAGGTTCAGGTCTTGTATCAAATAACCTAAATAACACACCTGTAGAAATAATCGTTTATAAATAAAAAAATTATGTTTAAAAAAATACAAAGAAATATAGACCAAAAATTTTTATTGTCGTTAGATGAAAATATATGGGTTGATAATATTAATGAAAGTAAAATGTTTAATATTGACGAATTTAAAAATATTATGAGTTTACTATTAAACACATATCAAGAAAATGATTTAAAAATATACACATCTTTTAACCTAAGAAGAAATTGACAATGACCCATTTTAATCATATACTTTATTTAGTAAGGTAAATGTCGTTTGGTTACGACAGCTAATGGACCATTTAAAATAAAGTATATGATTAGTGAAGAAGAAATCAAATCATTCCTAGAAGGGAATGACCCTGAAGAACATATCGTCGCTATAGAATTTGACTATGCGGGTGATTGTGTTTACAAAATCAAAGAGATTCCTGGGAAAGGAAAAGAAATCAAAAAAGATACGTTTACCGCATTTGCGTGGGTTGGAGATTTAAGAGGATTAAATTTTTATAACTCCTCTAAACACGAACAAAAAGCCGGTATGTCAAAACATAACATCATCATTGAGCGTTTAAGAACTGAGAATGAAGATGGAACCCCCAATGAAAGATTAGAAGAAGGATTAAAGTATTTGGTTAAATCTTTAAAAGGTTACCGTTCATTAATTCAATTCTTCAAAGAAGGTGGATTAGAACCTTGGGGTGAAAAATCAAAAGATAGAATTATGATTCTACCACCGGTAGAACAATACTTAATTTCACGAGAAAAAAGATTATTTAAAGGATTCGAAGAATACAATGACCTTACGAGGTTTGGATTCGACTTAGAGACGACCGCATTAGAACCTAAAGACGGTCGTATCTTTATGATTGGAATAAAAACCAATAAAGGATTCAAGAAAGTAATCGAATGTCCTGATGATGATTCAGAACGTAGAGGTCTTGTGGAATTCTTCAATATTATTGATGAACTTAAACCAAGTATTATTGGTGGGTATAACTCAGCAAACTTCGATTGGTTTTGGATATTCGAAAGATGTAAAGCTCTTAATATTGATATTAAAAGAATCTGTAAGACATTAAACCCTAAACACTCAATTAAACAATCTGAGAACTTATTAAAGTTAGCGAATGAGGTTGAGAGATACAACCAAGTTGGTATGTGGGGATATAATGTTATTGATATCATCCACTCTGTTCGTAGAGCTCAAGCAATCAATTCAGGTATTAAATCTGCGGGTTTGAAGTATATTACCAAATATATTGATGCTGAAGCTAAAGACCGTGTATATATCGACCACTTAGATATCGGACCTTTCTATGCGAAGAAAGAAGAATATTGGTTAAATGTTGAGAACGGTAACTATAAAAAAGTTGGGTTTAGTGAAAAGATTGATGAGGTTTGTGAACGTCATCCTGATGTTTACATTAAAACAACAGGTGATGATTTAGTTGAGCGTTATCTTGACGATGACCTTGAGGAAACGTTATTGGTGGATGAGGAATTCAACCAAGGAACGTTTCTATTAGCATCCTTAGTTCCAACAACTTATGAACGTGTATCAACAATGGGAACCGCAACATTATGGAAGATGATTATGTTAGCGTGGTCTTATAAACACAAATTAGCAATCCCCAAGAAACAAGAGAAAAGGGACTTCGTAGGAGGACTTTCTCGTCTCTTAATGGTTGGTTATTCGAAAGACGTACTAAAACTCGATTACTCGTCTCTATATCCATCAATTCAGTTGGTTCACGATGTGTTCCCTGAGTGTGACGTTACAGGTGCGATGAAAGGAATGTTAGCATATTTCCGTAACTCTCGTATTATGTATAAAAACTTGGCGAAAGAATGGGAAAGTAAGGATAAAAAGACATCACTTAAATTTGACCGTAAACAATTACCGATTAAGATTTTCATCAACTCCCTATTCGGTGCGTTATCCGCACCACAAGTATTCGCTTGGGGGGATATGGATAAAGGTGAGAAGATTACTTGTACCGGTAGACAATACCTAAGACAAATGTTGTTGTTCTTTAGAAAACGTGGTTACACTCCACTTGTATGTGATACCGATGGTATGAACTTCTCATTACCTGAAGGTGGTGTTGACGATAGAAAATATGTTGGTAAAGGTCTGAATTGGTTAGTTAAAGAAGGTAAAGAATACACAGGGTATGACGCTGATGTTGCTGAGTTTAATGATTTGTTTATGAGAGGTGCTATGGGTCTTGACTGTGATGGAACTTGGAAATCTTGTATCAACTTAGCAAGAAAGAACTACGCAACTATGGAACACAAAGGGAAAGTTAAATTAACAGGTAATACTATCAAATCTAAAAAGTTACCATTGTATATTGAGAAATTCTTAGACAAGGGGGTTAACCATTTGTTAGAAGGTCAAGGTAAAGAATTTGTTGAGTGGTATTATGAATACGTAACTAAAATATTTAACCAAGAAATCCCGTTGATGCAAATTGCCCAACGAGCAAAAGTTAAATTATCAATTAAAGATTATTTAACAAGAACAACACAAAAGACTAAATCAGGTGGGTCAATGTCAAGAATGGCACATATGGAATTGGCAATTAAACATAATATGAACACTCAGTTAGGTGATGTTATCTATTATGTTAACAATGGTATTCGTCCGTCTCACGGTGATGTTCAAAAAGTTAACAAACCAAAAAATGGTTGGAAACAAGAACAACTTGATTTGTTTAACACAAATAATGAAAGTTATAAAGAAATGGAAAAATTTCTACTTAAAAATGGTTGGGAAAAATCTTGGTCTGAAGATAACTGGGTTCGTAGTGACGCGAATAATAAAGAAGCTAACACAGGTGTCCCTACGGATGTTGCTTATAGATTCGCAAACGGTGATACTATGGAGTCGGCGGTTAAGTTAAATTGTTACATACTAAACACATCAGATATCGAGAATAACCCTGATATGTTAGGTGAATATAATGTTCCGAGAGCTATAACAACATTTAATAAACGTATCGAACCGTTATTGATTGTTTTTAATGAAGATGTTAGAAAAAACTTATTAGTTACTGACCCTGAAGATAGAGGTTTCTTTACTACTGACCAATGTCAGTTAACTAATGGTCAACCGTTTAAACCTGAAGACCAAGACACTGTTGAGGATTTATTAACAATTACTGAGAAAGAAGTTGAATTTTGGAATAACATTAATGTTAGTCCTGATTACATTTATGATTTGGCTAGTGATGGTTATGAGGTGTTTGTATAATTTCACAGAGGGAAGTCAATTTCCCTCTGTGAACTTAACTAGTTCAGTTTCAATCCGTCAGACGACACAATATACCAAGTCCCCTCAATATGTAAGAACTCAACACAAGAACCTATTTCCATTAATATTTCGTCGTATTCTTCATCAATACTACCAACTAATGGTGATACTAATATTCTCGATAACGCTTTAATTCTGATATGATTAGTAGTGTTTGAATCAAGTTGTAATCGACAATTTTCAACATCTTTAACAACTATAAAATATTCACCATCAGTTTTATAAACCTCATCTCTAACAATTCGGCTAATAGGATTACCAATCCCTCTTAAATAATATTTTTCACTAATTCGTTTTTTGTCAGTATTTCTTGGATGTTCCATATTAAATAACATAGATACCTCTCGGCATCGCTCTAAATTTTAAATGTTTATTTAAATTTTCAGCTAGTAAAGCTTCACGTTCCATAACTTTATCAGGTTTTAATCTTGTTAATTTACCTTCAGCACCCGTTAACTCTTCAATTAATTTAGTTTTTTCATCTTTACCTTCAGTTGCTAAAGTTTGATAATCCATAGTTAATTCAGAATCAGGTGTTTTTAAGTTACCACTATATTTACCTCTAACTTTTGATAAAGTTTCTTTACAAGACGCAACAAACCAACGTCTAACCCAAACTTGTGCTGGTTGATTTAAATCTGTCCAATTCATTTTATCGAAAGGTACGTCTGACGGTAATTTGATTATATCAGGATTATCTTTTAAACACTTGTCTCTATCATCAGGACCCGCATCATAATAATGATACCAAACTTTACCTCTCATCATTGTGGAATTACCAAAGTCAAATTTACCACCCGGTGTATTCATTAAATGTAATGCTTTTTTACCATCAGGTAATGCGGTTATCTTATAAGTTAATTCACCTGTTATAATCCTTCTTTGTATATTAATCTCTTGCATTCTCAATAACATATCGAATGCCGGCATTAATAAGAAACTACCACCTGTATTACCCATTTGAGCGAGACCACCCCCACCACCAAGTCCACCACCGGCACCTAAAGCACCGAAAGACCAAGGGTCAAACATTGCGTTATTTAATTCTGCTGGTGAAAACCACAAAATTTCATTAATTTCTCTATTAGCCGGAATTTCGTATATTTGTTGATTTCTTTGTAATTCAATATAATCTTTTTTCAATACCCAATCACCACCGGCTTGTAAACCAACTATCTTAGAATATGCGTACGTATATCTTGTTTCATAATCAATACTTTTAGTAACAAACGCTTTAGATAACGATTGAGTATCTAAGTTCAAATTATTTAAGGAAGTCCATTGTGATTCTGTTAACCAATTTTGGATTTGCTCCGAATAATCATCAATAGAGAATTCTAAAAGAGTGTCCATTTGTTCATCATCTAATTCGACTGAACGTAATGGTGCTCCAAGTAAGTGCCTAACTTTACGATATAACTCACTTCTATGTGGTTCTGAAATTACTGCCATGATAGTGTTTTCTATATAAATATCAATCTACTGTGTAAATTAAATTGTTTTCAGGAAAAACAAAAGTTCCATTAACAATTTTAGAATCACTATTTTTAAAAACTAAAATCTGTTCTTTACTGTTCGCAAAAATTAATAAGTCGGTATTATATTTTTTAACATTACCAGAACCAAAAACAGTAACAAAACCGTTGATATTTTTTGTGTAAGTAAATGGTTTGATTTGTGCGGTGTTGTTTACTCCGTCAATAATTATTTCACAATCAATACCACCAATCATATCTTCACGACTACCTAATTGACCTACCTTAGTAACATTTTTTTCACCAAAAATTGGTTTTAATTTTTTAACCACCAAATCTTCTCTAACATCACCCCACTTATTAGTTTGGTTTAAGATTGACATTAAATTTAAAAATGTTGATGATTCAGTGTTGAATATTCTTTCTTTAAATTTATCAATGATACTAACAAATTTATCTGTTGCATTATTTTGTTCTGTTTTTGATTTACCAATTAAATAAATTGGACTAATACCTTTCTTTTTTAGAACTGTATTAATATCGTTTAATAACACACAGAAACAACTGTAATTAGTGTTTAATTTATTAATAACGGACCTACCTTGATTTTCTAAGTCATAAATACCTGACATTTCACCTTCACCATATTCATTAACTCCATAGTAGTTATCAGGAAATACTTCTTTAAGAATTCTATCTATTGATTGTTTGTAGATGTATTTTACAGTGGGGTTTGAATTAAAAACCTTTCTAATTTCTTCAGTAATAGAAGGACTACATTTTTCAGATTTTTGTTCCATAATTAATTGATTAATCCTAACACTTTCAGTTAACGTTTTATTAGTTTTCATTGAGTAAAGTTGGTTAACAAATTCCCAATTCACACACTTCCAAAAGTTTTTAATATACTCGTCTCTTTTGTTACGGTATTTTAAATAATAGGCGTGTTCCCATAAATCAAGCCCTAACAAAGGATAACCCCCATTCTTAATGATATTCATTAATGGATTATCTTGATTTGGTGTCGTTATAATTTTTAATGTCTTATTACTTGATAAAACCAACCAAACCCATCCTGAACCAAACCCATCTTTAGCAACTTCCTCAAATTTAGTTTTAAAATTCGCTAAAGTTTTAAATTGTGATATAATTTTTTTGTAAACTTCACCTGATGGTTTTTGTGTGGTTGGTGTTAACATCTTCCAAAACAACGCGTGGTTAAAAGCACCACCGGCATTGTTTCTAATTGTTTTATTGTACTTACCAATATTTTTAATAATATCCTCAAGTTCCAAATCACCGTATTTCCCTTTTGATAACGCTTTATTTAACTTCTCAACATATCCTTTATAATGTTTATTATAATGGTATGACATCGTTTCCGCATCAATAAATTGTTTTAAGGCAGTATAGGAGTATGGTAACTTTTCAATTCCAATTTTCTTCATTTCAGTTAAGAACAATTCTTTGTTTTTCTTAACTTCAATCTCATTTAGTTGTTTATTTATTATTTCAACTTTTTTTTCGATTACATTCATATCGCTTATTTTATATAACATAAATAAGCGGAAGGGTTGAATTATCTCCTTTGATTTATGAGATTCATCATCTGTTCTACAATGTCACCTTTCTCAATATTATCCCCCATTACCGTTTCAAAGATATTTTTCTTGTTTGTTAACATATCGTAAATTATACCCTCAATAGTGTTTTCAAATATTGGGTAATAAACTGATACGTTAGACTTTTGTCCGTATCTATACGCTCGGTCTTCAGCTTGTGAATGGTCTGAAGGGACGAATGATAAGTCATTCATAATACAAGCCTCACCAGCGGTGAGAGTAATTCCAACACCCGCAGCTTTCAAGTTTCCAACAAACACTTTGATTTTTTCGTTCTCTTGGAATTGGTCCACAGCATATTGTCTTTGTGGTTTAGTACAAGAACCATCTAAATAAACTGATTGTTTACCAAAGTGTTCGTGTATCTTTCTCAAAGTATCAGTAAAGTTAGTAAAAATAATAACTTTCTTACCTTGTTCTATAATATTTTCGGCTAGTTCTATTGTTTGCTTTATTTTCTCTTCCGCAATTATCTGTCTAACTTTCATTAACCTACTAAACTGTATTGTTAATGATTTAGACTCTTCTTTTTTATTTTCATACCAATCATAGTATTCCCCAACTTCTGTTTCGTATTCTTTCGATTTTAATCTAAGATAAACGGGGGTTATGATTTTATCAGGTAAATCTAATACATCCTCTTTCAATCTCCTCAACACCTGTCTTGATGTACGGTCTCTTAGTTCTTCTAAATTAGACGCCCCTGACACATTCCAAATTTTTCGTTTTCCCGCATTAAATTGGTAACCTTGACAGTATCTAATAGCATAAGCCATCCAATTTTGTGCCACGGGACTTTCGATTATATTTAATAGATTAAAATAGTTCATCGGTCTTGAGGTCATAGGCGTTCCTGTTAATAACCAAACTCGATTGATGTCTTTTGCAAAACTATTAATTAATTTTGTTCTCTGTGCCTGGGCGTTCTGTATATAGTGAGCCTCATCAATGATAACTAAATCAAAATTACTTTGGGTAATTAATGAATTTTGTTTATCTTTGAGGTCGTAAAAGTTTTTAATAATGTCGTAATTAACAATCACAAAATCGTGTTCCGTTGAGAAATTCTTACCTTCACAAATGTACACAGGTCTGTCAGAATAATTCTCAATTTCTCTTTGCCAATTTATCTTTAAAGTTGCGGGACAGATAATCAATATCTTTTTTGCATCTGTTTCTAACGCCGCTATAATTGTTGAAGTTGTTTTACCTAACCCCATATCATCTGCTAATATGTATCGTTTAGAACCCGCTAATGATTCGATTGCAATTTTCTGATGTTCTAATGGGGGTCGGTGAGAATACTTCGTGTAATCAACATTAATATCTTCAGTTCTATGAGTTTTTAATAACGCACCTTTTGGTAACCACAAATCACGAATAGTTTCACTTTCAAAAAACTTACCCCAAACATGATATGATTTATCTTTCTCAACCAATAATTTCTCAACCCACATTTCTTTTGGAATTTCAGTGAATAAATTATCGTTAGCAATTTTTTTTGCAAAGTAAGGGTCTAACTCAACCCATTTTTTTGCAACTTTTGGTTGTGTTTCTGAATAATTGATAATATAATCTGATTGAGACCTAGTTGGGTAAAAGTTTTTATTTTTTTCTTTTTGATTTTTTAACTTAATTATATAGTTGTTTGCTCCTGAGTATGATTCAAGTAACTTTATCGCTTTCTGTTCTATTGTAATTATTTTATCTTCCAAAACAATCTGTTTGTTATAAAATAATAAATATTATGATATTTATCAATATGTCTAACAATAGAATTCCAATAAATCGTTTAGGTAAATTCTTCGGTGGTGAAGATTATAACCTTGATATTAATATGGGTGAAGAGTGGTTACACGGTGATATGAACTTTACACTAGTATTATATCGTATTGACCGAATTAAAACTAAAACTGATGATGTTTATGGTGAAACGGTTAGTGATGGTATTAAATTTTTATCACCTGTCGAGTTTAAAGGTTATGTTCAAGTATTAGCACCTGAGAACAAAATGATTGGTAATTCTAAGATAGAGCAGTTTGAACCGGGTAATATTAAAGTAGGTGTTTACCAAAAACATTTAGATGAGTTAGGTATTGATATTGATTTTGGTGATTATATAGCATATTACGAAACTGAAGATGTTGTTAGATATTACACGGTTAATAATGATGGTAGGATTGTTTCTGACAACAAACATACTTATGGTGGTTACAAACCATTCTATCGTAGTATTGTGGCGTCACCTGTTACTAATAATGAATTTAGAGGGTTATAAATAACAAATGGCATTACCAAAGAAAAATAATATTAAAAAGAATCTTCCATTAACGGAAGAAAAAACTTTATTACCAAGAAGGTATGAATTATTGGAAAAGATTAATAGGGATGGAACTTACCTCCCTAAATCATTATTGCATGCCGATTTAGATAAAGGTTTTTTAGATTTTGTAAAAAATGAATTGAAAACTGTTATTGAAGGTAAAACAATCCCAATGGTTGATATTTTAATAACAACACAAAATTGGTCTCAATTTGTTGAAACTTGGGATATCCAAAATCTCGATAAGAATGTTGAACCTCCATTTATAACTGTTGTTAGAATTCCTGAAGTTAAATTTGGGACTAACCCTTCCACCGTATATAACATTCCAAATAGAAGACAATACTTTTATGCTCAAGTTCCAACTTGGGACGGTCAAAGAAATGGTATGGATATTTACAAAATACCTCAACCTGTTCCTGTTGATATACAATATCAAGTTAAGATTGTGTGTAACAGAATGAGGGAATTAAATAAGTTTAATCAAATTGTATTAGAAAAATTCGCATCAAGACAAGCCTACGCAAATATTAAAGGACATTACATTCCGATTGTAAATATGGGTATAAACGATGAGTCTGTTAATGATTTAGAAAAAAGAAGATACTATGTTCAAAGTTATGACTTTACAATGTTAGGGTTTTTAATTGATGAGGATGAATTTGAAGTTTCTCCAGCAATAAATCGTTTATTACAAGTTTATGAGGTTGACACTAATAAATCAAGAAAACAAAATAAACCAAATACTAATCCTAACAGTACTGAACTAAATGTATTGTTTGTTGTTGGTAACAATACAATAACTCAATTATTTGAGTACAATGTTAATTTAAACTTAGGTGATATGGTTAACGTAACCACTTTTGAGGTTTATATTAATAACCAATATTATGGAAATGACGTTAGTGAAATTCAAATTAACTATGGTGATATATTGAGAATTGTTGTAACAAAAAAAGATAACACAATTGATTCGACGATTAAATTTAACAACGAGTTACTTTAATTTTCACCGTAAATATCCTTTTTATCTTTACACTTTTCAACAATTAATTTCTCTAAAAATCGGTATATTTTTATACCTCTTTTATCACAATAGTTTTTCAAAATTTCGTGAACCTCTTCACTAATTTTTAAATTTTTTACTTTTTTATTATCTTCAGACATAGTATAAAAAAGGAAGAAAATATTCTACCTAAAATATAAATAGTTCAATCAAAGTAAAGTATTTTGGTTTTTTTCTGAATATTTATGAAATAAATAAATCTTTTTAGAAAAAAACAAAAAATAATGGCAACAAACAGTAAAGTATTCGTTTCGCCAGGTGTTTATACTTCTGAAGTTGATTTGAGTTTCGTAGCTCAAAGTGTAGGGGTAACTACATTAGGTGTTGTAGGTGAGACTTTGAAAGGTCCCGCTTTTGAACCTATCTTTATCCGTAACTTTGACGAATTCTCAACATTCTTTGGAGGAACTTCACCTGAGAAATTTGTAAACACTCAAATTCCTAAATATGAAGCAGCATATATTGCTAAATCTTATTTACAACAATCAAATCAATTGTTCGTAACTAGAATTTTAGGTCTTTCGGGTTATGACGCAGGTCCTTCTTGGTCAATTAAAACGGTTGCGAATGTTGACCCAACAACGATAGTACCAATGTGTGAACCGGGTGCACTTCAAACAATTAATTGTGAGTTAGTATGTACTAATTATTTGAATTCAGCATTTACAATGACTTTCACAGGTTGTACTAATGGAACATCAAGTATTTCAATTACAAATGTTTCACCATTCCCACCTGAATTAAACGCAAAATTAAATTTACCTTTTGAACAATTTAATGGTGATGTTAGTACGTTGATGAGTCAAATTAAGACACAAGTGTTTAATACAATGGTTACACCATCAACATCAGGTAGTTCAATTTATTATTTTGGTGCTGTCCCTAATGAATATTATACAGGTAACACAAGTAATGGTTATAGTGCAAGAACTGATGTATTTGAAGTTACAAATCTTATTTCAGAAGAAATTGATTATACTGATAGATTAAATGATGCTTGGTATTACGCTATGTTCGATAATATCGGTGGTGGTCAATACACAGGTTCATCTTTCTACACTTATGTAACAGGTTTAACACAAACATCAAGTGCTTCAAACTGTGCATCTTTCTACAATTATAGTGTGAACGGTCACGTAACTACACTTGAAATTAACAACGGAGGTTCAACTTATTCAAACGCAACTAACGTTGCAACAACAACAACAGGTAATGGTGTTGGTTTAACAGTTAATATTGGTGTTGATAGTGGTGTAATAACAGGTGCAACTGTTTATTCTGCTGGTACAGGTTATCAAGTTGGTGATACTGTAACAGTGGCCGGTGGTGATGGAACGGCAATTTTAGATATAGTTGCAATTTCTTCAACAGTTGGTAACATTAATTACAATACAAAAGAAATATTTGTTTATCTTCCTGATAACTTATTAATTTCACCAACACAAATAGTATCATCATTCAGTGCTTGTACGTCAAATGTTAAAATAGGTGCGGTAGCACAAGTAAGTGGTGATACTTCAAATGATTTTACAACTTGTTTAACTTATACATTAACATCTGAGGATAATACAGTAACTAATAATTGGTTAGTATGTGTTACAAATGATGACCCTTGTAATCCAGCATCTACAGGTACAATAGGTAGTATTAACACAGGTACAATTACAAATTGTTTCACTGGTACAGTTGTTGGTAATTTAGTATATTATGACGGTGAATCGTATAAAGATTATGACGATTTAGTTGTTACAACTTTACGTTCAAGAGGTTTAGCTAATTATAGTGATGATGATGGTGCGGTTTATGAAGTATCTGGTTTAACTCAAGTAAGTTTAGATATGTCAGGTGTTTATTCAGGTGTAACTAAAAACCCTTACTTAACATTCTTAGTTAATGCAACAGGTAGAACAGGTACTCAATATTCATTTGAAACTTCATTATCTAATTCTGACGCTAAATACGTTACTAAATTATTTGGTATGAGTAACTTTAGTAAAGATAGAACATCAGTTCCATTATTTGTTGAGGAAAGATATCAAGCTTTATTAAATTACGGTTGGAGAAAAGGTTTTATTAGAGGTTTAAATCCTAATTTAACGGCTTTACCTAATGCTAGACAAGGTAGTGACCCATCATCAATAGGTTTCTATTTAGAGAAATATCAATCACCTGAATCACCTTGGGTTGTTTCAGAATTAAGAGGTAACAAAGTTTACAACTTGTTCAAGTTCACTACAATTTCAGATGGTTACGCAGCTAATATGGAAATTAAAATTTCTATTGCGAATATCTCATTTGGTAATGGTACATTTGACGTAATGGTTAGAGATTATTTTGATACCGATTCTGCACCACAAGTTATTGAGAAATTCACTAACTGCTCGATGGACCCAAATCAAAATAACTATATCGCGAAAAAAATCGGTACACTTGACGGTGAATACCAATTAAATTCGAGATATGTTATGGTTGAAGTTAACGAGGAGGCACCAATAGATGCGTTACCTTGTGGTTTCGATGGATATAATACAAGAACATACAACGGAGCACGTTCACCTTTCCCAATTTTCAAAACTAAATATGACTTTCCTGGTGAAGTTATCTATAACCCACCATTTGGTTTATCATCAGGTGCTGATGATACTATCAAAACTGCGGGTGATAATGTTAGAAGAACATATTTAGGTTTTTCAGATACAGTTGGTTACGATATTGATTTTGTTAATTATAAAGGTAAACAATTACCGTTAGATATTTGTACGGCAGTTTCAGGTAATATTTGGGATACTAAAACAAAAGGTTACCATATGGATAACAGAGCGTCAGCAATTACGATTAATAACACATTCTACGAAAAAGTATTAGACCCACAAACTAACAAGTTTGTTATGTCAGCAATCACAAGTGCAACAACTAAGTTCTTTACTGGTAATGCTGAGTTTAGTTCTGACCCATCAAATGAATCTAACCCTTACTACAGACTTTACGCACGTAAATTCACATTAGTAGTAGGTGGTGGTTTTGACGGATGGGATATCTATAGAGATTCAAGAACAAATACTGATAGATTTGCATTAGGTAGAAATGGTTACTTAAAAGGCTCTTGTCCTTCAGTTAAATACCCTACAGCTACAGGTTGGGGAGCATTTAAACAAATCACTGTTGACGATAACACTCAAGATTGGGGTAATACTGACTATTACGCTTATTTATTAGGTCAAAGAACTTTTTCTAATCCTGAAGCGGTTAATATTAACGTATTTGCAACTCCTGGTGTTGACTATATAAACCATTCAGATATCGTTGAGTACGCAATTGATATGATTGAAAATGATAGAGCGGATTCAATCTATATCACAACAACACCTGATACTCTAATGTTTACACCAACATTTAGTCCTGATGATTTAATTTACCCTCAAGAGGCGGTAGATAACTTAGAAGGAACCGGTATTGATTCTAACTACACCGCAACATACTACCCTTGGGTATTAACGAGAGATAGTGTTAATAATACTCAAATTTATTTACCACCAACTGCTGAGGTAACAAGAAACTTAGCGTTAACAGATAACATCGCGTTCCCTTGGTTCGCAGCGGCAGGTTACACAAGAGGTATCGTAAATGCGGTTAAAGCTCGTAAGAAATTGACTCAAGAAGATAGAGATACTCTTTATAAAGGTAGAATTAACCCAATCGCGACATTCTCTGACGTGGGTACAGTAATTTGGGGTAACAAAACTCTTCAAATTAGAGAATCAGCGTTAGACAGAATAAACGTAAGAAGATTGTTATTACAAGCTCGTAAATTGATTTCAGCGGTTTCAGTGAGATTGTTGTTTGAACAAAACGACCAAAAAGTAAGACAAGATTTCTTAAATGCGGTTAACCCTATCTTAGATTCAATTAGAAGAGACAGAGGTTTATACGATTTCCGAGTTACTGTATCGTCAGACACTGCTGATTTAGATAGAAATCAAATGACAGGTAAGATTTTCATCAAACCAACTAAATCATTAGAGTTCATTGATATCACATTCTACATTACACCGACAGGAGCATCGTTTGAAAACATATAACAAACAACTCTATAATAAAAAGGGAGACTAGTTCTCCCTTTTTTTTATAACATAATATTTATAGGTATGAGTAATAGAAATTTAATTAAAAAAATATTAAAAGAGGTTGCCGAAGAAAGAAATTTAAGATTATATGCTTTAGATTGGGATGATAATATTTTAGGAATGCCAACTAAAATTTATCTTAAAGATGAAGAGGGTAACTCTGTTGGTATGCCAACGGACCATTTTGCGGAATATAGACATTTAATAGGTAAAGAACCTTTTGAATATGAAGGGTCAACTATATTAGGTTTTGATGAAGACCCGTTTAGAGATTTTACACATCCAGAAACGTTTTTAAGGGACACTATTAAAGCGGTTAAAAATAATAGATTTTCCCCAAGTTTTGAGAAATTCAAAGAAACATTAATTTATGCAAATCCATTTTCAATTATCACGGCAAGAGGTCATAGTCCAAAGGTAATTAAAAAAGGTGTTAAATTATTTATCAACATCGCATTAACACCGGAAGAAAAACAAGAAATGATTAGTAACATCAAAGACGTTTTGGACTTCGAAGAAATTGGAGGTTACTATAAAACAGGTGATTTAGACGATTCTCAATTGATTGACGTGTATTTAGATGAAAAAGGTGATTACTACCCTGTATCATCAAAAGAATTCGGTCAGAGGTTTAAATTGGATTCAAGTAAAGGAGCGTCTAGTCCGGAACATAATAAGAAATTAGCATTATCAGACTTTTTAGACCAAGTATATTATAAAGTAGGTCGATTAATTGATAGTGGTAAATATGGTTCGGTTTCATTAGGATTTTCAGATGACGACATAAGTAATGTTAGGAGTATGGTTCAACACATAGAAGATGAACTTTCAAGAGTTTATCCTGAAATACATTTTGTTGTGAAAGATACTTCTGAAGGTGGAATGAAAAAAATAGTTATAACTAGACTTAACAATGAGGCAGACTCTGAGTCTTTACTAGAAAATTATATGATTAATAAAATATTAAGCTATTTATAATAAATTAATATATTAAAATAATTAACTAGAATATTTATAACTAGATTACTAGAATTATAAAAAAAATAAAAATAAAAGTCAATAGAAAAATATTTCAAAGACTATTTATATACAAAAATAAACATAAAAATTAAAAATAAGATAAGATGGCTGATTTATTAATGAAAATGCCGATACCATATGAACCTAAAAGACAAAACAGGTTTATTTTACGTTTCCCTTCAACATTAGGAATTAACGAATGGTTTGTGGAAAGTACGGCTAGACCTAAATTAACTATTGGAGCAACTGAGATTCAATTCTTAAATACTTCAACTTGGGTTGCGGGTCGTTTTAACTGGGGTGATATAAATGTTAAATTTAGAGACCCAATCGGACCTTCGGCATCACAAGCGTTAATGGAATGGGTTCGTTTATGTGCGGAATCAGTAACAGGACGTATGGGTTATGCTGCAGGTTATAAGAAAAATATCGACTTAGAACTTTTGGACCCAACAGGTGTTGTTGTTGAGAAATGGATTTTAGAAGGTGCTTGGTTATCAAGTGTTGACTTTGGTTCGTTAGGTTATAGTACTGATGGTATTGCTGAGATTAATGCAACATTGAGACCTGACCGTTGTATATTAGTGTACTAATTAAATTATTCAAATATAATTTCAATCCACGTAACTTGGTTTGCGTGGATTTTTTTGTTATATACTTTATATAAAAAAAAAGTAAATTATATTAAAAAAAAAGATATAATATGGAAATGAGAAACTTACATGATTTAATCATACGGGACCAATATGATGGTGGTGGACGTTGTGATGACACTAAAGGGATTGTTATTAAAAACCTAATCATTGAAACTAATGCTCAATTATGTGTTGAAATTGGTGTTTTAAAAGGAGCTTCGTTAATGTACTTTGCAGAAGCATTAGAAATCACTAAAGGTAAAGTAATTGGTATTGACCCATATTCAATGGAAACATTATATAATGAAATACCCGATAAAGAAATACAAAAATATACTTATGAGGTTTTATTTAACGAGCAAATTGTATTAGACAATTTGTATAATGGTTTGTCAAAAGTTATAAGTGAAAATAATTTAGAAAACACAATATCATTGGTTAGAAGTAAATCAGAAGATTACTATACCAATATAGAAAAAGAATCTATTGATATTCTTCATATTGACGGGAATCACGACGAAGAATTTGTAACTAAAGATATCCAATTTTACTTACCTTTAGTTAAGAAAGGTGGTTATATTATTATGGATGATACTACATGGCCGGGAGTAATTAATTCAATTAACAATCATTTAAATAATCAAACAGTTCTAATTAATTCGTATAACGAATATTCGGTTCACAAAAAAATTTAAAATAATTAATACATTTAGTTATTCAAATATAATTTCAATCCACGTAACTTGGTTTGCGTGGATTTTTTTGTTTTATACTTTATATAAAAAGTATGTGAATTATATTTAAAAAAAAGACATAATATGGAAATGGATGAAAATACTTTAAAGGCAGCGACCGAAGGTTTAACTTTACCACACGACGTTATTAAATTACCAACACAAGGTATTTTTTATAAGTCAAAAAAATCATCATTAAAAGTTGGTTATTTGACGGCTAGTGACGAAAACTATTTAATGAGTAATGATAATAAAGAAAATATTGTAATTTCATTATTAAGAAATAAAATATATGAACACGATTTAAGACCTGAAGAACTTATTGAAAGTGATGTTGAATCTGTTTTAATATTTTTACGAAATTCATCTTTCGGACCTGAATATAAACTTAATTTGGTTGACCCTAAAACAAATAAATTGTTTGAGCATACTGAGATTATTGATACTTTGGCTTTAAAAGAATGTGAATTAAAACCAGATGAAAATGGTACATTTAGTACTGTCTTACCAAAATCAAATGTTGAGGTTAAATTAAGACCGATAACTTTTTATGAATCAGTTGAGTTGGATAAGTTATCTGAAAAATATCCAAAAGGGGTTACTGCACCAATTATTACACATCGTTTAATGAAAGAGATTGTTTCTATTGAAGGAAACTCTGACCTTGGAAACATATCTCAATTTGTTACTACACTACCTATTATGGATTCAAAACATATTAGAAAAATATTAAGAGAAAATGTTCCTCAATTGGATTTAAAAAGACAAGTATACGCCCCGTCAGGAGAATTGGTTACATTTAATGTATCCTTTGGGGTGGACTTTTTTCGCCCTTTCTTCTGATTATGGAAAACATTTAATAGAGGAATATTATTTAATGTCAAAAATATTAAGGACACAATATTCCGAATTCCTGAAAATCCCTACTTACATACGAAAATATATCATAGATAGAATAATTGAAGATAATACACCAAAGACTTAAATTACGTCTTTGGTGTATTTATTTATAAAACATATTAATTATGGAAGATGAAGAATCAGTAGGCGGTATGGCTGAAGGATTGGCCGGTAAAAGTAAAAAAGTACAAGAAATTTTAGATAGTAATACCAAAATTGGGAGTATTATGAAAGAAGTTACTGCGGCGGAAGAATCTTATTCTAAACTCGCGAAACAAATGGGTGTCGGTCGTGAATCGGCTGAGGGGATAAAACGTGCGATGACTGATGCGTATTCTGAGGTTGCTAAGTTAGGTGGTAGTGCTGAGAGTATTGAAGAAATGCACAAAGGACTCATTGAAGCGACAGGTAGGAACATATTATTAGCGACTGATTATCAAGACGATTTATTCGCAGCTGCTGAAGTTGCAGGTCAAAGTACTTCAACTTTAACAAAGGCGTTTGTTGATGCGGGTTACAGTGTGTATAACATTGGTGAAGAAATGAATGGTGTTTTTAACACTGCTCGTGAGATGGGTGTGAGTTTATCAAAAGTTACCGAACAAGTTTTATCAAATATGGGAAAACTTGATGACTATAATTTCCAAGGTGGTGTTGAAGGTTTAGCAAAAATGGCGGCAACCACTGCGACTTTACGTGTTGATATGGGTACGATAATGGGTGTTGTTGAAAAAGCATTTGACCCTGAAGGTGCTATTAAAATGGCGTCAGCATTCCAAAGATTAGGAGTTACCCAAAGTGAATTGTTAGACCCACTTAAATTGATGAATATGTCAATGAATGACCCTGAACAATTTGCTAAGTCACTTGGTGAAATGGGTAAATCTTTGACTGAGTTAGACGCTAAAGGTAATGTTAGAATTGCACCTGGTAGTATTCGAAAAATGAGACAATTGGCTCAGGAAATGGGTATTTCAACAGGAGAGTTATCTAAAATGTCTAAAGCAGCGAAAGAGGCTGAGATTAAAATGCAGAAAATTCAATTCCCAAGTGATTTAGGAATTTCTGAAGAACAAAAACAATTATTAACTAATGTTTCACAACTAAAAGATGGTGAAGTGAAAATTAATGTTAATGGTCAAATGCAAGACTTAAATAAAGTTCTTCAGGATATTGGTGGTGATAAAAACAAATTAAATGAATTACTTGAAGCCAATACACCAAAGACTACTGAAGAGTTGTTAAGAGAGTCAAATACTTATGAAAAAGAACAACTTAATGCTTTAAACGCATTAAGAGGTAAAACAGGTAAAGCTATTGCTTCAAGTAGTACAACAGGTAAATTTTTAGAAGCTGAAAATCAATTAGTTTTGGGTGTTGCAAATACATTCGATAAGGCGTTAAATATATCGAGTATCAGAAAAGGATTTGATGATAATGTTGGTGGTATAAGTACAGCTTTAGCTAAATTAGCAACAGGTGAAGGTTCTATGACTGATGTTGCAAACGCATTTAAGGACGCTGCCACAAAAACTGGTGAAGGTCTTACTAAAGTATATGATGATGTTAAAAAATTTGGTACTGAAGAGACTGAAAAAATTATGGGTGGTAAAAATGAGTACGCTAAAGCGGTTGTTACCATTTTAGATAAATTTGTAGAGTACGCAGGTAAAGTTGAAAAAGTTGATGTTGATTTAATTGATAATAAAAAAAAAGAAACCATAAAAGAAATTTCCGAACCGACATTAACTAAAATAAATCCCACAACGTCAACTGATGTTTTAAAAGACGTTTCTATTGGTTCAGGTATTAGTCAACAACAGTTAGAGAAAATATTGGATGTTGAAAGTAAGACTAATAACATTAACGGTGAAATAACTCTTAAATTAGATGTTAATGCACCTCCAGGTATGGATGTTAAACAATTAGAAATTATGTTAAAAGACCCTAAAGTTCGTACTGCGGTTATAAATGCGATACACGCGGCTAAAACTAATGACGGTGCTAAAGGATATATGGGAAGAAAATAAAAAACATTCTATTTATAATATAAAAGAAATAAGTAATGCCGAATAGTACACTATCATTTGCTTCATCTTCATCATTTAGAGATGCGTTAATGGCTAAAAATTTAGCCACATACAGTGTGACAGGTGTGTATACACCACCTGCAGGTCCACTAAATTATGAAATTATTTTGAATCAATCAGCAGTGGTTGATTCCCCTAATGATTTAATTGCTAATGACCCATTCGCTGATAAATTATATACTTTAAATCAATTTGGGCCTGATGGTGGTTTTGATAAGACTATTGGTTTTAACGGACCATTGTTACCTATTATTCCAAATCAAGGACCTTACGCTCCACTTCAAAGTACTGTGTTAAGTAGTGGTGGTTTATATTTAAATATTTTACCAACATCACCATTAATACAAAACAAATTTATACCACTTACAGGGAATTATCAATATGTTATAAATGTTAATGACATACAAAATAATAATAAATTATTTTTACCATATGTTTTAGATAATACAGTAACACCAGCAACTTACATAGCGTCATTATATTCACCGTATGAAATATTAATATCTACTGACCCAACAGGTAGTGATGGTAAATTATCTAATGATTCTTACTTAGCCAGAATTGGTGCTAAACAATTAAACTTCTTATTTCAAGAAAGAGTTAATTTTGAAATTTATCAGAATACTGTTGGTGCGGTTAATTTACAATCATTATCAGACCCATTTGAGGCGAGTTTATTGGCTTCAGGTAAAGAACCTTTAATTTATCGTAATTGGAGAATTACAGTTCCTGAATCACCTGTGACAGCAGCCTTTGATTTTGCTACAAGATTGTCAGGTGCTTATTGGCCTGTTTCTTTTATACCTGGTGATTATTTTGATGAAAATACTAGTGGAGGTCTTCAAACTCAACAAACCTCAAACGCGTTAAATGTTATTAATCAATTAACGGGGGGGTTTTTAGGTCCGATATTAAATATTAAAAGAAATCCTTCACAAATATTTTTAGCAAACACAGGTAACGGTCAAAGGTCGGTATTGTTTAACAATATTGATTTAAATAGATATCAACCGGGTTATAAAAAAGACTTTGGTGGTATATTAGGTATTGCACAAGCGATAGTTAATTTAGCTGCGAGTCTAATTAATGATAATGGTACGTTATCGGGAGGTTACTATGTTGGTAGTGTTAATTCAGAACCTAGTACTATAACATCACCTTCAGATGCAATACCTGTCAATCCTTATGGGGAACAAGTTGAAAGTCCTGTTTATGGGCCTTCAGAGTTAGGTATATTGTTTGAAGGTAATCAAAATGATTTAAATTTTGGGTTTGCGGGTAAATCATTAACTGATGGGGGTGGTATTGATGGTGGTTTAGTTTGGGTTTCCCCAAAATACAAATCAAACGCAGGGTTCAAAGCGACACCGGGTGGTGGTTCAGGTTCTAAAGACGAACAATTCAATGAGATATCAAGTAACTTTCAAAAAGCCGAATCATCAGCGATTGATTTCAAGGAGAATTCAATATTAGACAATACTCAAAGATTAATTGATTCTGCGGATAACGTGTCAGGTGTCAACAGATTAAAACACGTTGGTAATGCGATGAATCAAGTGAGTAAAGTCTTTAATGATGGTTATAAAGAAATGACAAAAGGTTCAATGGTGTTGTCATATAAAGATAACACTGATGGTTCTCAACAAGGTATGGAGTATTGTCGCGTATTTACAAAAGACACTCCATATTACACTTACGCGGATTTACAAAAAACTGATGGTATAACAACATCGGGAAGACGTTTCACATATTCAGTATTAGATAATACATATAATCTTAATATTGCACCATTAAAAGGTGTTGATTCAACAAACATCATACCTGATGATGCTAGTGGTAAGGGAGGTCACGTTAAAAAATATATGTTCTCGATTGAGAACTTAGCTTGGAGAACATCAAGTAAACCTGGTTTAACTTATGATGATTTACCTGTTTGTGAAAGAGGGCCAAATGGGGGTAGAGTTATGTGGTTCCCACCGTATAGTTTACAATTTAATGACACTAGTCAGGCGGATTGGGGACAAGCGGTTTTCTTAGGTAGACCTGAACCAATTTATACGTATAAAAGTACAAGTAGAACGGGTTCGTTAAGTTGGAAAATAATTGTAGACCACCCGTCTGTTATGAATACAGTTGTTGAAAAACAATTAAAAGGTGCGTCTAAAGAACGAATTGAATCTATTATTGATTCATTTTTTGCTGGATGTGTTAAATACGATATCTATGAACTAGCTATTAAATTTAATACTTTAAGTGTTAGTGATTTGTATACCTATCAAGAAATTTTAAGTAATCCTCGATTAACAGATGTTGAAACAGTATCTCAAATAAATAAAGAAATACCAAAATTACCGTCTGATAACTCAGGAACTGCGGGGGCTGATGTTAGTACTAATAATCAACAATCTCAAACTGAACCCGATAGTTCAATTAAAGATTTTGAAAATAATTATTTGGATTTTGCGTTTTATTTTGAAAACGACATACCTGGTAAAAATCCGGATACGACAACATCTGAAGAATACGAGTCAATTTATAATACGTATGTTAGTTCGACAAATATTGAAAAATATAAAAAAAATGCTGAGAGTGTATTTAAATCAGATGATGTAAACATTCACGTTGGTGGGTTTTTTGATAGTGTAGTTAAAGGTAACTTTAATAAAATTGCTGGTGGTGATAAAAACTTTATTACTGATGCTTATGATATTTTATCAAAAGGATTGGGTACTATAAGTATTACGATGGAAGGTTCTGCGTCAGCTAAGGCATCACCTAGTTATAATAAAAAACTATCCGATAGACGTATTGATACAGTTAAAAAGTTTTTAAAAAGTAAAATTATTGGGACAAAAAGTTTAGGTGAATTTTTTGATAAGAACTTGATTACGATAGTTAATGAAACGGGTAAAGGTGAAGAAATTGTTATCCCTAAAACAAATGTTGAAACAGGTGCTAATGGTACTACAGGAACTACAACTGATTCGGGTACAGGAACTGATGTTAAGTGTACAGAGAATCAAGAACCAAGTAAGGCTGGTGTACCTAAGACTACTCAAAATAAAAATATAGCTGAAATAAACTCGACAACGGCAATGGCTTGTCGTAGGGTTAAAATTAAATCAATAACGGTAAAACCTAACGAAACAACAACCACAACAACAACTGCAAGACCGGTTGATGTTACTTCAACGGCAGGTAATACTCAAACAATTCCGGTGAAAAAACCTGAACAACAAGTTAATATTGTTAAAAAAATAAAAGAAGGTATATCTAAAAAAATATTAAGAAACTTATTAACTGAGTGTGATTACTTCCAAGTAATTAAAGAAAGTTCACCAATGATATATGATTCATTTAAAGAGAAGATTAAATACTTTAACCCAACATTTCACTCGATGACACCTGAAGGGTTAAATGCTCGTTTAACATTCTTAAATCAATGTGTTAGACCTGGTGAAACAATACCTGTTATTAGTGATAATACTGTTAAAAGTTTGGATGCGGTTAATACATCATTTGGGGCTCCTCCTGTATTAGTACTTAGAATTGGTGACTTCTATAATACGAAGATTATTCCTGATAGTGTCGCGTTCACGTATGACCCATTAGTGTTAGATATGAATCCCGAAGGTATTGGACTTCAACCAATGATTGCTAATGTTACACTTAGTTTTAAGATAATTGGGGGTATGGGTTTAAAAGAACCTGTTGACCAATTACAAAACGCGTTATCGTTTAATTATTATGCTAATACTGAAATATATGACGAAAGAGCTACTTGGACTGAAGATACCTCAGCGTTAGATAAAATGGTAGTTGATGCTATAGTTGCTAAACAACCACCTGTGAGTGTTAGTAATGATGCCGCACAACAACAAACAAATGATGCTGGACAAACTATTGGTGAAATCAAAACAACAACACCATTAACACCTAGTGGTGAGACAGGTGAAATGAGTTATATGAAAATTATGGATGTTTTATACGATAATAGTAAAACGTATTTTACAAACACTTATAATTCTATGGATGAGATTAGAGCTAAAACTAATTATGGTATGTTAAGTGTTGTGTGTAGTAAAAGAGATTTTATGAAAGGAACATTAAACTTAGGTGGGGTTGAATCAGGTAATGATGTGAAAATATTAGGTAAACCGGTTTATCAAGATAATATTGATAAATTATTTAGTAAAGTTATTGATGATATTAATAATGGTAGTAATCCAATATTAGTTGGGTTGGTAGATAAAGGGTTTACTGTTGGTAGTAGTGATACAACATTAAATATAATTAAAACAAATTTAGTAAAATACGTTAAAAGTCTAAAAGGACCAATGTCGAGTGATATAGGGACTATCGTTAATAATAAAATTGGATTACCACAACAAGATTTTGTTCAAACAATTAGAAAAGTGAGTTTTGTCAATTCAAAAACTGACGGTAAAATATTGGATAGTGGTGGTTTAAAAATCTACAACTTACTAAGTAGTCCTGGTTTTGATGAATTAGTTGCTGATTATACTATATTCAAAAAACAATTAAATGATTTCTATTCATTATTAACAAGTACGGATTATGATTATAAGATAATCCCTGATAAAGTTAAAGATGATTTCGCATACGTTAGTAAAGAAGATTTTAAAACAATTGAAAACAAACGATTCTATATCATAATGGGTCGAACATTTGAAGACAAAAATAAAGTAAAAGATTTTATTGACAAAATAATCACCCCAAATATTAAGGATGTGAAAAAACCTAAAAACTTATCTAGGGTATTTGAAAATATTGTTGATGATTTAGTTGATACATATAAAGATGAACTTAAAAATGAATTAAAAGCGTTTGAAAAGTTCAAGAAAAAAAGTACTTATGATAAATACATTAATGGTTTAGATGAGGTATTGTATAAAAAAGGTAAAGCAAGAATTGTAAAGTTTACAACTGAACCTAATCCAACTGAACAAGCAACTAAAGAAACAAATTTAACTTATTTGTATAAAGGTGACCCATCAAAAATAAATAATTTTGAAATTTTTGATGGTAAAATAAAATTTAATTGAAATGGGTGGTAAGTACTATAACAGATATAATAATTTTGTGATTAATGGACAACAAACGGTTGTCCCTTATGTTAATTTACCAAGTAAGAGTTCTGATAAAAGATATATATATCGAGTAGGTCAGTCAAGATTAGATAAAATATCACAACAATATTATGGTACTCCTTATTTTGGTTGGTTGATTTTAATTGCTAACCCTAAATATGGGGGACAAGAATGGTATATAAATGATGGTGCAATCTTGACAATTCCATTTCCTTTAATAGCTTCATTACAAGATTATAACAATCAATTAGAAAATCATTTCTTTTATTATGGTAGGTAAAACAGAAAATATATTAGTAGACTTCGACAGTAATAACATAGTAATTGTTGACCCGAATAGGGTTATTGATGATAATGGTGTTGTTAGAGATAGATATGTTAAACAAGAAGATTTAGTTATGTATGCTAATCTTACTTGTCAAGTATTCCCAAGAACTAAATTAGCATTAGGTGTTGCGATTAATGACGCGATACAAACAATTTCGATAGCGTCAATCAACTTTTTAAGTCCTGGTGGTGAAACATATCTTAATAATAGATATGTGGATGAAATTACAGGTAAAGGTAGTTTACAGGGTCAGGCTTTAAATCAGCCTAATAAAACTAAGGTAACTAACCCTAAAAACCCTGATGATGTTTATTACAGACAAAATGTCCGTTCAAATGGTGAAGATAAAGCGACTGACAATGGTTTGTTAGGTATTACCAAAATTGACATTAGACAAGGGTTAGATTTTATGCCGACATTTAATATTAGTCTTGAAGACGTTAAAGGACGTGCATTGTTTGAAGCTGGTAATAGTTCACCATATGCCGCCTTTTTTAATATGCCATACCCAATGTTTGAATTAACATTAAAAGGGTTTTATGGTAAAGGTGTTAGGTATAAATTAATGCTTAGGTCATTCAATGCTAGATATGATTATTCAAGTGGTAATTTTATAGTTGATTTAATTTTCCATACTTATCAATATGGTGTCATTTCTGAGGTATCTATGGGTTATTTATTGGCGACACCATATATGTATCAATCTAAATTTTCGGTTAATCCTAAAACAGGGACTCAAAGTAATTTGGTTCAAGTTACTAATCAAAATGCTTATAAGGGTTATGAAAAAATAAAAGAAATGTATGCGGAATATAAGACTAAAGGACTTATACCTGAAAATTTCCCTGAAATAACAATTGCTCAATTACGTTATAGTCTTGAGAATTTTGTTAAAAATGTTTTGGATAACTTTACTAAACAAAATTTAACCCCCTTAAATGATATTACAGAATACGAAAATATTTTAATAAATTTACGTAAAGAAATTTATATAACACAATCAGTTTCGTGGTTTGAAAAATATATGGATACTAAAAATTACTTAGTATTAAAAGAATCCAATTTTGGTAATGTAAAATCGTTATTTCCGGCATCGGCACAAAACGCTTTAAATCAGATACCTTTCGGTAGAGGTAAACAATACGACCCTAAAAAAATATATACATTTAAACCTGAAATTAAAACATTTGGTGAAAGGGAAAATGCCAAAACCGAATTAGATAAAATTGTAAAAACTGCGGTTAAAAAATTAAATGAAAATAGAACATTAGGTTCAAATGGGAAATACACCGTAAATAACAAAACAAAAGAATCTGCGATTAATATTAAAGATACGGATTTTAAGTTTAACGCTGAATTTACTAGTGATGATGTTGATTTGGAACAAACTTATTTTGTTACAAAAAATACTAAGATAGAACCAACTAATGAAGAATTAGTAAAGTTTAAGGCTGATTTAATAAATAAAGGTATTTTAAAAAATGAATTAACGACAACGTACACTTTAAAGGATGGTGAACGTGTTCCTGTTAATGAATATTATTATTATGAAGGAAAACTTAGTTTTACTGATAAGTTAGATGATATTGAAAATCAACTTAAAAAGAAAAAAAGAGAAATTGAAGAAGACCTAACAAATGCGTTGTACGACCAATTAAAAAGTACTAATAATGGTATTGGGTTTATTCCAACAATTAGAAATGTGTTAGCGGTTATTTTTGCAAGTGGTGAGGGGTTTATTAGGTTATTAGATGAAGTTCATAAGAAATCTTGGGATGTTAGAGATGAAAAAGTCAGGAAAAATGCTATTTTTAATAGTTCAGTTGCCAATGCCAATCCTGACGCGATAACATCAGGTGTTAATGAAAAAGTTCCTGTTTATCCTTGGCCAACATTTTTACAAGCAACTATGGGTGAAGATGGTCACGAAAAGTTCGAACCCAAATATCCTGGCGATAGTAAGATTATTCAATTAACTAAAGGTTATGATTATACAATGTGGCCTGAAGTTGAATTTGTTGAAGAGTTTATTAAAGGATTTACCGATAGAGGTAAAAGTGATGGTGTTAATAAATCGGTATCTAATGAGATTTTGGATGTTAAAAGAATAAGTTTAAACCCGATTGAATTCCCAATATCAAATCAAGTCTTTCAAAGTAAAGAAGAGGTAAAATATTTTTATGAAATATTCGAAAGATTGTTGTTCATCTCAACAACATCTCGACTTAATAGGATTTCATCAACGTCTGAAGTGATTGATATTGTAGCAAGTATTGTGGCTCAAAGTGAGGTTATTAACATTAAAGAAAGTTTATCAAATGATAATCCATTTTTAATTAAGACATTAAGTGATTATGCGTTTTCATCTAACAATTTTGTGAATGTGTTACGACACGTTTCAAATCAAGGTGTTGGTGTTAATTGGCAGAATTATATTAGAGGGATTTATAACACCCCATATATCAAAGAATTAAATAGTACTAATAAATTTTTATTTTTGGATGAATTAGTGATTCAAAATCCATTTGTTAGACCAACAGTTAGTTTAGATAATGAAGATGGGTTTATTGAGACTTTAACCGGAGATTCAAAAACTAACAATTTTGATTTGTTAGATGTTTATCCGTTTATGGATATTTCTTGGATTAAAAATCAATTACCTGGTGGGAAAAATGTTAGTAAAGCTATTGAGGTGTATAATACGACAAAAACAGTATCGTTTGATAAACAATTAAAAACATTAACTAATTTTAGTTTAAATAATAATATCATTCCAATTACTAACTTTGTTTATAAAGGTGATTTAACAATCCCAACACCTGAAGATTACTTAACTCAGTTAAAGATGTTCTATAATATGAGAACACCTGATAAACAATTAATAACTGAAGGTAATTTAAATTATGTTAATTATAGTGGTGGGGTATCAAATAACCAAACAATATCAATGTTAAACACCCCTTATTTTGTTAATGCAATTCAAGAAGGTATTGTTAAATTTAGAAACTTTGATAAAACTCCATTTGTTAGTGCCGCTTATTTGTTTTTGAATAGTTTACCAATCTCAACATTACGTGAAAAATACAAAATATATGATTCAGGTATTAATACAGAATTAGATTATATATTTGCAACACTTAAAAAATTTGGGGCTACACATAAATTACCATACCCACTTATTGTTAAGTTAGGTTCGATATGGCATCGTTATAAAAGATTTGTAAATAATGGTGTAGATATCTTACAGGACGCTTGGAAAAACTTTGATTATTTAACCAATTATGACCCGGTAACAAGTAATGCAGCTAAAAACTATACACTTACTGTTGATGGTGGTGTGATTGATATTATATTACAAAAAAACTCAACATTTGGGACTGACACGTCAACACTTATTAATACAGGTTTTTACCCTAAATTAATAAATGATATGAATGTGTTTTATCAAGGGTTTGAAGTTTTTTCGGCTTATACAAATACTGGAATACAAAGTGGTATTGATGATTTTAAAGTATCGTTAAAATATGTTCCTGAAACATTAATTAGAGGTGATAAAGGTTTTGATAAGGCAAATCCGAAAAGGGATTTAAAAGTTATCCCTTGGAGTGTGTATGTTGAAACTACCGATAGTCAATTTGTATACCCGCTTCCATCAATGGGAAGTATTATGAATCAGGCGTACAATGAATGTTTTAGTGGTAAAACTATGAATATTGAGTTAATGAGTAACACCTCATTATATAACGGTACTGTGAGAAATTTTTGGGCATTACCGACTTATGGTTATTTTGATAATAGTAAAGTTTTCAAAAATAACCCAAAAGAATATCTTAAAGAAATGAAAGTCGGAAAACCCGATACTTCAAATGAAAAAACGGTACAAGAAAATTTTGGTATTAAAGGAGATAGTTCCAAATACGCTGACATTAGTGAATTGTTTTCTGTTTTTGAAAAAGACATTTTGGATTTATTTGAAGAGAAATTTTTAAATTTTAGTAAATCAATGTATGACATTAATACCGAAGTTGATTATGGTTTAAATTTTCAAAAATTAATGGTTGAGATGATGAAGATACCAAAACCTACAGGTACAACATCAAATGATATTGTTAATGATGTTCAAACAAAACAATTAAATAATATTAATCAAAATTTAACTAAGTTTATTGAAACATCAATGTATGTTAAATATGGTAACCCTGGTAACTATGACAGAAAATTATTTTTAAGTTTTTCTAATTACCAAATAACTGACCCATATGAATGGACTAAATATCAATCAATAACGCCAAATGCTTTACCAACTAATAACGGTGGTGTTACATTATCAACTTCAAAAACTAATTACCCAAATGAGTGGAAAGCGTTAGAAACTTATATTGGGTTTTCAGAGATTAATAAATTAAAATATTCAAACAACGGTTCTTATATAACGGATTTCTTTGTTGATATGAATGTTGCGTTTACTGTGGACAATATTAAAACATATTCCCCGATTATAAAAATATATGCTACTCAGAAATTACAAGATTATGTTGATAGTGCTATTATACCGTCAAATGAACCAAATGTTAATTCATACGCTATATTAACTGACGGTAATAAAATAGAATTATTACCTACGACTAATAATAGATTAACGCCTGTATTGTATGACCCAAATAAACAACTACTATATGCTGGACCTTCAAGAGTTATGTTTTTGTATAGTGAGGAAGAATTATTTGAAGATACAATTACTGATTATTATGGTCCATTTGGGTTACAAGACAACCCTATAGTGACAAAATATATAAGACCTAAAGGTTTAAAATTGGATGTACCATTTAAATCAAATTTTAACATGCAAAATTTTAAAGGGTTGGTTGATGAGTATATAGATACTTTAAGTAATTTTCAAGATAAAGCAATGAATAATTTAATGTTACGTTTACAAACTGCTTTACCGTCAATTACTCAGACACCCGAACAAATAACTAATTCTAAGATAACTGATACTATTGGTAAATTAGAACATTGGGAGTGTTTTAAATCGTTAAATGATAAATGGATTGCTGGTTATGAATTTAATAATAAAACATTGTTTGAAGATGTGTTATTATTAGACAGGGCATCAAGAAATATTGGTGATAAAATTTTAGTTGATATCTATAAGTTAAAAACTCGACTTGATAATCTATTTTCGAGTGAACCTACTATTGATATGTTATCATTTGTTGAATCAATTTTAATAGAAAACAATTTTGTTGTGATGAACTTACCGTCATACGTTAATTTTTATAACGTACAAGAAGTAGTTAAAAAACCAACACCAAAATTGGAGGGGACTTTAGAATTTGCTAATAATTTGTTTGGTACATTTTTAAATGTTGATGTTAGACAATCGTCAGCTAAAATGGTTTGTACTTATGCCGGTAAACCTAGTGAGTACTTAGCAATTAAAAATGTTGATTTTAAATTTAGGGACGATGCTTTTGATATTACTAAAGCGTCTGACAATCCGTTATTGGAAGACCAAAAAAATAAAGAAGATTGGGCAACATCAAATAGAGTTGTCGGGTTTAATGTTGATATCGGTCCTGAAAATCAATCAATATTTTTTAATTTTAGTGTTGGCCAAGAATCAGGAACTGCAACTGCGGAATCTCTTGAAGTTGAAAATATGATGGCGAATATGAGTTCAGGTAAAAATTCTGCAACACAAAGTATTTCATTATATAATATCTACAAAAACAGAAGTTATACTTGTACTGTGTCTATGATGGGTAACGCATTAATACAACCTACAATGTATTTTAATTTAAGATACGTCCCAATGTTTTACGGTCCTTATATGATAACCCAAGTAAATCACGTTATAAGTCCAGGTGTTTTTGAAACAACTATTGAAGGTATTAGACAACCAACAGCATCTGTGTTAAAGATTGATGATTTCATCCAAACATTAAAAACAAGTTTATTAAAGTCAGTTATTGAAACTCAAAAAGAATCAAGTCCATCGACAAACCTTGAGAATAGTACAGGTACTAATCAAAACATACAAACACAAACACAATCAACGTTATCTACTCAAAATAAAATTGAAGAATCGGATGCTTGTAAAGAAACATTGTATGAAGATTATAAAAAATACACACCTGTGGATAGTCCTACGGAAACATCAATAACTGTTAAAGATGTTCAAACTAAAGTGGTTTCAAGAATTCTTAATAAGAATATTACTGATGATAATAAATTAAAGTATGTGATATTTGCGTCTTTATATTTGTCATCATATTATGGGTCATCATTTAAAGCGTATGAAAATAATTTCACTAATCTTACATTAATTAGTAAATGGTCTAGTACACCAAGTACGAAATTTTTCTGTAAAACAATGAATTCTGTTTCACAACCATTTATGGTTTTTAAAAGTATTGATGAAAATATTGATTTTTTAATTGAAAGATATAAGGGTAGAATGGTGACGGTTAAAGACAATTCAAAGGAAGAAATTACTAAATTTATTATATTGAATGACTCTAATGACAAACCTGAAACGGTATATAGTCAGATGGATAAAACACAATTATTAAATATTCAAACTAAAGTTGAAGAGTCAATTAAATTGTTTAATCCGACATCAGGTAATGTTAGTTCACCACCACCAAAACTAAATCCGTTAGTTGATGTGTATAAGTATGCTCAAACAACACCACCATTATTTGAAAGTTTAACGATTACAGTCGACCCAAAAATTGATGGTCCAAGAGAAATTTTTAGTATTAACTTTGATTATGAAACTGACGCTAATTGTGCCGCGGGAAGAGGAACGGGACAACAGTTTAATACTAACTTAATCTCAAATAATAAACAACAGGTTATAATTGAGCTTCAAGACTTATTAGATGATTTGGATTGTTCTAACGTACCGTCAAAGGATTCAAAAGGAACTTATAAATTCAAAGTGTCGATTTATACAACCCCTCTTAAACCTGATGGGACAAAAGATAATGCAAGAGCTGATTTTTATAAAAGTTACCCAATAACTTTTACCTTATAATTTTTTCACAGTAAAAGATATTTATTAATAAACTAAAAGTTATGAATACAAAATTAATATTAGATAATTATTTGGGTAAGAATACCAAATATTCTGAAAAGGATGCCGGAAACGGATTTAAACAAGTATGTGATTTAGAAACAGGTGATTGTTATACAATTAGAATGAAAGACGGGCTTATTGAAAGAGTTGACAATACTATGGCAACTAACAGAAGAGTTCAAGTGGAAACACATAATGGAGTTAAACAATTATTAAACGGGTAAAAATGAGCGTAGATAAAAAAATATTAGAAGAGATTACACGATTTAATTCGATTAATAGATATATTAACGAACAAGAATTACCTCCACCACCTGTGGAAGACCCATTAGCGGCGGCACCACCTGCGGACCCATTAGCGGCAGGAGCACCACCTGCGGACCCATTAGCGGCAGGAGCACCACCAGCACCCGCAGCACCAACAGGTGATGTACCTCAACCTGTAGATATTGAAAATGACCCTGATGTTGAAAAAGTTGGTGACGATGAAAAAAGTGATAATAAAAAAGAATTAGACGTTACTGAATTAGTTAATAGTCAAAAGAATGTTGAGGAAAAACAAGAAGAGTACTTCCAACAATTATTTTCTCACTTAGAAAATTTGGAAAGTAAATTAGGTGAGATGGATAATATCGTTAATCAATTAAATAGTTTAGAGGCTAAAGTTGAAAAATATAGACAAAAATCACCTGAAGAAAAAATGGAACTTAGAACTTTAGATTCTGGACCATTTAATCAAAAATTATCTCAATATTTTGAAGATAAAGAAGAGGATTTTGAAAAATTAGGTAGAGATGAATATATCTTAACTAAAGATGATGTTGAAGATTTTTCACCTAAAGAAATACAAAAAACATTTAGTGATTTTACCGGTGACGGTGAAGAGGATAATGTTTTTAAAACAAAATACTAATCTATAAGTAAGAGAAAAAACTTGTTATAAAAAAACAAGTTTTTTTTCCCTTACGATTTGACAATACAATATGGCGGACTTATAATTAGATAAACAAATAAAATAAATTAAAATTTATGGCGACAAACAGTTTAGATGCGGTGTTAGCTCAGTACGAGAAAGCACAACAAACGGGTAACTTTACCCCAAAAATGTCTCAAGAAGAGAGAATGAAAAGATACTTTGCGGCTATCTTAGGTGATAATGAAAAACAAGGTCAAAAAAGACTTAGAATTCTCCCAACGACAGACGGTTCCTCACCTTTTAAAGAGGCAATGTTTCACGAAATGTTGATTGATGGTAAGTATATTAAATTATACGACCCAGCGATGGATAATGAACGTTCACCGTTAAATGAGGTGTATGAAGAATTATTAATTGAAGGTGATAAAAAATTGGCTTCAGAATATAAATCTCGTAAGTTCTACATCGTTAAAGTTATTGACCGTGATAACGAACAAGATGGTCCTAAATTCTGGCGTTTTAAACACAACTATAAAAATGAAGGGATTTTAGATAAAATCATTCCTATTTGGAGAAATAAGGGTGATGTTACTGATTCTGAAAAAGGTCGTGATTTAATCCTTGAATTGGCTAAAGCTAAAACTCCTAAAGGTAAAGAGTACACTGTTATTCAAACAATTATGTATGATGACCCAGCTCCTTTACACGAAGATGAGGAAACTAAAAAATCTTGGGCTAACGATGAGTTAACTTGGAGAGACGTTTACTCTAAAAAACCTGTTGAGTATCTTGAAGCAATCGCTCGTGGAGAAACTCCAAAATGGAATACTGAATTGGGTAAATACACTTACGGTGACTCAACTGAAAGTGAAGAATCATTTGGTGGTTCTAAAGCTAAAACTGAAGTTTATGCTGACCCACAAGTTAATGATGAAATCGACGAAGATTTACCATTCTAACCTAACCTATAGATAGGTAGTGATTTACAAAGTCACTACCTTTTTTTATCTTTTATTTAAAAACACAATATATGGCAGTAAAGAAAAAGGATTTCTCTTTAGATTCGATTAAAGGGAAGTTTTCAACGAAAACAAAGTATAAAGCTGATAGTTTTTATGATTGTGGTGAAGAGTTTGCCGACGCTTGTGGTCTACCTGGTCCAAGTAAAGGACATATCAATATGTTCTTAGGTCACTCTAACTCATCTAAAACTACCGCAATGATTTTGGCAGCGGCAAACGCACAAAAACAAGGTGACTTACCTGTTTTCATTATCACTGAAAGGAAATGGAATTGGGAACACGCAGTTGAATTAGGTCTTCAGGCTGAACAAAACTCAGAAGGTGAATGGGATGGTAACTTTATCTTCAACGATAGTTTTGATTACATTGAACAAGCAACAGATTTTATTAATCAAATATTGGACGCTCAAGATAAAGGTGAAATTCCTTACAACATTTTATTCTTATGGGATTCTGTTGGTTCAATACCTTGTAAAATGACATTTGACGGTAAAGGTGGTAAACAACATAACGCCGCGACTTTTGCTGATAAAATTGGTATGGGTATTTCTGCGAGAATATCTAAAACTAAAAAAGAGGATGTTCCATATTGGGCAAGTATGGTTGTAATTAATCAACCTTGGGTTGAATTACCTGACAACCCATTTGGTCAACCTGAGATTAAAGCAAAAGGTGGTGAGGCGATTTGGTTAGCATCTTCATTAGTGTTCTTATTTGGTAATCAAAAGAAAGCCGGTATCAATCATATTACCGCAACTAAAAACGGTAGAACAGTTGTTTATGCGACAAGAACAAAAATCTCAATATTGAAGAACCACGTAAATGGATTATCATATAAAGATGGTAAGATATTAGCGGTTCCTCAAGGTTATATCAAAGATGATAAATCTGCGATTGAGAAATACAAAAAAGAATTTTCCGATTATTGGAATAAGAAATTAGGTGGTGAGGGTGACTTTAAACTTAGTGAAGTATTTGTCCCAACAGAGGAAGAAGAATTCGAAGATTGATTGTAGAACCATTTAATGGTAAAAAATGACTAAAACCTTATTGGTTGATGGAAACAACCTAATTAAAATTGGTGTTCACGGGGTGAAAGATTTCTTTCACTCCGGAAAACACATAGGTGGTGTGTGGCACTTTATAAACACATTACGACGATTTATTGAAACAGAAGGTTTTGATAAAGTTGTTGTATTTTGGGATGGTGATGAGAATTCACTGTCACGAAAAATATTATACCCCCAATACAAAGCGAATCGAAAGACCCCTTTTGATTTAACCAAAGAAGATTCTATTACCGAACAAAAGGAACGTGTTAAACAATACTTGGAAGAGTTGTTTATAAGACAGGTGTTGGTTGATAATAACGAAGCTGATGATTTGATTGCTTACTATTGTCAAATCTCTCCTGATGAAGATAAAACGATATTCTCAGGTGACCGTGATTTAACCCAATTGATTTCGGATAAGGTAAGAGTTTATTTACCTGATTTAAAACAATATTACAAACTTGGTGATACTATTAAGTTTAAGGATATTGAAATTCCTCACTATAACGTTAAGACTTACAAGATAATAGCCGGTGATAAATCGGATAATATTGATGGTATCTATTACCTTGGGGATAAGACGTTAGCGAAATTATTCCCTGAGCTACTTGACCGAGAAATAAAATTCACCGATATTTTAGAAAAAGCCGAACTTTTACACAAAGAGGATAAAGACAATAAAGTTTTACAGAATCTTTTGACGGGTAAGACTAAGAGTGGTATATTTGGTGATGAGTTTTTTGTTATAAATGAGAAAATAGTTGATTTGTCAAACCCTTTAATAACTGAAGATGGGAAAAACGTAGTAAATGAATATTATTCAGAAACCTTAGACCCGGATGGTCGAGGTCACAGGAACGTAATTAAAATGATGATGGAAGATGGATTCTTCAAGTTCCTACCAAAAAATGATAATTCTTGGGTGAATTTTTTAACACCCTTTTTAAAATTAACAAGAAAAGAAAAACGAAAGTTTAAAAAGTAAAATTATGAAAGAGCAAAACGAATCAACAAAGTTAGAGTTTTTAATGATGGTTAACGATAACATCATTGTACAACGTTTTTTTAACGTGAAAGATTTTAACCCAAAAGCTAAAAGTTCGGTTGACTTATACGACTTAATTAAAGATTTTAAGCACGATTTAGAACGTCAATTAAAAATGAAAACAGTTACATATATGTTAGATAATATGTATGAGATAGTTAATAATCCTGCGGTTATGGATACATCATATACTGAAGGTCCTGAGTATTTTAACGTATTTATCAAACAAGGTGATGTGACAATTTGTCATAGACAAATCGACGCTAAAATCTATCCACCAAAAATAAGATATACCGTGGATGTAAGACCACACCTAAAAAACTTACTTTTATCATTAACTGACATTTTTTCATCAAAAAATTTATCTTTTGAATATGCTGAAGTTAGTTTAGAGGCGTAATATTTATCTAAAAATACAAAAAGATATATGAGTAAAAATAAAAATTTTGAGTACTTAGGAAGTGGTTTCCAAATACAGTTATTAAACCAAATTATCTTAGATAAAGACTTTTCTAGGTCAATTATCGACGTGATTGATGTGACTTATTTTGAAAACAAGTATTTCAAACTAATCATTCAGATGATTAAAGAATACTATGTAAAATACGAACACACACCAACGTTTGATACTTTGGAACAAATAACTAAGTCGGAATTACAACAAGAGACCGCTTCAAAAATAGTTATTGACACAATTGGTAAAATTAAAGAGGCACCAATAGAAGGTGCTGAGTTCGTTCAAGAAAAAGCAATGAAGTTTTGTAAACAACAAGAACTTCAAAAAGTAATGGGTAAAGCCCAAAAAATTATTGATGGTGGTGAGTTCGAAAACTACGACAAAGTAGAACAGTTAGTAAGAAGTGCACTACAAGTTGGGGAAAGAGAAGACGGTATGACTAACGTTTTCTCTAACTTAGACGACGTTTTAAACGAGGATTATAGACATCCGATACCAATGGGTATTTCAGGGATTGATAGACTCTTAAAAGGTGGGTTGGCTAAAGGTGAGATTGGTGTTGTATTGGCACCAACAGGGGTTGGTAAAACAACTCTAATGACTAAGATTACAAATCACGCATTTAACTTAGGTTATAACGTCCTACAAATATTTTTTGAAGATAATCCTAAGATTATTCAACGAAAACATATAGTTTTGTGGACTAAGGTTCATCCTGACGAATTAACTTTGAAGAAAGATGAGGTATTGAAACGTGTAACTGATATCAAAACATCAATGCAAAATCAATTAATCTTGAAAAAGTTACCGTCAGATACTATGACGATGTTACAAATCAAGAATCAGGTTAGAAAGATGATTGCTGATGGTGTTAAACTTGATATGATATCGTTAGATTACATTGACTGTGTATTACCTGATAGAAACTTAGGTGATGAATGGAAATCGGAAGGTTCTGTAATGAGAGCGTTTGAAGCAATGTGTCACGAGTTAAATTTAGTTGGATGGACAGCAACACAAGGTAATAGACAATCTATTTCTTCTGAAGTTGTAACAACTGACCAAATGGGGGGTTCTATTAAGAAAGCTCAAGTAGGTCACGTTATCATATCGGTGGCTAAGTCATTACAACAAAAAGAAATGAAATTAGCAACTATCGCAATTACTAAGTCACGTATTGGTGATGATGGTGTTGTGTTTGAAAACTGTAAGTTCGACAATGGTATGTTAGAAATTGATACTGAATCTTCAGTAACATTCTTAGGTCTTGAAGAACAAAACGACCAAAAACAACGTGATAAAGTTCGTGAGTTATTGGAAAGACGTAAAGAACGTGACGCACAGAAGAAAAAAGATGATGAAAATAAAAAAGATGAACAATAATATGGAAAATAAAGTAGAACCAATTTTAGAAACAAATCCTGATAGATTTGTAGTATTCCCTATCCAATATCACGATATTTGGGAATTTTATGCACAACACAAGGCGGCGTTTTGGACGGCAGAAGAATTTGATTTAAGTGATGATATCAGAGATTGGAGTAATTTATCAGATAATGAAAAATATTTCATTAAAAATATTTTAGCATTTTTTGCAGCATCTGATGGTATTGTTAATGAAAACATTGCTGAGAACTTCGCAAGGGAGGTACAGTTTCCGGAAGCTAAGTTTTTCTATGGATTCCAAGTTGCTATGGAGAATGAACATTCTTTAACTTATTCTTTATTAATTGATACTTATATCACAGACTCAAAAGAAAAGGATGATTGTTTCCACGCGATTGACAGACTACCGGCAGTTCAGAAAAAAGCTAAATGGGCTTTAGATTGGATTGAAAACGCATCGTTTCAAGAACGATTGATAGCGTTTGTTGCTGTTGAAGGAATCTTTTTTTCAGGTTCGTTCTGTTCAATATTTTGGTTAAAATCGAGAGGAATTATGCAAGGATTATGTGACGCTAACTCATTAATTTTTAAAGATGAGAATCTTCATTGTGATTTCGCAATTCACTTGTTAAATAACCATATTGTTAACAAACCAAGTGAGAAAAGAATTAAAGAAATATTACTTTCAGCTTTAGAGATTGAAAAGGAGTTTATAACTGAATCACTACCAGTATCATTAATTGGGATGAATTCTAATTTAATGAAACAATATTTAGAGTTCGTTGTTGATGGTTTATTATATAAGTTAGGTTGTAGTAAAGAATTTAATGTAGAACAACCTTTCAAGTTTATGGAACAGATTGCGGTTGAAACTAAAGGTAATTTCTTTGAAAATAGAACACTTGAATATCAAAAGGCGAAATTGAATGAAACAATTTCTTTTACTGATGAGTTTTAATAAAATATTATAATCATTATGATGTCATTAAAAATTAAAAAAAGAAACGGGGAGAAACAATCATTTAATCCTCAAAAAATTTACAACAGAGTTAAAAGAGCAGCTAAAGGTCTTAATGTTAACTTTGATGAGATTTTTATTAAAGTGACAACTTCTCTACCAACTGAGGGTTACATCACAACAAAAGAATTAGATAAATTGGTGTATGAGATTGCGTCCTCATACACTGGTAGTCATCACGATTATTCACGATTGGCGTCTTCAGTTGCTATCTCATCATATCACAAAGATACGGTTGATAGTTTTAGTGAAACTATGCACACATTACACACTGAAGGTGTTGTTCACGATAATCTAATGAGTATTATCGAGAAATATGGACCAAGTAAGATTGATTCAATTATTAATCACGAGAATGATTATAACTTTGACTTTTTTGCGTGGAAAGCATTACAAGAAATGTATTTGTTGAAATTACCGAATGGTAAGGTTGTTGAAAGACCACAACATATGTATATGAGAATTGCGTTGTGGGTAACTGATAGTTACGAAGAGGCGGTTGATTATTATAAGTCATTGTCAGAACAAAGAATTTCTAAGGCAACCCCAATTATGATTAACTCAGGGACATTAATCCCTCAGTTAGCGTCTTGTGTATTACATTATAATAATTCAGATTCAAGACAAGGTTTGTTGGGTACATTGAATGATATTTCTACTTACTCATCGGACGCTGCGGGTATTGGATTATGTATGTCAAACCAAAGAAGTAAAGAAAGTCGTATTACTACATCAGGTGGTTTTGCGGGTGGATTATTAAAGTATCTTAAAATTGTTAACGAATCATTAAGATTCTTTAATCAACAAGGTAGAAGACCTGGTAGTGCAGCTATCTACATCGAACCTTGGCATAAAGATATCTTTGATTTATTGGATATTAAAAAGAATACAGGTAAAGATGAATTGAGAGCTAGAGACTTGTTTACGGCATTGTGGATTCCTGATAACTTTATGAAAGCGGTTAGAAATAATTCTGATTGGTATTTGTTCTGTCCTAATGATATTAAGAAGGCGGGATTAAAACCTTTACAAGAGTCTTACGGTTCTGAGTATGAAGAAACTTATGTGAAAGCGGTTGAGTTAGGTCTTGGTAAAAAAGTAAGTGCAACTGAAATTTGGACTAAGATTATTGAGTCTCAAATTGAAACAGGTGTTCCTTACTTATGTTCTAAAGATAATGCTAATAGAAAAACTAACCACCAAAACATTGGGGTTATACATCAATCTAACTTATGTGCGGAGATTTTCCAATATACTGATGAAGAAACTACGGCTATTTGTACGTTATCATCAATGGTATTGAAAAACTTTATCGTTGAAGGTAAATTTGATTTTAAACTATTGTTTGATGAGGTAAGAAAGGTTACAAGAACTTTAAACAAAGTAATTAACATTAATAGTTACTCAACTGAGAAGGGTAGAAAAGGTGGTTTAGAACAAAGAGCTATTGCTATTGGAGTTCAAGGATTGGCTGACGTATTTTATTTATTAGATTACGTATTCACATCTGAGGAGGCGAGAAAATTAAACAAACAAATTTTCGAAACTATCTACTTTGCCGCAATCACTGAGAGTAATCAATTATGTATTGAAGAAAAATACTCACCTTATGAATACTTCAAAGGTTCGCCAATGTCAAAAGGAGAATTCCAATTTGATATGTGGGGAATGACTGAGGATGATTTATCAGGAATGTGGGATTGGACTTCATTAAAAGAAAGGGTAATGAAATATGGTGTATGTAATTCATTATTCACGGCTCAAATGCCTGTTGCGTCTTCAGCAAAAATTACAGGTTCATTTGAAATGACAGAACCCGCTCATTCGGCGTTGTTTAACAGACGAGTTGTAGGTGGTGAGATTTTGATAGTAAATAAATACTTAATACAAGATTTTGAAAAATTAGGGATTTGGTCTGAGGATTTGAAAAATGATATCATACTAAATGAAGGTTCAATTCAGAACGTTAATTTCAATCATTATCTTGATGTTGAGGACAAAAATTACAACAAGAAAGTTAAACGAATAGAACACTTAATGTCTAAATATAAAACGATTTGGGAGATTTCACAAAGAGAATTGATTGATATGGCAGCTGACAGAGCTCCTTATATTGACCAATCTCAATCAATGAACATCTATATGAGTAACCCAACGTTGTCAAAAATTACCTCATCTCACTTTCACGGTTGGGAGAGAGGATTAAAAACATTAAGTTACTATATCCGAACTAAAGCGATTTCGACGGGGGCTAAACACTTAGCGGTGGATATCTCGAAAAGAGAAAAACCTGTAAAAGAAAAACCAACAGTTGATGTGATACCACAAAAACCTCAAGATTCAGAATTTGAATGTTTTGGGTGTTCATCTTAAAAAAACCGTAAATCATAAAAACTCTCGGCAATGTCGAGAGTTTTTTATTTTAGAACGTTATACAAAAAATTCATAACGACATTATATTTATGTTATATGGCAGAAGGATTAACATATGGTATTAATTTTCCCTTTAGGGATTCGTATGATGGTAAATATCTTGATTTATCAAACACGAATAGGGAAGAAATACGTTCAAATCTAATTCATTTATTACTAACGAGAAAAGGTACTAGATATTATTTACCTGATTTTGGGACAAGATTATATGAGTATTTATTTGAACCATTAGATGGACCAACTTTTTCACAAATAGAATCTGAAATTAGGGATTCTGTTAAAGAATATATTCCCGGTATTACAATTACTAAATTAGAGGTAACACCAGCGTCAGAGGGTGAGGAAGATAAAGGAACGTTTGTTAATGGTAATGATGAACGAGTTTTTAGAGTGCCAGGTATCGGGACAAAAGAACACACTGCAAAAATTAAAATTGATTACTTGTTAAACGATGACGCGTTCAACTCAAGTGATTTTGTTATTATAAATTTATAATATGGCTAATAAAAAGATTTCGTATACTACAAGAGATTTTCAGTCAATAAGAACTGAGTTAATTAATTTTACAAGAACGTATTATCCTGATTTAATTGAGAACGTTAATGACGCGGCGATTTTCTCGGTGTTCTTAGATTTGAACGCGGCAGTTACTGATAACTTACACTTCAATATTGATAGAAGTATTCAAGAAACGGTTTTACAATTTGCACAACAAAGGTCTTCAATATATAATATCGCAAGAACTTATGGTTTAAAAATACCGGGTCAAAGACCCTCAGTTGCGTTGGTGGATTTATCAATTACAGTGCCGGCTTACGGAGATAAAGAAGATTTAAGATACTGTGGTATATTAAGACGAGGTTCTCAGGTGAATGGTGCTGGACAAGCTTTTGAAACTGTGTATGATATTGATTTTGCATCACCAATTAGTGGTGATGGTTTTCCTAATCGTTTAAAAATACCTAATTTCGACTCTAATAATAAGTTAATAAATTATACGATTGTTAAAAGAGAGACGGTAGTTAATGGAGTTACAAAAGTATATAAAAAAGTTATAACACCTAATGATGTTAAACCTTTCTATGAAGTGTTTTTACCTGACAAAAATGTTTTGGGGGTCACAAGTGTTTTATTAAAAGACGGAACACAATATGGTAATGTCCCTTCAAACCAAGAGTTTTTGGGGCTTGATAATAGATGGTATGAGGTTAAAGCGTTGGCGGAAGACAGAGTATTCGTTGAAGACCCAACTAAAGTGTCTGATAGTCCTGGTATTAAAGTTGGTAAATATTTGTCGGTAAATGATAAATTTATAACTGAATTCACACCTGAAGGTTATTTTAAAATGACATTTGGAGGTGGTAATCAATCTGCTGATGAACAATTAAGAGAGTTTGCTAGAAACGGATATAATCTAAATTTATACAAATATTCAAATAACTTTGCGTTAGGTAGTACATTAAAATCAAATACAACACTATTCGTTCAGTATAGAGTTGGTGGAGGTCAAGTTAGTAATTTGGGTGTTAATGTTATTACACAAATTGGGACTGTATCATTTTTCGTTAACGGACCATCTGAGTCAGTAAACACGAATGTTGTTAACTCATTGTCTTGTAATAACGTAACTGCGGCTATTGGTGGAGCTGATTATCCAACAATTGAAGAGGTTAGAAACTTAGTGGCGTTTAACTTCTCAGCTCAAAACAGGGCAGTTACGGTTAACGATTATGATTCTTTAATTAGAACAATGCCATCACAATTTGGTGCTCCTGCTAAAGTTGCGATTACGGAAGAAAACAACAAAGTTGTTATTAAAATGTTATCATATGATGAGAATGGTAAGTTAACTGAAATTGTTTCTGACACATTAAAAAATAATGTGGCTAATTACTTATCTAACTATCGAATGATGAATGATTATATTTCGGTTCAGGTGGCTAATGTTATTGATTTGTCTTTTACTATTGATGTTGTTTTGGAGAGTAGTCAAAACCAAGGTTCATTAATTACTCAAGTAATTAATATAGTATCTGATTATTTTGAACCAGGTAATAGACAAATGGGTGAAAATGTTAATGTCTCTGAAATTAGACGATTAATTCAAGCAACTAACGGTGTTGTTAGTGTTGCTGGTATATCAGTATTTAATAAAGTTGGTGGTCAATACTCATCATCTCAAACATCACAAAGATATCTTGATAAAGACACTAGAGAAATTGAATTAATTGATGAAACTATATTTGCAGAACCAAGTCAAACGTACCAAATTAGATATCCAAATAACGATATTAATATTCGAGTTAAGAATCTATCAGTAACTAATTTTAGTTGATGATTTATTTTGAAAATTTATCAATTATCTTTTAAAAATAGTATATAAACTATTTATTTTAAAAGAAAATAATGTCAAATTCATACAGAATAAGAACAACGGTTGGTGTCGATAAATCAATTAGAGTTAAGTTAGACCAAGATTTCGAATCACTTGAAGTATTATCTATAAAGGTCCTTCAAAGTGATGTGTATAACAGGAGATGCTCAGATTATGGTGTCATAATTGGTAGAGTAAGTATTAATAATGGGTTTGGTGTTCCAAACGCTAAAGTTTCAGTGTTCGTCCCATTATCAGATGATGACGAAATTAATAATCCGATAATTGCGGATTTGTATCCTTATAAAAATTTAACAAAGTTAAATGGTGATGGATTCCTTTATAATTTATTACCAACAGAACCATCATACAGTAATCACGTACCAACAGGGTCTTTTTTTACACGACAAGATGTTCTAACTAATCCAACTAAAATAGAAATTTACGACAAATATTATAAGTATAATTCAGTTACAAATGAAAGTGGTGATTATATGATATTGGGAGTACCTCTTGGGGTCCAAACAGTTGTTGTTAATATTGACTTATCAGATATTGGTGAGTTTTCATTGTCACCTCAAGATATGATACGAATGGGTGTTGCAACACCACAACAAGTTGATGGTACTAAATTTAAATCATCGAGCAATTTAAATGAATTACCTCAAATTATTACTATTAATAGGAATATTGCGGTTGAACCATTTTGGGGTGATGAAAATGTTTGTGAGGTGGGTATTACAAGAACCGATTTTGATTTGTCAGCTGAAAAAAATATAACAATACGACCAACGGCTATTTTTATGGGGTCGTTAATATCAACAGACGAAGACCTTGCATTAAAAAGAAATTGTAAACCAACGTTAAAATCCGGTAGTTTATGTAGTTTAATTACAGGGCCTGGTCAAATACAGGCGATTAGACAAACTATAAAAATGGATTCGAAAGGAAGACCTTCGTTAGAGGTAGCTGAATTGGAAGAGGGTGGTCAAGTAATTGATGATAATGGTACTTGGATGTTTGACGTACCAATGAATTTGGATTATGTCGTAACTAATGAGTTTGGTGAACAAGTTATTTCTAATGACCCTAAAAAAGGTATACCGACTAAAGGTAAATATAGATTTAAGGTGATGTGGAATCAATCAACAGATTTAGGTGCAAGAGTTAAACGAGCAAATTATTTAGTTCCAAATATTAAAGAGTATGGATGGACAACATCATCCGGTATTGACCCGTTAACGGGTAAAATGACGGGTAGTAGGGCTAATTTTGGTAGGTTTGACAACCCTTGTGATTATGGTAGTACAGTTCCAACAACAGATAATGGTCGTGCAGCTAAAGCATCATATGCGTTTAGTTTAGATTGGGATGATTATGGTGAAAAATCTAATAATGGTACTGTAACTACATTAGGTGATGAAATGATATTAGAAGCTATCAATTGTCAAGATAGATTCTATGAAATGAGATATAATAAAGTATATACAATATCTCAATTAATTAGTGAATATCGTAAAGGTGATTCGAATAACAGAATTATTGCGATTAAAAACATTCTTGACGATACTTGTGAATCGACAAATAATAAGTTTCCGTCAAATGATGCGATGTTTAGGATTGATATTATTTACATTCTATTCCAAATATTAATGATTATTGCTTATGTTATTTTATTTCTTGTTATTTTTGTATATCATTTATATCTTTGGGTTTTATGTAATATTATTCTACCAATTGTAAGTGCATTAAAGTCTTTTTGGTGTTGGTTAAAAGATAGGGGGTTTTCTATTACTGCGATAAGTTGGTATCCATTTAAACGTTTTGCGGGAGATAAGTGTAATAATTTTACGGATAGAGAGAAATCAATTGAAGGGAAATGTAAAGATACCTATTTACCATTACCTAATATGACTTTTCCTGATTGTGAATTATGTGTTTGTGACCCAGCGGCACCTAAAACAGTACCACCTGACCCTAATGACCCTGTTGAAGAAGGTAACTCACCTAATGCTGACCTTGTAATAGACGGGGCGTTTTCAAAAAGACCTTATCCTATCCCTGATACTCCAGGTGCCTTTACACCATATGCAAGTAATGATGTTTATTTTATAACAGGTTTACCGACTAATGGTAAAGACAATGACAAAGGTGTAGCACCAAGTATGGGTATTTTTAATTATGGTAATGACCAAAAAATATTACAATCAACAGATTTACCTTGGCATGAACGATTCAATTTGTTTAATGTTAAAGCTAAATATTTTAATCAAACTTCGGATAATCCTGGTGGTGGTGTGAATCAAATTGGTGTTAGATTTAATGCTGATATGAATGGTGGTCCTTTAACTGTTAGTAATAATCAATTTAATGGGTCATACCATTTAGATAATGTCATTGCGGTATTAGTTGATTCTACTGAAAGTTCAAATTTCCCAATTGGGGGTATGTTAACAACTGTTGACCCATCAAAAACTAAAGATGTTAATTTATCAAATGTCTTACCATCTAATGATTTAGGAACTAATAGTATTACAGGTAAAACTATTGGTGTCCCATATAATGGTAGTAAAAAAATTAATGTTGCACAGGTTACTGTAACATACGCTGACCCGAATCAAGGTGAAGTTTCTAATGGTCAAGGTGTGAATTTACAAACTGTATATACTATTACCGGTGGTTCAGAAGACAGTTATCATAAATTTGCGATGGACTTGGAGTATCTTCAAGTAATTGAGAATGTCTCAGTAAAAGATTATGTTGATGCGGTAACTGCATTAGGTTCTAATTTACCGGATTCGTTTTATGAAAGAGTTATTAACGCTAATTACTCAATTGTTTCAACTCAAAGAGTACAAGTAACTCCTAGTCTGTTGAGTATAAATATGCCGCATGGTCTTAGTGATATACAACATTATCATGCAACTTATAGTGCTCCGCCACCAAAACCATATATTAGGGGTTATATTGATAAATCAGATAGTTTAAGGGTTGTGTTTTTTGTTAGAGGTGTTGACCCTAATTCACCAAAAACGACAATTTCGTATGATTTGAGTAAATTATATAGTCAAAAGGATTGGGGTAAGAAAATTGTTACATTGGATAAAATGAGAATGAACATTCCGGTTCAAGGTGGTATTAGATGTGTTAAACATACAATCACTGACAATAATCTTATAGATACGTACAGTAATCAATATTTGTTTCACTCAACTTTTATGTGGAAACCAGCGTTAACTAGTTTGGCAATTGGTCCTCAAGATGACCCGACAACTTGTACTTATGATGCTAATGGTGACCCAATAAATTGTCAACCATATAATCCACCGGGAAGAGACCCATTTTATCGACCGGCTGATTATGCGTGTTTTAGACCATTCTCAACGACGGCACACACCTATTATTCAATGTTGGATGAAAGTATGGCTGATAATTGTTTTAATAATTATGGTAAAGGTACTCAAAATTCAGCAACCTCAACAGGTAAAGGTCTTAGAATTAACTATAATGGTAATGTGAATTGGGGTGGTCCTGAAGGTAATGCTTTAGGTGGTTATATTGATGTACAACCTGATTATAACAATCAAGATAATGGTTTAGCACCTTGGTTTAGAGGTTGGGGTAATAAAATGATTTGGTTGTACCCTAATGTTCCTGGAACTAATAATAATAGGGGTTATTACCCAAATGAGATTATTGAAGGGGGTAATTTAGCATCACTTAATATAAGTCAACGAGACAACAATTTTTTCTATATAACTTATGAGAATGGTGATTGTATTCCGGCGTGTACTATTGCTGGATTTCCGGTTTGTTGTTATCCAAATTGGTTTCCAGGACAAAACGTACAACTAACATATTATCGACGATTAATTTCATTATTAGAAACAGGTCGTGGTTGGACACAAGCTAGTTGGTTCATTAGTATGACATATAATAGTGTTGCTATTAAGAATCAAGTACCATTACCTGAAGTTAATATTAATTTAAGTAATGGTGATGCTCGAATGGTTATGAGGTCAGATAGATTACCATCATCATCGGTAGAGGAACTTAATGAAAATCCGGCACTTAGAGAACTAAGTTATACTTTAATGTCTAACAATAACTTCACATATTTTACAATAACTGATGACGGGGGTGTTATTCAAAATGGGGGTGTTAACTCAGTTTCAGGTGTTGGTGGTGCGGGTGATTCAAAAGCGGCTAACGCTGAAACAGGAGCTTGTGCGGATATCTTAGGTACGTTTAATTGTGAAGGTATGATACCTTTAGATTGTTATTATGTTAATCAAAATAATAATTTCACATATTACCCTCGTGATAAAACACAACCAATACCACAATCAGGACCTGGTTCTTGTTGGGGTAATAGAATTCCTAAAGGAACTAACGCTAGATTTGGTGTACCACAACCTGAAGAGATATTTAATCAAGGTTGTTATATAACGTGTACAGTACCATTTGAAACGTTAATTTTTGATTATAAGTTATTAACTGAATGGAGGGCAAGAATGGTGATTACATTTGGGGCTTGTCGAAATGTTTTCTCACATTATTTTACAAATAATTGGATAAATGGTACATTGTACTCGTTTTCATTCGTTAATTCACGACGATTCACAAGTCCGACTGAACCTAATCCTAAGTTGAGGAATAAACCATATAATTGTTTTTGTAAAAATATGGTTTATTTTAACACTGAATCTAATAATTTCTATTATAGAAGTAGTCCGTATAATTCAACCGATAAAACATTTATTGGTCGTCAAAGTCCAAAAAATTGGTTTACAAATAAAAGTTTTGGGGGTAATCAGAAAAATTTAATGTTTCCGACTACTATCACGGATTTAGGTCCTAGAGACATTTACACTCAAGAGATTGTTTTTTCAAATGATTATGACGGGTACGTTATGAAAAACTTAGATACGACAACATTTAAAGATGTGAGTGATTTGTTAAATACTTTCATAATTTCGAGATTGATAAATAAGAGTTCGTTAGATAAGATATTGGGTATTTTGGGTGTTGGTCAAATTCTAACCTACTTTAGTCGTGAAAATTTGAAAATTGATGGTGATTATGCTCAAATGAACAGTATTAACTCTGAGTTAGGAACTATTGGTTTTAGTGATGAGAATTATAATAGTTGTACCGATGTCTTTTATAATGGTGCTAATTCTAATGATGCGATTATTGGTGTGTATTTCTCATCTAACACACAAATTAGGGATTATATTACACCTAAACGAACTATTATTACTGATGAAAGTACAATTAATAATGCAAATTGTGCATTTGAATATTTTAATGTTAAAACACAAGTTGTTCCATATTATCAGTGGTATATTAAGAAAAATTTTAACCCTAATTCAGATGGTGAAGACCCAAACCCATCAGCATTATTTGGTCCTTATAAACCTGATAGTATTTTTGGTAATCAATTAAATGAATGGCATACTGAACCTTTTTCGGCAACAACATTCTTTAGTTACGGTTATCAGAACCTTGATAGGTTATTAAGAAGTTCAAGATACTTTAGAACTAAAGGTAGTACGATTACAAAATACTATAGAGGTAATATTTATTCTGTAGATGGTTCGACGCCACCTGTCCAAAATGCTGACACATTATATTGGGATACAAACTCACCAGGTGATAATGTGCCATATTCTGAGAGAGTAATTAACACAGGAGCACCGTTCTATTTTTATTTTGGATTAACACAAGGTAAATCTGCGTTTGATAGATTTACTAGAAAATGGATAGATAGTGACATATTTACAGATTAAAAATGGGGAATAATAAAGACATAAGAATAGTTTTAAGTACTTTAAGGTACAAATCAGCACCTGAGTTATCATCTGCGATACAGATACCTTTAGTACAAAGTGTAAAAGAAATTGTTGAATATGATAGAAGTGCTAATGTAAGTTTAGAACAAGTTTTTGATAATGAAAGACAGAAATCAAGTACATTTAGACCAACAAGTAAGTTTTCTATTTTATTTAAAAATGCTTACACAGGTAAAACTAATTATGAACCATTTGAAAATAATTTGTACTATGTGGATGTTAAAGAATTGGCGAAACAACAATGTTTAAGTGACCCACAATCAATATGGTGGAAAGGTTTTCCCCAATATAATGAGTTTGATTTTATTAGAACTGATTATAATACTTCTGGATATACAATACCACCAAATAATCATATAGATTTTGTCACTAAAAGTGCTAGTACGTACAATTGGAATCATTTTTTAACTTATCCGTTTAATAATAATTACAGTAAAAATTTAGTGTGTACGAATTCTAATGGTGTGTTTAATTGGGTGTCAGGTGATGGTATTCCATTTGTTATTACAAATATTGTGGATAGTGGTAATAATTTGGTTAGTTTTAAATGTTTTGTTAAACACGGATTGAATGAAGGTGAATATGTAAAACTTAGTTTTAGTTATTTAGGTAATGATTACTTTGAAATCTATTCATTTGGTGATGGTACTGTAGGAAGTAATGAATACATATTCAACATATTTAATTATGGATTTACCGGTAATGTTTTTTTTAACGGACAAAAAGGGACATTTAAAAGAGTTATTGATATTAATAACCCTGTTGATACAATATCAAAATACTATGTTAAAGAATTAAAAATATTATCAAATCCTGAAGATGCGGTTTTGGTTAAATCGGGTTTTGAACAAAATGTGTTTGGTAAAACAAAAAAATTTGAAAGTAGTGGTTTCACACCAAATAAAATTGAGAGAGTTTCAGTTAAGGAAGGTTCTCAGTCATACTCATTAACATTTAATTGTGATTTTGATATAAAACCATTAAGAGATAATCAAAAAAGACCAATAACTGAATTATTTTTTACTGTTATTTGGAAAGGTTATTTTGGTTGGATGTTTAATACAGGTTATAAATTAAAGCAAGGGTATGAATTTAACTTACCTTTGGTTAATGGTAATCCTGATTCTTGGTGGGATAAAACAAATGTGGACTCGTCAATGCCTGTTACTATGGGATTTTATTCTAGAACAACTAATGTTGGAAATAATCCTGTGACAGACATTTTTAATTATGTGAATTCTTTAAAAAAAGGGGATGTGATTGATGGTGATTTATGCGAGTGGAATGATTTTGACCAAATGGAAAGAACAGTGTCAACATTATATCATAAGTTTGTTTATAACAATAATGTTTTTGATATTAAAGAAAGACCTAACCAAAATTATAATAATATGATGGGTTATTATTATCAACCACATCATAAATTAACAATTAGAGTATATTCAGATTACGTTGAGGAAGGAGGTCTTAATACGGGTAATTTACCGGATTACTCATATTATTCAATATATAGTGATTCGTTTGTTTGGAGGGACATATATACTTATGGGTTTTTAGACCAAGATGGTAGAGGTGTTGATTACCCATTTTTAAATGGTAAACATTATCCTTATAAAAACTATGTATTTAGGATAATACCTGAAGGAACTAATTTTGTTAGTGATAATTTAATTGATGACCCAACAATTGATGCCTGTGAATAGTTATAGATTTACCATACCTGAAAATGATGGGTATATTAATATACCAATAGAAATTAAATGGGATTTCTTAGGTAGAGATGAGAGTATTGAATTATATGAAGAAGATGTTATTGAACAGATAATCGGTGGTCCAAGAGATTATGAAATTATAAGATTTTCGCACGATTTTCATACCAATAATACCAAAACTGAACTTAATTACGAGTTTAATTTTTTTGATAATAATCCGGGAACAGGAAGTGATATTTTAGTGGCAACATCGACTGATTGGGCACCTACTTATCTTAATGAAGGGTTTACGTCCTCTCAGATTTATTATTACGAAAATCCATTTACCAAATCATTTTTTAAATTGGATTTTTATGATACTAATCAATCTGCGAATCAAACACTGTATTTTACTATAATAATACCAACACAACAAGGGGCGACGGAATCCGCAAGTATATCACCAATTATTCCTAATGTTAATATAAAAACTCCGATTTTCAAACTTGATTTTGTTGGTGATAAAGAAGGGTTTTTTATTTATTGGATTAGAGACAAAAAAACAATTGACATTTCAACATTTTATATGAGTGCTAAGTTTTTTAACGGTAGACTTGGTGGGTTTATGAGAATGATGACAACACCCCAATCTAATTTACCAAATAAGTTTTTATTTGATGAATCTAAATACTTCTATCAAAAAGTGGTATTAGATTATGATAAATACACGTATTCAATATACAATCTGACTAATAATAGAGTTGGAACAACTAGTTCCATAAAATGGTATGAGTACGTTAACCAACCTTAAAAATGGAAGAAAGAATATTTCATTATAAAATATCCCCTGAAGTCATTAAGAATGATTTATTCTTAGTGAATTATACGGGTAATAGTGATACAACAAATGCCGAATACGTTTATTGTTGTGACATTTACACAAGTGCGGTGACTAAATATTTTAGTGGTCAAACGTATGCTTATTCATCAATGACTCAAATTTTGTCAGGAGGTAGTTTCAATACAAATACAAAACAGTACAATTCAATTTTAACGGGTCTAACAATACCTATTTTCATCACTGAAAATACAACTGATATTGGTATTTATACCGTTTTTGATGGGATGGTGTTGCAACAAGAAACGATGACTAATTTTATCTTTTCTTCAACAACCACAAACCCCAACACGTATTATTTCTATAACACCTCAGACACTGAATTTAAAAAATATTTATCATTTTCTGAATATAAAATAGATTGGGGGGATGGTTCACCTCAAATGACTGTTAATAATGTTCTACCTAATAACTATTCACATACATATACCCAACAAGGTGAATTCACTATTACTATGTCAGGTATGAGTCCTTGGGGTGTAAATTTAGTTAAGAAAGATGTAACAGTACCATACAGTGTGGTGACAATAACAAATCCTAAAGGTGTTGCTCATTTTATACCCGCAGGTGGTAGTTGGTCGGCAACATCGTTGAGTTATGATTATATATTCAGTGGTGATTCGGTGTGTGATGTCGAATTACAGACTAGCGGAAATTTTACAAACGTACCATTTTTAGTAACAGGGTATACTAATTCGACAATAAATGATTTGGAAGTCTATGGTAGTAAATTTAATCCATCGTTATATGACGGTAGATTCAAAATGGGTATTCAAATAACTGCTGACACAAATACCATTGGTACTTTTTGGGGTCCATCAGACAATCCATCATATGTTGGTCCTTTGGGTGTAGTAAATGGTGGTGTGTACACTGCATACACAATTAATGATATTGATTATTATGACTTCTTTGATGGGACAACGATTTTTGTTGTTGAATCTTCAGGTGTAACGTCAGATATGATAGTTTGTTCAGGAATAACAAAAAATGAGTTATTACTTAACGTTATTGATGAACCCGTAACACAGTCGGATATATTTATCGAAAGAGGTAAACAATCAGGTCTTGAAGCTTTAATGAGAATTGGCGAGGTGGATAATGTGGGTGACCTTGAAAAATACGGTTATGGGTTTTTTAAAGTTAATGAAATCCAATAAAAAACATAAAATTGATATTTATTTAAAAGAGATTAAATAATGGCTACAGGAACGTATGGAACAATAAGACCGGCTGATGTATCACCTGAAGATGTTGATATAATTTTAAATTATACACCATCTAGAGATGAAACGGATAATTTTTTATTAACCAAGTTAGATTCAACTGCGGTTTTAAGACCTTATTTTCATAATAATGAAACGGGAGGTAATAATAATGTTGAAATTTTAGGTGGTTTATATAATTTAAGATTACCAGCAGAACAATTTAATAAAATAGGTATCTATACTTTATTTATTAGACCGGCAGAAATAAGAACACAAATTTTAGATTGTGGGGTGTTATCAGCATTACCAAATGTTAGAGGTATTATATTTGATTTAAATCAAGTTCCTTCAGCGTATAGAAACAAATTTGTAACTCAAGGATTGGTTGGATTTAGAGTTGAATACTTAAATTCTGACGGTACTAAAATACCAAATTTCTTTAGGTTAATAACCTCATCATTTTATTGTGAGCCGGTGATTGAGAATTTAACTAATACATCACAAAAATCAATTCGATATAGATATACCGATACTGTTACTAACATTATGTTCTGTACTTTATCACCATCAACATCACCAACTAATAAACCAACATCTATACCATATATAGGACAACCAAACCAAAACGTAATTATTTCAAATACGTTTTTTAATCCTTTGACATTAGATATTGAAATTGCGGAACACGACTTTTCTACATTGGCAATTGCTCTATTTGGTAACCAAACTAAGTCTATGGATGATGGTATTTACACGATGTACGATAATGACAACAACATTTACAGACAATATAACTTATACGAAATTAGAGACCAATTTAATAAATTATTATATGAAGTTAGACAAGATAGAAATGATAATATTGATTTCAGTAAAAACTTCACAAATATAACACAATAATGGCGATTAAAAAATATACTTGTCCCCCAACACCAGCTTCAGGAGCTGGTACATTCTCTGACGATTTAGTTGGATTCCAATTAGTTCAGGGTGGTGGATTAACACAGGGGAATTTTAATTTTGTAACATCAATTACAGAAAAGAGAAACCGTAATTTTATTACGGGAACATTTTCTGAACCAATAAATCTAACTAATTTAGGTTTAAGTGATATTGCACAATCAAAACAAGTATTTGAAGCCAACTTCAAGGTATATCCAAATTTTGATTTAAGTCAAGTTACTAACTTTACGATGTATGGTTCTTTAACTAAAAGAATTTCGGTATCAGTTCAAAAAATAATAAGTTATTTCCCAGCAGCAATTGAGTCAACATTTGTGGGGGTTAATTATGTTACAGGTAAAACGGCTAGTAACATAGTTTATAATAAGTTAAACAATACTACCACATTTGATTTAGATATTACAAGAATACGAAATCAGTTTGATATTGATTTTACAAATGAGTCGACTAGAAACTTAGAGTTAAGAGAAATACCTGTATCACCATTAAGGAATTTAACTGTTGAATATAGTAAATATTTGATGTATTACCAAAATGAAGTTTGTGATATTATCTTTATCCAACCAACAAACTCATTAACAACCGGAACGTTAACTGTTTCGGTAAGTGGTAAACCATTTGGTGATAATACTGAGGTATTTCAGAATATAGTTATTAGACCTAACGATTATGAGGTTAGTAAAGTTTTTAATGAAAATTTTGATGAGGTTGAGAAATTTTTATTGAATAGACAGAGTACTCCAATATACACTAGTAATTTTACTGTTCCTGTTGAAAATGACGATGGTACTTATATCTCAACAAAACAAAAATTGACTTGGCCTTTAAATGGAACTTGGAATATTGATATTATGACAGGTTCTTTTAATTTATATTTGACACAACTAAATGATGTTGTTGAAAATATTGACGGGTATAAAACAAATTTAATATCAAGGTTTTTAACTACGGGTTCATTTAAAGAGTTTGATACCATAGGGCAAAAAACTGAAAAGACTTTACAGATATACGGTAGAAGTTTTGATGAAACTAAAAAATTCATAGACGCTTTGGCGTATATGAATTCAGTTAATTATAATGTGGGTAATGATATACCTTCACAATTACTTAAAAATTTAGCCCAAACATTAGGTTGGAATACTAATATATCCCCAATTACTAAAGAGGATTTTTTAAAGTCAGTATTTGGTGAAAAAAATCAAGATAAATCTCAATTTTCGGGAGTTAAAACCGCGTTAACACCTGATGAGTTAAATTATCAATATTTCAGAAATTTAATATTAAATTCTGCTTATTTGTTTAAATCAAAAGGTACTCGTAAATCCGTTGAGACTTTAATGAGATTGATTGGTGCTCCTGATGCTTTAGTTGAATTTAACGAACATGTTTATTTAGTTGATAGACCAATTAATTTACGTCAATTTAATTCACAATTTGCTCAAATTTCAGGTGGTACTTATGTTGAACAAAAAATTGTGTTAGATGCTAATGACGTGTTCACATTTCAAGGTGTTACATATACAGGTGTTACCACAGAATTTTCGATAAAAGACGTGTCATTAACGAGAAATGAATTTCCGATGGATGACTATGGTTATCCGATAGCTCCTGATGATAGTGAAAGTTATTATTTCCAAATTGGTAGTGGATGGTTTGAACAAACACCGGCTCATAGAGCTCCGGAAGATATTAAGAGAACAAGTAATACTTTTGTTGGGTCAAATCCTGACTATCAAACTTCATTAATTCCTTATACTTACGGTCAAGTTTATCTTGATAGATTTAGAAGATTTCCTTTTATGTCATTAGGGTATAATTTAACTAAAACTATTGATAATAATAAAAGTTGGGTAATCAACGAAGTTGGTACTAGAGCTAATTTAGATGGGGGTTACAACTCAAAATATATTGTTGACGATGAAAAATTAGTTTTAAATGTTAAGAATATTGATTTACATATGAATCCGGCTCAAGGTTTGGTTTATGACGTGTGGTATATGTCAAGAGAGGTGAATTATCCTATACCGAATGAGGGGTTATTCTACATTGCTCCGACACATTGTAATCCAACGCCATACTCAACCAATAATATGAAAATGAGTAATACTCAATTTCAATCGTCATTTCCTAATGTTCAATATCCAATGAAGGGTGGTGTTGATTGGACTGAAATCGACCCAAAACCAAAAAGACAAACGTTTTTTGAATTTGCTCAATCATTTTGGAAAAATATGATTAACGTTAGAAATAGACAATATATGACTAACGGTAAATCAATGGGTTATCCAACTTTAGAGTCGATTTATTGGAAATATTTACTATCTGAGAAGGCAATTGGGGTAACCAATAATAATTTTACATATGATACAATGATACAATATGTAAATGGTTTAGGTGATTATTGGATTAGGTTAGTTGAACAAATGATACCGGCAACAACAATATGGACAACAGGTGTTAAATACGAAAATTCAGTTTTTCATAGACAAAAACATGCTTGGAGAAGACAAAGAGGTTGTATAATAGTGCCAGTACCTTGTAAACCTTGTGCTACCGTTAGTAACTTTTTACCGATAGATTGTCCTATCCAAAGTGTTGAGTGTTCTATATATCCATCAGGAACAAGTAATACTATTACGACGTTTTCAGGTGTTTTAGGTAAAGTGATTAATGATTATTTAACCTCAATTGATAAAACGGCTGATAATTGTAATTTAAACGCACTTCAAACTGAATGGTATGTTGACTTACGATTAAATGACTCTATTATAATACAAAATAAGTTTTTTAATGGTTCTGGTTATAACGTATTGGCGTTTAGTTCACCAACTAATACTCAATGGTATAACGCTTTAGTTGTTGCCTTAGATGATTTAGAGAGTGATGGATATAGTTATACATTAACTAATGATGGTAAGGTAATTATATATAATTCAATATGTTCTGAAAACAGTCAGGGGTTGAATTTTAAAATTAATGTTGGAATAAATTTAAATTTATGTTGTAATTAATGAGTTGTAGTTTAAATTATAGTCTTGTTGGTGTAACAGGTGACTGTAGTAATATTAGTGGTGGTTCGTTCAGTATTACAATTACAGGAAGTGCTCCTGATTATAGAATTGAGTGGGTAAATCCACCTTTAAGTACTGTTTTTTTAGGACCGGGAGTTACAGCGTACACTGCAACATCTTTAACCGCTGGAACGTACTCATTTTTAATTAAAGATAGTTGTATTGACCCTGAAAATCAAAGTCAGATAGCGTCAATTTATGTGTCAAGTGGGTTATGTACAACAATAACAGGTGTGACTAACACTGTTTGTGATTTAAACAATGGTTCACTAAGTGCTTACACGCAATATGATTATGGTAGTAATTTATATTATCTATATCACACAACTTTAGGTTATATTACATCGGGAACAACGAATTTAGTGTCAGGACGTTCATTTCAAGGGTTAAGTGCCGGAACGTATTATATGAAAGTTGTTGATAATGGTGGTTGTACTGCAACAACAAATAGTGTTATTATCCAAGATTCGACAAATTTAGATTATGATTTGTATGTTGTTAATGATGCCGGTTGTAACGTTAATTCGGGTAAAATTTTTATTAATAATATTAATGGTTCACCACCTTACACTTATTTATGGTCGAATGGTAAAACAACATCGTCAATAAGTGGTTTAACTCAGGGGTCTTATAGTGTAACTGTTAGTGACAATTCAGGTTGTGTTGTTGTTAAAACTGCGGATGTGTTAAAAGTTCCGTTAGTTGGACAAGCGGGTCTTTTTGTGACTCAACCATCTTGTTTTGGTAATAATGGGTCAATTGAAATAATACTTTCAGGTGGAACTCCACCATTTTTCTATTCGGGTTCAAACGGTACTACCTCAGTAACTTTTGATAGGACAATTAGTTTTAATGGATTGGGTGCTGGTAACTTTAATTATTTTGTTCAGGATGCTGGATTATGTTCGTTTATTAGTAGTGTTGCGTTAATCACACCATCATCATTTAATATTGTGTCAATAACTACAACTAATTCATCGTGTGGTAATAATCAAGGGACATTAAATGTTAATATTTCATCAGGAACACCACCATATGTGTACAAGTTAGTTAACACAACGGGTGTTGAGAATTCAATTAGTACGACACTACCAACATACACTTTTACACAATTGGCTTCCGATACATACACTTTTTCAATTACGGACGGTAGTGGATGTCAATATGTTAATCAATATGAAATATTAAATGAAGAAGTATTCACATTTACTTTTGTAGTAACGGGTACAACTTGTTCTAAAAATGATGGTATTGTAAAAATTAATGTTGTTGGTGGTTCAGGCCCATATGTGTATGAATTGAATGGTGAGAGTATAGAGACAAATTTAACTACCGCAACATTTAGTTCATTACCTTCAGGTAGTTACACCGTTAATGTTACAGATACAGGTGAAAATTGTATTCAGTCTTCAACAGTGTTAGTTAATAGTTCAGAGGGTGTTGATTTCATTTATAATTCTGGTAATGCGAATTCATCAAATAATGGTTATATTCAATTGTTTATAACAAAAGGTAAAGCTCCTTACACTATAGAATGGAGTGATAATGTTAACGGTCAGACGGGTTTACTTGTAACAAGTTTGTCAGCGGGAACATATACGGCTAAAGTAACTGATAATAATGGTTGTATTAAAATTAGGACTATAGTGTTAGTTGGTGTAAATTGTGCAATTACTTATGGTATTTATAATTTATGTGATAGTGAATTTATGAATAATGGTGAATTACTTGAAAAAACACCGATATTAATGTTAAATGAAGGTTATGTGGATTTAACTGTTGATGAAAATAATTGTATTTTAAATGAAGCTACTTTTGAAGCAATTACAATTGTTAATGAGGTAACTGAAAGTTTAATATTTTATACGACTACATCATTAACGGACGCACCAAGTGAGACATTATTTGCAACTACTGTTAGAAATTTATTGTTGGGTTATGATGGTATTGGTAATGTTACAATTAATACAAACACCAATAAAATTACTATCACATCTGATTGTGGTTCAGATGTTAATTTATTAGATTCTAATATCTTAGTTAAATTAAAAATCAATTACGAAATATCTTGTGAGACAAGTTAATAAAATTTTAAATAAACTAAAATATGTATTTTTTTGATTTAGAAGATTGGTGTATTAAACAGGCAATTGGGTCTGATTCTATAGATTTATTTGGAGAACCTCTTGGTTGGCAGGATTTTGGTATTTCATTTATGACGTTTAAAGATGCGTTATTAGATGCTGTTACGGATTGGTATGAAAATTCCAATACTACATCATTTACGTATCAATATGACTCAAGTCTAAATTTAGTTTGGCCCTCAAATTATGATAATTATGATACATATTATGGTGGGTTTACAAATGGAACTGTTTCGACGTTTGACAATGGTTGGACTGACACACCAATAGGATTATCAACAACATATAAAATGGCGGGTGTAGCATCCAATGCTCTTTATGTAAGTACTAATGGTTATATTATGTTAGGTAGTGGTCGTGGAAATGTGGTTACTACACCAACTAATTCACCTTTACCGGCAATTTTGTGTGGAAATCCTGGCGATAATTGGTTAGAACCTGGACTAACTAATACTGACGGTAGTACACAAAATCTTTACGTTAAATCAGACAATGACACTATAGGTGGTGCAAAACGTTATACTAAAATTTTAGTTGAAGGTGGTATTGCTGGTTCAACAACAACCTCATCGTCTTGGTTAGCTAACTTTTATAGAGATAGTCAATATCAATGGTTTGAAACTAGAGCAAAATCAAACCTAAGAGGTAGTGCAGGACCATATAATGTAACTAATGTTGCTCAATCGTCATCAACAACTAGTAAAGTATGGAGAGGTGATTTAAACGGTCAAAATTGGCAATTTATGGGTACTGGTAGTGTAACATCACCAAAAGCTTGTCCTCAATGTGATACGTATTATAATCAATTTATAACAACAACTCAAAGTGTGTCGAATTTTTGGGTTGATGCTGGAAATAATTTTGCAAATACTACACAAGCTAATTTTAATACTTTTGTGCAAAATATGTATCACCAACAATGTTTATTAAAACAGTTAATAAAATGTGTTGATGGAGATACGTTTCCAACGTTTGATATTTAATTATCAAATATATTTAATATTTTTTAAATAAAAAATATTATGATTGATGAATTAGTTTTTGTATCTGCACAACCTGACATTTCGTATTTTCATTGGCAAACTAAAATTTACATATATAATTTTATTAGTAATGGGGTTAAACCTCATCAAATTCATGTTTTGTTTGTTATTTTAAATGGTTCTCAACCTAGTGAAGAATCTTTAATGTTAAAACAATTAGGGGTTAATGTTCATCATTATGAAGATACTCGAATTGATAAACGATATATCCCGACTTTAAGACCTTTAATTTTATCTAAATGGTTAAAAGAATACCCTGAATTAGGTAAATGTTATTTTTATCACGATTCTGATATTATTTTTAGGGAGTTACCGGATTTTGAGAGTCTATTAAATGACGATTTTAGTTATTTGTCGGACACTATCTCATACATTGGGTATGATTACATTAAAGAATGTTCAAAACGTTATGAGGATAACCATATTCAATTATATGAAGGTGAATTATTAGACAGGATGTGTAACGTTATTGGAATATCACCTGAGATTGTTAAAGAAAATCAACTTAATTCTGGAGGTGCTCAATATCTAATTAAAAATACTGATTATTTGTATTGGGAGAAAGTTTTTGAAGATAGTGAAAATTTGTACAAAATGTTATTTAACTTTCATAAAACTCATCCCATTCAGCACGAGATTCAAATGTGGACTTCAGATATGTGGGCGGTATTATGGAATCTTTGGTTAAGAGGTAATGAAACACGTGTCACTAAAAAATTATCGTTTTCTTGGGCTACGGACACCATAGAACAATATGAAAATAAACCGATATTACATATGGCTGGAGTTACTTACGATTTAAGTAAAACCAAATTTTATAAAGGTGAATTTATAAATGTTAACCCACTTAAACTTTTAAGTGAGGATGATAATTATTTTGACTACATAGAAGATAATAGTTCAACAAAAAAGTATGTGGATGTTATGAAATCATTGATAAAAAACCAAAAAACTGATTATTTATTATAAATAATATAATTTATGCCAGAATCAACAAATAGGAATCAATGTGGGGTATTAACAATATTCCCAATGTCTGTTACTTGTAATTCGACAAATCCGTCGACAATAACTGCGTCAGATGGTATTGCTAGTTTAGTTATCAATGGTGGTACGCCGCCATATTCAATAACTTGGGCTAATGGTAGTCTAACACAAACAATTACTAATTTAAGTGTTGGGTCATATACCGCAACTGTTACAGATTCAAATGGTGATTATGTCATTAAAAGTACTTGTGTGTTAAGTGTAACCACGACAACAACATCAACCACAACAACAACAACATTACCACCTTGTGTTGATTTCTGTTTGGATTTTACACCCATTGATACGGGTGGATATTATTGATAATAGACGACGATAAATGATAAATAAGATTTAAATATAAATGTATTTTTTTGATTTAGATAAGTTCCATTTTAATTGTGATGGGTATTATAATGGTAAACAATCGTGGTTATCGGATGATACTCAAATTAAAATAATTTGGGATACAACATTAACACCAAATTGTTGGAGATTTTCTAGTACAACATATAATTTGTTTGATACTGTAATAAATATTAATCCCGCTAGTCCACCAATTAATGGGAATTGGACTTGGGTTGGTAGGGAATATGAAATAACTGCAACACAGGGTGAATGTTCAGATAATGAAGAATTAACAATGATTGTTGTTAAAAATAACCCGTCTTGTGAATGTGATGCTAATATCACTCTTTATGGTGAAGGGGGTCAACCACCGTATCAGTATTCATTCGATAATGGTGTTACATATGGTAATTCACCATTTAAAGATGGTTTGTGTGGTGATTTAAGTTTAACAGTTAAGATTAAGGATAGTGAAGGTACAATTTTTAGTAAATTAGTTGAAATTCCGGCTCTAATAGAATCAGTTAATTACGTTATTAAGTTAACAGAAATAAGTTCAACAGTGATAACTGTAAATAATCCACGAGTTGAAGAATTTAAATATAGTGTTACTGTGACACCACCATTACCTAATGGTGTTAGTATTAATTTTAACTTAAATCTTGGAGGTACATTTGTTAAATCACCGTATTCGAATTCGGCAACATCGTCATTTAATCCTCAAGTTAAAAAGAATGGTGTTGTAATAACAAACTATACGGATAATACTGCAACAACAACAACAACAAATACCTCACCATCGTGTCAAGAATTTCAATTATATACTACTGAATATGAGTATAATTATACTAATTTATCGTATACTAATTCAGATACCTATGAAATTACGGTAATACCAACATATCAATTAACCTGTAGTAATCCTGCACCATCGACATTATCGTTAGGTCCTTTAAGTTTTCAACAGTCGAATACTGCTTTAAATTGTTGTAATGCTTATTTCTCAACAACAAATAAATATAGTCTTACAGGTCTAAATATTGAAGGTTGTATTTGTTGTTCGGTATCAAATTGGGAATACTTCTATACTAGAAGTTAAAAATAAAAAAAATAAAAAATGGGATATATTTTAAAAAATACAACAGGATTAATAAATAGTAAATTAACAGATACCGCAAGACAAATGTTGTCACAAGGTAAGTTTAATATTAGTTTTTTCCAAGTAGGGGATAGTGAAATGTTGTATAACACATTACCCTCGAATTATTTAATCAGTAATACTATGATATTAGAATCAGGTTTTAACGCTCAGAATTCTAGTGGTGTTCCTGAATCGAATAAACAAAACGTTAAATATCCGTATTATGTTGATGGTAATAATGGAAACACTTATGGTATACCATATATGGATTCTGTTATAAGTCCAATTTATAATACTGCGGCTATGAGAGGTTTTTTCACAGGTGATACAAGTGTTTTACCAACTAGTTGGAGTGCATCAACTGGTAATGATTATGTTAAAACATCAAATTATGTTGTTAATATGTCTAGTTTTACAGGTGGGACGACACTACAATTATTAAATGACTCTTGTAATCCCGTTCAGTATACTCAATTTGAAAGGGGTGATTTTATTACGTTATACATAGATAATTTAGGTGCGTCAAATTGTGGGTGTGAAAATTTACCAACACCAACACCAACACCGAGTATGTACTCAACACCAACACCAACCCCATCGGCACCACCATCACCAGGTAGTCCTTGTGCGTCACCTACACCTACACCATCACCTTCGGCATCTTATTGTCCCGACCCAACACCGGCACCATTAAAAACTGAATGTGTGATGTCAATGGCGTCTTGTTATTCAATATTAACGTATAGGATAGTTGATGTGTGTGGTAATAAAATAACGTTAGATAGAACTACTCCTGACTTTTCAAATATTACATTCGTGAGTTGTTATGCGAGGGCGTTGGTTTATCCTAAAAAAATGACTGATTTATATGATAGTATAACTCCATTGAATCATTATAATGATGATATCATTAATTTTGAATCGGTTTGTTCTCAAGATGAGTTTGACGTTAAAGTTTGGAATATGAATATTCCTTGGTCTGAAAATTTAGCTGGATTAGATTCGGGTGTTTATAAAGATTACCCACAATTTGGTTCGGTTAATTATTTGGGAACTAAAGAATATTTGGGTTATATGTCAAATAGTGGACAAACTTTTTTCATAAGTAATCAATTTAGTGCAGAAACTACGGATACGTATTATTACAATTCATTTGCGGAAATTGTTAAAGTTGAACCTGAAGAACAAAAGGCGATTGGTATAATTCATTATACAAATCAAACAATTGATTTATTCTATGGGGAAAAATTCGCGTTACAACCATATGACCCAACGGCTCCTTATGATACTACGGGACAAGCAAGGAATTTTAAATTACATTTGCCTTGGTTAATGTGGCATAAAAATCCTGAATGTTGTATGGGTGAAACTTTTTGGGTTGACCCTCCAGGGTTTGAAGACCCTAGTGTTGTGTTATTTCAAGAACGATATATACAATCAACTAAGAATGAGGATATGAATTCACCGGGTATTAGATATTATCATTTATGGGATACAAATATAAATCCTGATGGTTATCCTAACAGAGTTGGAAAAGTCTTCCCTGATGATAGGATTATCATTATAGATGACGAAGAATTATTGGCTGCAATGTCTTATAAATCAAATCGAAATTGGACTTTACCGGCACCTAAATTATTTTTATCAACACCTAACACTTGTAATAGTTTAGGTAGTTCATTAGGTGTTTTAACAAATTCAAATGAGACTATGTTTGTTACGTATAGGTTTACAAATACAACGGCATTTACAAATTCATTACATTGTAATTATTATACAAAAATAACCGGACCTGATGTTGTTTGTAACCCTTCAAACTCTGAGAATGTTGGTGTTAGATTTAGTACAGGTTTCCCTTGTTTGGATTATTACGAAGATACGTTTAAACAAGGATTTTTTGCTGAAAAAATTGAAATTATTTGTCAAAAAGTTACAACAGGTAATCGACCACAATCTGATAGTTGGAGGGTTATTGATATGACTGATGTTTTAAGTGCAAATACAATCAATGGTTACATTACTCAGGATGCAATTACTGGTAGTACATTTGTTATTACTAAAGAATTGTATGATGCTGCGGTAAATGATATTTATGATTTAGGTGATTATATTGATATTACACAGGAAGGTTCTACGGGACTACAATTAAACTTTGGTGATGAATATTATTTCTATGGGTCTTTAGAAACTGATATACAAGCGACCATATATGAAATGGTCTATAAACTGAATTTATCTAACTCTGAATTTCAGACCTCATCAAATCCTACGTGGAATACGGGAACAAAACCATATATTACTGAACTTGGTCTTTACGATTCTGATAAAAATCTTATGATTGTATCAAAACTACAGTCTCCCGTTTTAAGACAAGGGATTCAACAGTTTTTAATTAAATTTGATTTTTAATATGAGAAAAACTTTAAAAGAAAGTCCCAAAGTATTGGGACTTGATATCTCAACAAAAACTATTGGATGGGCGTTGTTCGAAATTAAAAGTGGTGATTTGTTAGAATTGACACACATATCGCCAGTCCCAAAACCAAAAGAAGAGTGTAAAATTAAGGAATTGTTACTTAAAAGTGACATTTTTAAAACAAAGTTAGAACAATATAAAGGATTAGGAATTACTAAAATAATAATAGAAGAACCATTATTAAATTCAAATAATATCCGAACAGTTCAAACGTTATTAAGATTTAATAGTTTTGTTTGTAAAGTAATTTACGACACATTAGGTATTATACCGGATTTCATTTCAACATATGAGTCAAGAAAAAATGCTTTTCCTGAATTAGTTCAAGAAAATGATAAAGGTAAATTTGTTCTATTTGGTGGGTTACCTAAAGATATTGATAAGAAAATGATTGTTTGGGAAAAGGTTGCAAAACGAGAACCACAGATACAGTGGTTATATACTAAAAATAATACATTGAAAAAAGAAAATTTTGACCAAACAGATGCTTATTGTTGTGTTTTAGGATTTATGAAACAACTTAAAATTTGGTAAATTATTTTAATAATAAAAAAAGGGAAGATAAAACTTCCCTTTTTTTATGCCCTTTTGTTTTGTAATTAGGAAATGTTTTACATAACAAATATAATAAAAAATTATTGTAATTCTATAAATCCTGTACCGTCTTGTAGTATAATGTAATCACCTGTCTGTAGTAATAATAAATTACCTGTCAATGTTGTAGGTGTTGGTGTTGGTGTACTTGAAGGTGTGTATGATGGGGTTTGACTTGGTGTGTATGATGGGGTTTGTGTGTTAGTTGGTGTTATACTATTTGTTGGGGTTTGTGTGTTAGTTGGTGTAATACTATTTGTTGGTGTAATACTATTTGTTGGGGTAACAGTGTTAGTTGGTGTGATGGTGTTAGTTGGTGTGATGGTGTTAGTCGGAGTTACAGTTCTTGTCGGTGTTTGAGTATTGGTTGTTGTTGGTGTTGGTGTCGGTGTTGGACAAGGGTTTGATGAAGTACAAGATAAGCAATCAAAATCACCATCAACTTGAGGGTAAACAGGTTTAGTGTTATCCCAAACAATGGTTGGTGAACCTATTGCTGGATATGTCCCAACTTTATAACAATATCCATTAGTTGCGACAACAACATAATTAGCGTCAACTCCGGCATATGTGATAGGAATACTAATAACATCATATGTGACGTATGTCCCACAACAAGGGTATGCTTCGGCAATAACATAAATAGTTGTTGGTGTTGGTGTTATTGTATTTGTTGGCGTTTGGGTAGGTGTTTTAGTTACTGTTGATGTTATTGTATTTGTCGGTGTTATTGTATTTGTTGGCGTTTGAGTCGGAGTTTCTGTGTTTGTTGGTGTTTGGGTGATAGTATTTGTAGGTGTTTGAGTGATAGTATTAGTAGGGGTTTGGGTGATAGTATTAGTAGGGGTAATTGTGTTAGTTGGTGTAGGGGTATTTGTGGGTGTTTCGGTGTTAGTTGGTGTAATTGTGTTAGTTGGTGTTGGGGTATTTGTAGGTGTTTCAGTGTTAGTTGGTGTAATTGTGTTAGTTGGTGTTTGGGTTGGAGTTTCCGTAACAGTTGATGTTATTGTGTTAGTTGGTGTTTGGGTTGGAGTTTCTGTATTCGTTGGTGTAATTGTATTTGTTGGAGTTTGGGTTGGAGTTTCTGTATTCGTTGGTGTAATAGTATTCGTTGGTGTTTGTGTTGGGGTTTCTGTATTAGTTGGTGTAATTGTATTTGTTGGTGTTTGAGTTGGGGTTTCTGTGTTCGTAGGTGTAATTGTGTTAGTTGGTGTTTGAGTTGGGGTTTCTGTGTTCGTAGGTGTAATTGTGTTAGTTGGTGTTTGTGTTGGGGTTTCAGTATTAGTTGATGTTATCGTATTAGTTGGTGTTTGAGTTGGGGTTTCAGTGTTCGTAGGTGTAATTGTATTTGTTGGTGTTTGAGTTGGTGTTTCAGTGTTCGTGGGTGTAATAGTATTCGTTGGAGTTATAGTATTCGTTGGGGTTTGTGTTGGTGTCTCAGTATTAGTTGATGTTATCGTATTAGTCGGTGTTTGAGTTGGGGTTTCAGTGTTCGTAGGTGTAATTGTATTTGTAGGCGTTTGTGTTGGAGTTTCAGTGTTAGTCGGCGTTTGTGTTGGGGTTTCAGTGTTCGTAGGTGTAATTGTATTTGTTGGGGTAATTGTGTTGGTCGGAGTTTGTGTTGGTGTCTCAGTATTAGTTGATGTTATTGTATTTGTTGGTGTTTGTGTTGGTGTCTCAGTATTAGTTGATGTTATTGTATTTGTTGGTGTTTGAGTTGGAGTTTCAGTAACAGTTGGGGTTATTGTGTTAGTTGGAGTTTGAGTTGGTGTTTCAGTATTAGTTGATGTTATCGTATTTGTTGGAGTTTGAGTTGGTGTTTCAGTATTAGTTGATGTTATCGTATTTGTTGGAGTTTGAGTTGGTGTTTCAGTTACTGTTGGAGTTTGTGTTGGAGTTTCAGTGTTAGTTGATGTTATTGTGTTAGTCGGCGTTTGAGTTGGTGTTTCTGTGTTCGTAGGTGTAATTGTATTTGTTGGGGTAATTGTGTTAGTTGGAGTTTGAGTTGGTGTTTCAGTGTTCGTAGGTGTAATTGTATTTGTTGGGGTAATTGTGTTGGTCGGAGTTTGTGTTGGTGTTTCTGTGTTCGTAGGTGTAATAGTATTCGTTGGTGTTTGTGTTGGTGTCTCCGTATTAGTTGGTGTGATAGTATTAGTTGGTGTAGGGGTTTGTGTTGGAGTTTCAGTATTAGTTGGTGTGATAGTATTAGTTTGAGTAGGAGTTTGTGTTTGAGTTTCAGTATTAGTCGGTGTAATTGTGTTAGTTGGGGTTGGTGTTTGTGTTGGTGTCTCCGTATTAGTTGGTGTAATAGTATTGGTTTGAGTTGGTGTTTGTGTATACGTAGGTGTAACTGTTGGTGTTTGTGTATACGTAGGTGTAACTGTTGGTGTTTGAGTATTTGATGGTGTAACTGTAGGAGTGATTGTTGGGGTAGGGGTTGGTGTTTTGGTTAATACTAAGTAACAATAAACTATTTCAAATCTTTCACAATCGTGTGAAATTATTCTAACACCAACGGCAGGTGCGGTGTTAAATAATGGGGGTAAATATATTTGATTAGTCGGAGGTATGTTTGTGTCAACTGTTGCAACTAAGATACATTGATTACCGAATACGTCACATACATATATATTATATGGGAATGATAATCCTGTAATATCTGTAATCTGAATTGATGTCATAATATATTTAATAATAAATATTTCAAAGTTGATTTATTTAAAATTAAGGATAAACATAAGTTGAATTTATAATACCGGCAGTACTACTCCACACATCAATATAATTACCTGTTGTGTCAAAATTTGAAATTTGTTGTGCTTGTATTTTATATTGTAATGGTGACCAACTTGTAACAACAACATTATGTGAAAATACTGTTTGTGCGTAATTATTACCTGATTGATATGTATGATTTTCCCAATCCCAAGTTCTACCTGATAACGAAGGTATTAGTGTGTTAGTAAAACCTGATGCTGGGTATGTGAGGTTAGAATAAGTATTGTAAATAACTAAACTACCTGTAAATGATGAGTTGGTTCTGGTACTTGTTTGTGATTTTAAACCATTAACGTCAGTAAATGGTGTTGTTCGTCTATAGCCTGTTACGTTACGAATGTAACCTGTTAAATTTCTAGTTGCGTTTGCGTTGATGGCTAAGTTTTGGTTATTACAATTAGAACAAGTGTTAGGACAAACGTAGTTATTAGAAATTAACGGTGTTGTAATATACATATAGTAATTAAATCCTGGGTATGGAGTTGTGTTACCTGAACTAATTACTGAAGAATAATGGAATTCCAATTCTTCATAACTTGGTGTTGAGTCACCACAAGTTGGTGTTCCGTTATAGACTGATAATCTTATGAATTTATAATAACTGTATGTTAAACTATTACTTGAGTATGCACCACAAGACGCGACTATTGATGCTTGAGCTGCCGACCAATCAGTGTAATATACGTTTAAATCCGACAAACTAGTAAAGTAAATTTCAACCTTTGTTGTTGCGGTTTTAACAACTTTTATTTGTTGACCTGGAATGTTAACACATACACCTGAACGACCCGGACCACAACTTGTTATTTCGTTAAAATTGTCATATAATGAATAACCTGTGTCTAAACCAAGTAATTTGGTGGTATTATCGGTTGCTATGTTATTAAAAATTGAACTTGTGTTGAGTTTAACTAATGTAGATTCGGTAAAACCTGTAGTTTCATTAACACTACAACCACTGACAGAATAATTGACTTTGTATTTACCACAAGTATCAGGTCCTAATATTTGAATAGTTGATGCTTTAATTTTATAAGGTTTGTTTCGATATGAATCTAAACAAGTTTTAGTTGCGGTAGGTAACGTTGAACAACCAAAGGAGTATTTCCAAGTAGTTGAATTATTACTTGGGTTAGGTGTGACATTAATAATTATTTTATCGTTATTATTTACCGTTAATCCTGTTAATACGGTTATTTTTTTAAAATTAGTGTAATAATATAATTTAGGCCAAGTAGTTGGGGTAAAATCGACACTTCCTGCGTCATCACCAACCCTAATTTCCTCAAGTAAAATTGGTTGAGGGTAAGAGCTACCTACAAAGGTTAATTTAAGAGTGTCATATATACTTAAACCCTCAAATTTCCAAATAAATGCTTTTGTTGTTGAGTTTATAACGAAAACTGCGGATAATGAATCAGGTGCTATACTACTATCAGTATATACGAATTCTTTATAATGAGTATATAGTGGGTCAGGACCTCCGGTTCCGTTATTACAATTATAAGGTGAAACAATAACACTACTCGAACAACCTGTTAAATTACAAGAAATTATGTTACCTGTACCTCCCGTTGAAGAAAATTTAACACCATTTAGTTCGACTTTTCTAATTCTTGAGGTGTAAGTACCGTCAATTAAGATTGGTGAGTTTACATTATTTATAGGGTGGGTATATTGGTATTCACCTGAAAATAACGTACCTTTACCTGATGTAAATGCTAAACTAGTTGAAGGGGCTGGGCCATACCAATCAATTACGAAGTTACTTATGTCATTATCACAAGTTCCGGATAAACCATTCACGTTAATAAGTGAAGTTAAGTTATTGGTAACACCACTTAATCCTAATGTACAAGTGTAACAAACATTATTATTACTAACAGCTATATCAACATAACAAAAACTTACAGGGTCAAAAATACGAATATTTTCAGTACCATCAGGAACTAAAAAAGTGAAAGGACAATTTGCACCTGTTATTGATGTTGTTGGTATTGTTCTAACAAAGATTCCTGGATTTAGGGTTGATACAGGATTACTATAAACACTTAACGTTGGACCTAGTGGTGATGTACCCGTGTTACTTAGACAAGCCGATACGGAAAATGACATAATGTTATTATTTTAAATTTATATTAAATAGTTTGAATTTGAGTAATTTAGAGTTCCGTTTAAGTATTCGTAAACTAGAGTAATTTCACGCGGAAAAACTAGATTTCCTGATTCATTAATTCGATGTGCGTAAATACGAAAATTATCAGCAACTGCGGTTTCGTCAAAAAATTCCCATACGTAATAATAGTTATAATTACGTTGAATATTTTGAGAGGTTAAACTATCACCATTGTTGGTAATTAATCCAAGATTAGGGCAAGTAACTCCTGATAACGAAGGTATTAAGGTGTATGATGTACCCGATGCTGGTATTGTATAATTTTGATAGAAACTGGTATAGAATCCACCGGATAAGGTTGCTCCTGTTTGTGTGGAAACAGATGAGGACATACTTCTAAAAAAATATATTCCGTTATTTCTGATAGCACCAACATTTGTTGTTCCTGTATAATTAAATGTTGAACTTGAATAAGTGTTAACGTAAAAATCAACCAATTGATTTTGGTATCCGATACAATTTAAATCACAATCATCATATGTGATTCCTGCTGATATCATTGGTATTGTGAATTGTATAAAGTAATTACTACCAGTTGTACCTGTTGTTACTATAGAACTTTGGTGAAAATTAATCGAATTATTAGGAATACCGTCACCACAAGGGGTTATACCTGTTGCGGTGGTATATTCTAACGTAAAATATCTATAATATCCTATGTTAGTATTGTCACCTGAAAATGGTGATATAGATGGTACGACAAAATTTTTATAATTATCGTATATCATAGTTATTGGTGTTAAACTATTTGAAGTTACCTTAAATAGTGTTGGGGTTTTATTATATGTTATATCTATACCTTCACCCAAGTTGTTACATGAGCGGCTTTGAGTCCAAGTTGGATATTGACACGTTAATTGGTTGAAATAAATGGAATTTGTCCCCCAATCAGGAGTTGGACCATTATAATTAATATAGTTATTAGTTCTATCAATTCGTGCGTAACCGGCATTATTATAAAAACTTCCGGCGTATTGATAAATTGTTGTTCCTGTTATTTCAGACATATTACAACCACTAAGAGACATTGCAATTATTGAAACACAACTAGTGTCGAGTACGGAAATAGTAGACTCAACGATTTTCCAAGTGTAGGAAGTGTTACCTGAATCTGTTGGGACTTCATCTGGTATACATATATCGCAATTAACTGTGTCCAAACAACCACAATAAAATGTCCAACTTGTTTGAGTTGTTGAGGTTGACGGTGTTACTTCTATTAATATAGCGTCACCGGCATTTACAGTTAATCCACTTAAAGTTGTGACTTTACCAAAATATTCGGCGGTGGAGGCTGATTTAGGGAACGTTGTTGAATTGAAATTATTTGATGTTAAATCAGAACCAACTTCCCAATATTCTAAAATTAATGGTTGTGGGTATGCGGAACCACTAAATGTTAATTTGAGTTTATCTGGAACTGAAAAACCTTTAAATTTCCACGGAAAATACTTAGTACCTGCTGATAACTCAAAGGTGGTGGTTAACGGTTCGGGTGTTATACCACCTGTTGTTGCTGAATAAAAGAATTTATGTTCATACTGTGGTAAATCAGAACTATCACCACCATTATCACAATTTAAAGCGGTGACTTCTATTGATGGTAAACAATCCATTTCGGCTAATATGTATCCTGGTATTTCAGTTTTTGAGAAAAGAACACCGTTAAGTTCAATTTTTTCCAATCTTGGTTCAAAAGTTCCTGATGTTGATAAAGGTGATGAAGTACCAACTAATGGGTGTGTATATAGATATGGGGCAAACATAGTTCCTTTACCTGAACTAAATTTAAATATCGGATTTAAAGGGTCTGAAACATTATACCAATTAATAAGATAGTTGGATATACTAGCATCACAACTACCTGTAATATCACCGGCAACAATTTTACCAACAGATGGTGTTACGTAACTGTTAAAATTTAAATCACAAGTAACACATAAATCATTATTACTAACGGGTATGTCGGTATAACAAAAATTATCAATATCGTATAATCTAATTGTTGTTGTACCATCAGGAAGTACTAAAATATAAGGACAATTACCACCTGTAATCTCTGAACTTGGGACTGTTGTTACAAACACCCCTAAGTTAGATGGTGATACTGGGTTACTGTATACGGAAAGTGTTGGTGATAATGTATATGACCCTACATAATTTAAACATGTTGATGCTGAAAATGACATAATATTATTATTTTTATTTTATCTTAATTAAGTTGCTGGTGAATATATGTAAGAATAACCTGATGAGTCACAATTACCCGGTAACGGGGTTGAAGTTGGTGTTTGTGTTTGTGTAGGGGTAAAACTTGGTGTATTTGTTTGTGTAGGGGTAAAACTTGGTGTATTTGTTTGTGTAGGTGTTTGAGTTGGAGTAAAACTTGGTGTAGGTGTTTGTGTAGGTGTTTGAGTTTGTGTATTTGTTTGTGTAGGTGTTTGAGTTGGTGTTTTTGATGGGGTTATCGTTTGTGTTGGGGTTTGAGTTGGTGTTTTTGATGGGGTTATCGTTTGTGTTGGGGTTGGCATTGGTGTTGTTTGACAAAAACTACAACCACCTAGATTAGAAAAACCTAATGAGTTTGAATTTAATCTTATCGAATTACCCCCAATAATGTCGGTTGTTAATCCAATATATGATATACATTTAGTATCACCGTCAACAAGGGCGTTAAATACCATATATTTAGTTATTGGTGTTCCATTTGGAACAATTAAAACGTCGGTTGTTGAGTAAGTTGTGTTAGGGTCGTTACAATCACTAAATTGTTTACTAGTAGGACAATTAAAGTTAGTGTTGATTGTGTTAAATGTTACGTCACCGTTAAATGTGTTATCTCTATTAACAGGTTTTGATGTTGTTGGTGTTTGTGTTGGTGTTTGTGTTGGACTTGGTGTTACATTATTTACGGTTACATCAACGTTAAGTAAACCACAAAAATCGGTACTTGTTGGTGTTGGTGTTGGTGTTTTGGTTTGTGTAGGTGTTTGTGTAGGTGTGACAAAATTAACGGGTACACAGTCAAAAAAAGAATTAAAATCTAAAACAGAACAGTTTACAGTTGGTGTTGGTGTTGGTGTAGGACAAGTACCTGATGATAAGTAACCACTAAATAAATCGGGGCAACTTGAGCTACAAGGTGATTTTCCAGATAAAAGACAAGTTCCGTTTAGCACATTTGATAAACACCATTGAGTTGTTCCTGTGTTAAAATAGATATAATATCCGTTGGATTGACCTGACCACGAATCACGACCGTTGTAAGTTCCTGAAGAATTATATATACCATTATATGTTGAAAAACTTGTATTACTTATACAATATGTAGATGGACAACTCATTTATTTTATGATATAATTGTTTGGTTAATACACCCATTTTCATCTTCAACTTTTAGGGTGTAATCATCTTGATTTGTTAATACGTTTGGTATGTCAAATGAATACGGTAGAGTTGAAGTTGTGCCGATATAGACACATAAAGTAACAGGGTTGTCACATAAAAATATATTATAAGGTGTTGTACCTGTTATGTTGTTTATTGTTACTACTTTGGGCATTTTTTTGTGTTTATATAATAAATATAAAGGGTTGATAAAACTTGTGAAGATTGATTGAATGATTAATTATTATTATTTTTTGTGTTATGTCAGATGATGGTGAAATATTAGTGGATTTATTACGTGATGTTCTTGGGGATGAACATCTTCATTATGAATCAAAAGGTCAAATATCGTTTGATTGTCCTGAATGTGATGATGACAGACACAAAGGTAATCTTGAGGTGAATTATTTCTCACATGTTTATAAATGTTGGAGTTGTGGTGACGTTAATGGGACTCACGGACCTTTGGGTAAATTATTTGATAAATACGGAAATAAGAGTCAAAAGAAAGTGTATAATGTTCTCCAACCTGAAGAGTTTAAACCAAAAGAAGTTAGGAAAGAAAAACTGAGATTACCTAATGAATTTAAATTATTTAAAGACGTAAGTGAGTCTCACCCAATTAGAAGACAAGCATATACTTACCTTACTAGTCGAGGTATTACCAAAGAAATTATTGAAAAATATAAAATAGGTTTTTGTTCTAATGGTGAATTTGGGGGGAGAGTTATTGTTCCCTCATATACTGAATCAGGTGAGTTAAACTATTTTATAGCAAGAAGTTGGATACCAAACACTAGAGCTAAATATAAAAACCCCGAAGCTGAGAAGGATAAGATAATTTTCAATGAAAGTTTAATTAATTGGAATCAAGATATCTTCTTAGTTGAAGGGGTCTTTGATGGTTTCTTTTTACCTAATAGTATAGCTATGTTGGGTAAACATATGTCTGAAAAGTTATTTGATACGATATATCAAAGAGCAATGGGTAATGTGATAATTGCGTTAGATGGTGATGCTTGGTATAATGCAGTAAAATTGTATCACGAACTTAATGGTGGTGGGTTATATGGTAAAATAAAAATATTGAAATTACCTGATGATAAAGACGTTTGTGATTTAAGAGGTGAAATTAATGATTATTATTATAATATAAAAGATTAATTAAAATATGAATGGATTTAAAAGAGATTGCTAAAGATATTAGAGATATCTTAGAAGTTAAGAGGAGTTCGATTGGGTTAACATTTGAGGAAGAAACTCATAAGTACACAATGACTGATGGGTTGGGGTTTTCTCGTAGTGATTGGCCATCAGTATCAAAGGTAATGAAAATATTTTATGATGAATTTCCTGCCGATGAAATTGCTGAGAAAAAAGCACAAGGTGACCCGGTTGAAAAGGCTCGACTATTGAAAGAATGGGCGGATGCTGGTACGTACTCAACAAATATGGGGTCAAGAACTCACTATTTTTTGGAACAGGAAACTATTAAATTATTTGGAGATTACAAAGATGTTCGACAACCAATATTCGAATGTGACTTTGAACAGATATTGAAGAGTGATAGTATGATAACCGCAGGTAAAGACTTTTTAAATATTATGATTGAAAGGGGTGCGGTATTATTAGATACTGAGATTGTGTTGGGGGACCCTGACTTAGGTTATACCGGTCAACCCGATAAAGTGTGGATAATAATGAATAAAGAACAAACTGAGTTTGGTTTGGTTATTACCGATTGGAAGACTAACAAACCTAAGAATTTTGAGGTTAGTTATTTCACAAAACCAATGAAATATCCATTCCAAGCACAACCAAATAATGCGTTAGGACACTATTTCACACAATTACCATTCTATGGTAAATTGATTTTGAAAATGTTAGAAGGGACAAAGTATGAGAATATTAAACTGTATGGATGTATCATTGTTTTAATTAAAGAAGATGGTGAATACGAAGAGTTTAGGATTCCGAGAGAAGTTCAATCAACAATTTTAAATATGGATATACAACCATACTTGAGTAAGTTAAGAAAATAAATTATATTTAGATATGAATAATGTAATAATTAGTCCTGTGTGGTATTATACAACAACTTGGGACACTGTTGGTTTAGGAAAAATAAACGTCAAATATATAATAAAATGAAAATTAGAATGAGTAAAAGTTATTCGGTGTATGAAGTATACGACACCATTGAGATTAACAAAGAAGATTATCCTGAGTTAGAAGGAATGACTGACGAGGAGGCGGTTGCTTATTTGGATGAAAATAAGTGGGATTTTTCAATTAAAGATGGGAGTGAGGATTCTTTAGCGTCTGAGTTTGAATTTAATAGAGACATAATTAAAGATAAATTTATGAATGAGGAGTTAACAATACACTTACTAAAAGAAGATTAATATGGAATTAAATCAACCAAGAATTGACTTGAAAAAACAACCAACTGTTGTTTGTGAAAAGTGTGGTAGTATGTACTTCAAGGAAGTCGTATTAATTAAAAAAGTTCCGGCATTAATGACGGGTAGTAAAGAAGATACGTTAGTACCATTCCCAACTTATAAATGTGATGATTGTGGACACGTAAATTCTGATTTCGCCTTATTTGATGAGGACAATAAAACAAATCTAATTCAGTAATGACACACAAAGAATTTTATATTTGGTTGGACGGATTTCTAACTAATAGAAGTTGGACGGTAGTTAAAGAGTCTGATATTGATGTGATTAAAGAAAAAATGAAAGGTGTTAAAGGTGAGTTAGACTTTGACATTGATAAATATAAAGGACATAAATCGTCAAACCCATTTAATCCTATAAACCCAATTATTGGTGGGGTTAACGATGATTTAGGTTATCCCCCAAAAATAGTTATGTAATATGAAATTAAAAGAATTTTTAGAAGTTGCGGTATTAAGTAAAAAGAACACCCTAAATTTAATTAATTCATCATTTGTTGATGAAACTTGTCTTTATGGTGTAGAATTGGATAAGTATAAAAACATCATTAAAGAATGTGATGAATTTGATAAATGTGATTCGTTAGATATTTTAACTATGCCGTTAGTTAAGGGTAAAAAAGATAAGATTTATACGACTGAAACTATTAAATTATCCGATTTAATGGAATTTAAGGGTAGATGTTATTTATTATCATTATCTTTAACTCCTGAAATGTATGACCCAAGTCAATTAATTAAACCTGTTAAGCATGGTGCGGCTATGGGTCCGACAATGTATGACCCATTAACATTTGAACCAAGAAAACATATTTTATTAACTTGGTCACCTGAAATAACTCAAGATATTCTCGGTTTAGACACCGAGAAAGAACAAAGACAAGTTATCCATAAATTATTGGATGATGTTTTGGATAATCCTGAAGAATATAAAACTAAAGGTACGAGACATGTTTTGGTTAGAGGGTTATTTGAGGTAGTTGATAAATATGATGGGTCTGAAGTTGTTACAAATCATTACGATGTTGATTTAACCGCTAATAAACCTGATGATGTTGGTTATACGGTTTATTATTTAGAACAAAATGTGGTTAAACCTGGTGAAATTAAATTGGAAATTAAGAAAAGAGTAATCCCACCACATTTAAAAGAAAAGTTCATTTCAGAGGTTGGTGTTGACCCGGCTAAAATTACTGAAAAGATGATTGATGAATTTTTAGAAAAAAATGATGTTCCAAAACCTTTTGATAATAATAGATTACGGGATATATTGTCAAAAAATAAAGATGTTGAGGATAGAATTTCTAAAATTGAGAAACACGATAGTAAAGTAAAAAAAATGATTAAAGAATCAAAATATGGTAAATAAACTAGTTCATTTTTCTGATTTACATATCAGATTATTTAAAGACCACGATTTATATCGTGATATTGTTACGGATATGTTATCTAAATTTAGTGAAATAAAACCTGACAGGATTGTGTTTACCGGTGACTTAGTTCATTCTAAAAATCAGATGACACCTGAACTTATTGAAATGGTGTCTTGGGTTTTAACTGAATGTTCCAAGATTGCTAAAACGGTTCTTATTATTGGTAACCACGATTTCTTGGAAAACAATATGTCAAGATTGGACGCTTTAACCCCAATTATTGATTCATTAAACAATGAGAATATTGTTTATTACAAAGATAGAGGTGAGTATACTGATGAGAATATTGATTGGGTTGTATATTCATTAATGGACCACAATATTCCACCTGATATCAGTAAATCAGATAGGGTTAAGATTGGTTTGTTTCACGGACCTGTTCAGGGTTTAACTACTGATATTGGTTATAAGTTCGAGTCAGGATTTGAAACTGATAAGTTTGCGGGTTGTGATTTAGTATTATGTGGAGATATCCATAAACGACAAATCTTCAACATACCTGGTGGTAAGAAAGCGTATATGATTGGTTCAACAATCCAACAAAACTACGGTGAAACAATTAATAAACACGGGTTCGGAATTTATGATATTCAAAACGATAACTATGAGTTTGTTGATTTACATAATCCAAGACCTTTCTTATCGTTTAAGTTGTCATCATATGAAGATATTGAAAACGAAAAAGAATATTTAGCAAATGCTTAATGTAAATCCTAAATACGAATATGACATCATACAGTATTGTAAAATAAACAATATTGAGGATGTCTCAATGTTTGTTACACAATGTTTCAAACAAGGTTTTGATATTAAGAAGTACGGATTTTTGGGAAATTCACTTAATGAAGGTGAAAAAGACTTAATAACTGAGGTAATTGTTGAAAAACGTGTAGAAATACCGGTTGAGGTAATTAAGGAAGTTGAAAAAATAGTTGAAATTCCCGTTGAAGTTAAAGTAATTGAATATGTGGATAGAGAAGTTATTAAGGAAGTTGTTAGAGAAGTTCCTACCGAAAAAATCGTCACAAAAATAGAGTATATTAGTGACAAAGAATCTGAAAATGAACTGTTGTTAAAAATACAACAGTTGGAAACTGAAATGTCTAAAAAAGATGAAAGTTTAGACGAACTTAGACGTAATTTAGACGAGGTTTTAGACAAACCACCTGTTGAAATTATTAAAGAAGTTGAGGTTATCAAGGAGGTTGAGGTGGTTAAAGAGGTAACTACTGACAATTCAAAACAAAAGATGTTAGAAATGACATTACAAAATTTAAGAAAAGAATTATCTCAAAAAAATCAAACAATTGATGAGTTAATTCAAAAAAATAAACTTTTGGAATCACAATTAAATCCGACTAATGCAGTTTATTTGAGAGGTTCTAATTTAAATGAAAGAATATAATATGGAAATTTTTATTTGGGTATTAATGGCTTACGGTATGAGTAATATACTAGTTTATGGGTCAATTTTTGGATGGTTAAGAAATGGGTTACATAATTGGGGTGAAAATCCTTATACTCCGTTTCAGTTTGTTGGGAAGTTTTTTTCTGACTTGTTATCTTGTATGATGTGTACAAGTACTTGGGTTGGATTTTTCTTCGGATTAGTTTTATACTCACCTAATAAGATATTTTTAGGATGTGATAATCACGTCTCTTGGTTTTTTGATGGGTTATTTGCATCAGGGTGTGTATGGGCAATTAATTCGATTGTTGAATGGTTTGAGGAAAATAGACCGGCCAAATAGTTTGACAATAAAATTTAAAATGTATATGTTTAATCAAATCTTAATTATTAAATAAAATGGGAAAAAAAACTAAAGAACACAGAAGAAAAGTTGAAAAACGCAACGCACGTATTCAACACGAGAAAAATTTAATGAATAAATTATATCGTGAAGCTATGCAATTTTCAGTTGACGAATTAAAAGAGAAATTGGCTAACGCTGAGATATCTGACGAAAAAGTTACTGAATTCACAGACTCAATTGCTGAAGAAGTTGTTGATGCTATTATTGAAGAAACAACACAAACTGAAGAATCTGGTAAATAATGAGTAATAAAGTTGATTTAACTAATGTTGAAAACCCCTACATACAAGTAGTATGGGAGGATTTTGCTGAAAACTTTACACAGGAAAAAATTAAAAGTGTTAAACATTATTTCCAAAAGAAATATAACTCAAACAATATTAATGTTATCACTAAAACAAAAGTTAGTGAAGCAACAAATCATAATGTTGATATCTCTTTTAATATCTTAGACAAAAATTATCAATTAACATTAGTTGAATCTTTCTTATCATCAAAATCTAATCAAGAGTATTCCGATAGGATTTTAGAATTGGACAGACAGGTTGATAGTGAATTAATTCTAAATCAAACAGAGGTAACACCATTTAAAAAATGGTTTATTAAAAACATCGAGTTCTCAAACTTCTTATCTTATGGTGAGAACCAAAGGTTAGATTTTGATAAATGTAATGGTATCTCAGTAATCGAATCTAATCCCCCTAACTTTGGAGGTAAAACGGTATTAAGTGTTGACTTACTATTCTTTTTATTCTTTAACGAAACAACTAAAACTACTAAGGCAGAAGAAATCTTCAATAGATTTACAGATAAGAATAAGGTATCAGTTAAGGGTGAAATTGTTATTGATGGGGATGATTATATTATTGAGAGAAACATTACTCGTAAGTTATCCAAGAGTGGTGATTGGACGGTTAAGACTGAGTTAGATTTCTTTAAGAAGTTAGCTGATGGTAGTTTACAGAATTTCACGGGTGAACAACGACGTGAGACTGAAGCGTTCATTAAGAATTCTATCGGAACAAAAGAAGATTTCTTAATGACAATCTTAACTACCGCAACAAACTTAGAAGAGTTAATTGATTCTAAACCAACTGCCAGAGGTCAAGTGTTATCTCGTTTTATGGGACTTGATTTCTTAAAACGAAAAGAGGAAGCCGGTAAGGATTTGTATTCCAAGTTTTCAAAATCAATGATTTCGAACATATATAGTTCTGAAAAATTAAAAACTGACATCGAAACTTATAAATCAACAATTGATGGGTTGAAAGAAAGTGGTATTCAGTTAAACAAACAGTTAACAGATGTTCAGGATAGAATTATCAGAGGTCAACAATTTCGTGATGATTTAACGAGCAAGAAACATATGGATATTGACCGAGAGATTAGTCAATTATCACCTGAAAAAATTGAGAATGAAGTTAAGGGTTATGAGAAACAAATTGATGACAATCGTAAATTACTAAAGGAATTAAACGTTGTTGAACCTACTGAATTTTACCACGAAGACAAACACGATGAGGTTAAAAAAGAATACGACATTCAATATAAAGAGTTTGTTAGAGTTGAAACTGAAATAAAATCAATTCAAAAATTACAGGCATCGGTGAGTGGTGGTATCATTTGTGAACACTGTGGAATTGATTTAATGAATGCTTCGATTACTCAGGCAAAAATCAATGAACTTGCAGGGTTAAACACGCATAAAGACGAAATTTCGGGGTTAATGCGGGATTTAACCGGCAAAGAACAAGGTTTTATTAAACTTAAAAAAGAGTTTGATGAGTATGAGAAAAATAAGTTAATCAAAGAAAAATATGAGTTAACTATTGAATCTTTGGATATGAAGATTAAAAACTTGAAAGACAAGTTAACTAAGTATTTTGA